TTGAGACTTAGCAAAACCTAAGTGGTGACGAGTACCATCAATATAACCCCATGTCATAGAAGGAGCACCTTTCATACGTACTTCTCTAATGTTGTTTACCATTGAACCATCAGACATTGGAGACACATCAAACACCATGAATACTGGCGTGCTTTTTTTGTTTTGTCCAAACTCTAAGTTAGTTTGTGGTAAATCTAATTCTTTTAAGTGGATCAATTCAACTCTACCAGTCTCACGTGTAACCATTGCATCAAATGCAAAGTTGTAAGTGATATGTTGTCCTTCTCCTTGCATGTATCTGTTTCCAGAATCTGCCATGAATGTAAGACCAGAGTTTAATGCATCTGTTTTCAAAGCTTGTTGGAATACATCGAATCCAGCTTCATTAGTATACATTTTTACACTTCTGTCTTTAACATCCACTCTTCTGTAGAACAAGTCTCCAAATACTGAACGAATCAAGTTAGCAGAAAACTCACCTCTGTTATATTGAACTAAGTTTCCATTATTTCTCATTCTGTGGTATACACCAGCAGATGTTCTTTTCAATTCTTGTTTAGAACCATTAGTTTTAACTGTACCTGGTTTAGCCCAGATCATACGTTTAACTTTCAATTCTAACATTGACTTACGCATCCAGAACTCAATAAATGGTTCCCATTTAACATCATTACGAGTTAAAGGTAATTGGTTACGTCTTTGTGGAGCATAAACCAAAATGTCTAATGGCTTACCAGAAGCATCTCTCATCATTTTGTCATCAGCCCACTCAGTGATTTTGTGCTCATATCCATATGCAGAACCTAGTGATTCGAACATAGTGATTTGCTCACCTAATCTAGGAAGACCTAATAAGTCTTGATCAAACTCACCAATTGCAGCATCAACTAATTCTAGTTCAATACCATACTGTAAGAATGTAGGGTTTACAAAGTCAACTGTTGGATTGTCAGTTACTAATGTAAATGTGTACAAATAACCCATGTTCCATGGTTGTGGATCTTTGATCACGTAGAAACGTGGACCATACTGACGTGTACCTACAGATACAATAGCATTTTTAGAAAACTCATTAGTATCTAATACTAAGTTAAATTCTTGACCATCGATACCTGTTTTACCTTCATCGATTAAATCTTGCGTAGAAGCAGGAATGTCAATAATTTTTGGGAATTTGTAAGGAACTGCTACTTGCCATTTCCATGCATCACTATTATTATCAATGTAATAAGGTGTGCTTTTGTTGATCATGTCCAAGAAGTCATTACTGTACAATGAGCTCTGAGTATATAAAGAGATTATCTTTTTATCATAATCAGCTGGCTCTGTCGAGTGAAAACTCTCTAAGTGATTTGAGTCTGTAAGTTTCCCTACTGCACGTTTGTCCATAGACGCAACACGAGCATAAGTAAAACCTGTTAACCCAGGGATTGTTTGAATTGCCATTTGTTATTCGTTTTTGTTAATTATTAATTATTTTTTTTGTTATAAAAACCATGAATTAGGTTTAGCTCCTGAACCACTAGTTGTTGACTTAGATTTAGTCACTTGTCTTGCAACTTCTCCAAACAGTTCGTTAGATTTCTTTGTAACGCCTGTTCTTTGTATAGTTGATAATGTTGGATCTTTCTCTAACATCTTCATAAGAAGTCCTAACTTAACTTTCATTGCATGGTTCTCTGGTCTTTTCATATCCAGGATAGCACGATCAAAGTCTGTCAGTGTTTCTCCTGATGGAGTTTTCCACTTGTCAACTAATAAGAAGTCTTGTAGTTCACCTGCTAATTTTGGATTGATAGGAATACCATCAAACTCTTTTGATTTAACCTTCTCTTGCAAGATGGTCTGTACGTTGTCTATATATTGATTTCTGATTTGAGCTTTTTGTCTTAACTCAGCTTCAGATTTCTGTTCTAGTTGTTGTAACTTGGCTGCTTCTTTTTTAACTAGCACTTTATGATGTTTTGTAGCTACGCTTTCAAGATCACCATAGTTTTGAAGTCTTTCAATTTCTGTATCTACATCTTCAGGTTCAAATCCTTGATCTGCTAATGCTCGTTTCATTATTCTTATTTGATTGTTCTCATCATCGAGATTCATCTCAGCAAAGTTAACTACTTGATTATAAGTACCAAAGTAATCTTTTGGATTAACTCCTTTTACAAATATGGCATCAAACGCTTCTTGATAATCTTCTCCAAATTGTCCTATGAAGTTTTGCACCATCTCAGAGGCACCTTTTTTCTTTTCATTTTCGAATCTTTCTAAGAATTCTTCTGCAGTGGATACTGGTGGTAGATCTTCTTCATCATCATTGGTGAATACACCTAGTTTATAAAGATCGTTAGCAAGAGCAGTGAATTGTGTACCTTGTGGTTCGTCATCATCATCAACGTCAGCAGTTTCTGCAGCTTTTGCAGCAGGTTTAGCTGGTGCAGGTGTATCATCATTGTCCTCATCTTCATCATCACTTAAGAAATCAGCAATCATAGATTGTCCTTCTGCTTTCTCTTCATCTGTTTTACCATCAACGCTTTTAGGAGGAATAATATCCTTACCCTTCTTCACTGCTGGAACTTCTGGAGCTTCAGGAGCATCTGCGTCTTTTATAATAGGAGTAACATCTTCTGGATTTGATGTTGATGTTTCAGGGGAAAACAAGTCATTTAATAGTTCTTGGTTACCCATTCCCATTTCCATAGTACCTTGAATACTAAAGTTATCTAAATTATCAGCCATATGTAGTTGTATTTATGTTTGGTTTTATTTATGTAAAAGTATAATAAGGGTTTGGATTATCAAAGGGTTATAGACCAATGTGACCCAATTTTCTAGATAATATAGCATTAATATGTTTTACCCTTGTCTGTGGAAGAACTTTTTTTAACTTTTTTTGTTATTTCTTCCCTTAGCATTCTCTTTTGCCACTGCAAGATCGTTTGCCATATTCTCTCTAGCTACTTGTAATTTCTCCTTTTCTATGGACATTTTATCAGCAGCTTGTTTATTCTTAGCTTGAATATCAGCCATCTCCATTCCATAATCTTTGGTAACTTTCTCTTGTTCCATGTTTAACTTACTGACTTCCATTACATCAGGAACAGCATTAGCATTAACATCTTCTGATTCTACATTACCAAATCCTGTAGCTTGTATAATAGCAATCTTCTCTTTAGATATTCTATCAAGTTCTTTTTGATAGTTATCATTAGCTTGTTGTTCTGCAGCAAGTTGAGCAGCTTGTTGTAATGTAGCTTGAGCTTGTTCTTGTTGAGCTTGTTGCTGTTGTTGAGCAAGTTGTTGTTGTTGTTCTTGCAGAGCAACTTGTCTGTCTCTAAGATCTTTGAATGCTTTCTTAAGTTCTCTTTGAGATTTAGAACTATATAGTTCCACTACATCATAAAGTGTGCCACCATTCTGAATAATAGCTTGAGAAAGTTGTCTAAGCTCATTAAACATTTGTTGATCTTCTGGTCTATTAGTTAAGAACACTTTTAAGTCACGAAATTTAAGATCTGATCCATTCACTTGTACGAATGCAGATTCTCCTTCAGAAGTGATATATGAAAGCGTAGACTGAGGTTTAGAACTCTCTACATACAATGCAGCATCTATAATAGCTTGATATAGTTGTCCCATTACATATTCATGTGCAATAAATAATGGTTCTGTTTGAGAGTAACTCTGTTGCATTGCTGTATTAGTTCCTGTAGCACTTTCTGATGCAGATACAGATCCCATACGTTGTCTTGACATACCTACAAGTTCCCAACATTCAGCTTTCACTTGTTGAGCAAGTTGGTATCTAGATTGTATCTCCTGCGTACGTGTAAGGTCAAGAGCTGTATATTGGTTGAATGAGCTAGGAGCTTTTAAGTTCTCTGGGCTGTCATCAACAAATACCACACCTCTGTTACGTGCTTCCATTTCCCATATATCAAGAGCATCTTGTGCATCTCCATCTTTAGGAATAGGAACATGTCTTAATGACATCAATTGCACTTTACCCATTTCTTTTTCAAGAAGCTTGTACAATTGGTTCATACATACATTATACAAAACTTGGAAAGGTTTCATAAGATCTACTAAGCTTTTTGCTTCTGTATTCTTCACCTCATATGTTGTTCCTATAATAGGACAGTAGTTTAATAACTTGAATGGTTTGATGTGATAGATGTCTGGTCCAATCTTAGTACCTTGATACCATTCATTAACCCATCCCCATTCTAATGATTGTTGTGTAGGTATAGTTCCTGATTTATAAGTTTCATCAACAAGTAAAGATTGCTCATTACCCATATCATCTATATAGATCAATTTACCTATCTTTCTTTTAGAGATCCAATATGATCTAACAACAACATACTTATAACCAAATGAACTAACATTGTTTGTTAGCCCTAAGAAGTCTTTAAGTCCATCATTATTCTCTTTCATCTCTGATTCAATGATCATACGTGTCTGTAACACTAATGGGTCAAATGTATCATACATTACAGAGTCTTGTCCAGGAATAGCATCTGGATTACCTAAGTTTGATTCACGTACATTGATTAGCCCATAGTCTTGGAGCGATGAGCGTAAGTGGTCAATCTCCTCTTTCGTAAGATCTGGTATGCTTTCAATGATCTCTGAAAGCTCCATAACTTGTACTGTACCAGCAGCATAGGCTCCTTGAGCTCTACCAGTGGGATCTGATATCCACTTTCTATCAGGAGTAGTAAGAAACCAAGTGTTCTTTGGGTTGGCCACTTCAATGTTAAAACCAAGTTTTGAGTTGTCTTCATATATATGGTAAAATTCTCTAGCAGAGATTAGCATGTCTCTGAATGCATCTTCTGATTTTTCTTTTAAGTTAAACTCAGCTTTCTGACATGTAAGAATGTGGTTAGCCCATTTCTCAGCAATAGATGTATAGCTATCTAACTGATCCTTAACCTGTTCCATAGTCATTTGCTGTAATTGCTCCTCATCAATCTCTTCCCCTCGCATAGCAGCTTTTTGTGCAAACTGTTGTTTAACTTGACCTATTACATATTCTTGTAACGTATCTGTTTTAAACTGTAGTTCTTCAGCTTGACTGTCATCATCAAAAGCTTTCACTCTAAATGTATCAGGACGTTTAGAGATTTCTCCCACTAACTCATTAACAGGAGTGGTAACAATAGAATACATCTTTACATAAGCAGGAAGTTCTAGATCTCCTGTAAGAACATCTGTAAAGCTTCTCACCTCTGGTTCTTGATAGAAATCTTCCATACGTAAGATTCCTTTCATAAGATCGTAGTTTTTAACAAATGTATCTCTATTCTTTACATACTCAGCATATGCTTTGTTGGAAAAATAGTCCATTGTGTTCTTAATCCAACTCTCATCTTGTTTTTCCTTTTCAGTTTTGAACTGATCAGGGAAGATGTTTAAATATGCGTACCTGATGGTAGCATCTTTTGTATATCTAATTATTGCCATGTTATCTAAACAATTTACTTTTTGGTGTGTTAAACATTGTTCTGCTCTCTGTGAAAAGCATATTCTTTTTGCTCTTTGTGAACATTGATTTGATTCTTATATCTTCCTCTCCACCTATTTTACCCATAATAGGATCTAGCTTCATAGCTAATGCTACAGCTAATTCTGCAGCAATGATTCTATCAAAGTTACCTTGTTCATTATACTGGATCATTTCCTCTAATAGAACAGGGTCAAATATCTTTGACATACCCTTTATTTCTGATATGATGTTACCATCATCATCTTTCTCTATGTGTATAGCTTCTTCTGTATACTTCTTCAGAGCTCCATGTAAGAAGTCTCTAATCTTCTCAGAAGACCTATGTATTCCATAATCCCTTCTCACTGTGGTGTTTGGAACTATTTCTTTTAACCATTCAGGTTGTTTCTCTAAATAATGTTGATCTCCTTTGGCTATCATGTAGTCTATAAAGCTGATTTCATCATTCTCACATAGCGTTCTAGCATTGTAATACTTGATGAGGTAGCGAGCTTGTTCTTCCCATGTTTCTTTCTTATCTGGTCTAGCACAATAACTAGCCACAAACATATCTTGATACTTCTCTCCTGCAATAGCATGCATACGTTTATATATGTATACAGATCCTAATGAACTAGAATAAGCAGACTTACCTTGTCTATAAGGGTCAACTCCTGCTACATATAAACCATAAGGAGGTGTATCAATTGGAAACTCATATATCACTACAGGAGCATCTTTCATATCACTATTCTTCAGAGGGAAGTTTGATATAGGAAGCTTATCTGTAAACTCATGCTTAACACCATTTCCATCATCATATAGAATAACAGGTGTTCCTGTTCTTTCTTGCATTAACAGTCTGGCTTTCTGACGTTTAGCTGATTCAATATCAAATATATTGGTATCTTCGTTTAAGAATATATCATCCACTTCTTGTGGGTAATACATCTTCTCTTTCAGATAGGCCATTCTATCACCAGCTTTCTTAAGCTTCTCTAGATTGGTATTAGTAATCTCTGTAGCTTTGTCTTCATTTGACACCATCATCTTCACCTGATACAGAGAAGATCCTTCTGGTTTTTCTAAGAATGCACCAAGAGAAGATTCTTCTTTGGCCTCCATTCTGTATTTATGTGATATAAAGAGGCCATGCACTCTTTTATCATCCTTTGCATTGTTGTATTCTAGGAAGTTGAAGTTTTCTACATCAAACATTAAGCTCTTTGCATCCATGAACATCTTCATGTCTCCACCTGTACCTGTTAGAATAGGTGAACATCCCCAACCAAATGGTGTTGTAAAACCTGGTATAGCAGCTTGAAGTCCTCTAAGGAACGATCCCTTACCAATCTCATCAATAATGAGTCTTCTAGGTTTGGTACCTGCAATAGCCTCTTCATTGTTACCACCATCTAAGTTACGTATAAGAATCTGAGAGAAGGGTATTCTCTCTCCTGACTTGGTCTTAATCCCTAAGGTAACTTGGTTCTTCCAGTTATCCTCTACCCTCTGCCATCTCCAGGATTTAGGTAGGAAGTTAAGTCCCTTGTCAATCTTATCTGTAATCAGCTTTATATCAGGAGCATTTAGTCCTGCAATAATGTTCTGACTGTTCTCATCAAATGTAGCACCCTGTCCTATGTAACTAGCTTCAATAACAGACTTAGCAAAACGACGAATACCTAGTATAACTAGGCCTTTCTTTTCTTTATGTGCTCTGTCTATTTCATTTGTTACCAACCACTCGTTATCTCTAAGTAGTGGATTAGCGTATTTCTGGTTGATACGTCCATATTCATCTATGGTATCAACCTCTGTGTGCCATATGTTTAAATGCCAATATAGAAATGGATTGATGTATTGTCCATCCATCATACAGCCATTCATACAAAGTTCCTTGTGGAAATTGAAGAATGATTTGTATTCACTAGATGTTTCATCTGGAATACGTTTTTGATTGATGAACCAATCCTTATAGTCTATATCATGTAAGTTCATTTTATCCCCTACCTTTTAAGAATTCTTCTGCCATAGAACCAAGCTCTTGACCACCACGTGTTTCCACCTTCTTAGCTTCTTGCTTTTCTCTCATGACATCCACTTCTTTTAAAAGAGCAAGGTAGTTCTTCATTGTTTCCTGTACAAACTTCCCTTGTGATTCGATAGAAGCAATCACCATAGGAAGAAGTCCTCCTTTAGCTGTAGGTTTCCATTCTATTCTATCCTTCAATTCATGAAGGGGATTAGCATCAACGTATTGTTTCCAGCTTGCTAATTGTGTCTCAGCCCAATCTAGCTCGACATCAATGTATGTAGTTTTTCTTACTGCCATTATTTAGTTAGTTTTAAAAACTTTAACACCTTATATTTAAGGCTAGTTTTACGTTTATAATCATCATGATCTTTATAATCAAGAATGCTATTTATTATATTATTATACCTAAGTTGTTCTTCAGAATCAGCAGCAAGTCTATTTGCAAATGCTAATTCTTGTTCTCTAAATCTTTCTCTTCTTCTTTCTTGTTGTGAATGATAAACATCTTCACCATCAGGACAAAGAAACTCTTGCATACCTTCTGTGTATACAATTCTTATAGTAAAAAATTTAGTTGGATCATGATGTACTCCAACAACTCTTTTAGGTGTAATTATTTCCATTATGTAGTTGGTATTATGTTATTATTTATTTATTCTTCCTCCTCTTCGAACAATGTTCTCTCCAAATTCATGCCATCTTTTATTATCTCATCTATCTCCTCCTGATCAATGTGATCTACATCCATATTCAATTCTAGTTCATATTTCTCTAAGGCAAATAGGAATTCTTTATCTGTCACACCCCATATATCGTCATATCCATCCAATGCTGTAGAAATATGTCTTCCTATATTATATGTTGGATGAGCTTTACGTAGTCTCTCCAATATCTGTAGGATTTGTCGATAATAGTTTTGTCTGCCCATGCTATTTATATTAAATCTTGAATATCATCTTCAGAGAGAGGCGATGGTGGTGTTGTGTCAGTCTTATTGTCTATTAGAAAATCCATTCCAAGATCTATTACATCTTCCTCTTCCTCATTAATGTCAGGGGATAAATACTCAGGCTTCACTGTAATCTTAATACTGTCTCTTGGTGATTCTCCTTCATTGTTAACATCACCTGATATATCAATGAAATCAGCTCCATTGTCAAATAGGTCTGTAAGGATTTCTAGGAATGGTCCTAATGGTATTTTACGTAGCATCATTTTCTTTTGGTATTTCTTGTGCTACCCATTTCTTCAATGGACATTCACAGGTTAAACATTTTGTTTTAGCAGATAGTGTACATCCACACTCTGTGCAATGTGCATCTGGTCTTACAGATGCGTGATTTTTAGAATGATGCTCACATTCATTACATATATCAAGTCTTTCATTGCTTACATGTTGAATAAAAGCTTTTGTTCTTTCCTCAGGAAGAAGATGATTCTTCCATCCCTCAAATATTTGTCCCAGACTCATCTATTTTTGGTTTTAGTGTTTTAATACTGGATGTGATGATTTGTAATTTAAGCTCTACAGCGTTTTTCTTTGTCTCTGTGATGTTCTCGTCCAACAGCATTCTTTCGTATGCCTGTTTTATCTTATTGAGTTTCTCATATTGTCCTTGAGCTTTCTTCTGGTTGAAATGAAACTTACCAAAACCTGAAATCTCTACACTCTTATTAATATTAAGAGCATCATTAGCTGAATCAAACTGATGAACAACAACAGCATCAATAATCTTCTCTGGTATCACCATGCTAATTGCCATCTTCTTGATGATCCACTCCTTGATTGACATTGATTGAGGCTTCTTCATGTATTAGTTTTATATTCAACATTAAGTCTTTCTGGAAATCTATGATGATTTTTGGATTCACCTTCACCTTACCATTCTCCTTAATAAATATACCAAATCTCTTAAGCTTAGAAACAATGTTGTTGATTGTTGGCGATGTACTGTTGTAGGTTTTGCAGAACTCCTCCCTTACATTAGCATATGTAATGTTACCCTTAATAGCTGTAAAAGCTATGAGCTGTATCTCTCTTTCTGTTAGATGTAGATTGTTTATTGTAAACAATACACTATAATACTTCTCAGCTAATTGAAAATCTGTAGATACATCCTTCTTAAGACTCTGTACTATCATAATTTAGTTTTATTACTCTGACAAAGATATATAATAAAAAAATATAATCAATACATACAAGACAAATATTTATTCCCTATGCTATATTATGAACTTATTCTTTCTATATAGATAAAGACAAACCCACCCACCCACCAAAGGTAGGAACAAAAAACTGTTCCCTCCAAATTTTTTTCCAAAATTTTTTTCCATATGGTAAGACCCCCCATGTATGTGCTGATGTTGACCACTTCCAACAGCAACCCCACCTATGTTTGGGGAAGTCGGGTGGCTCCCCCATTTAACTTAAAAAAACAGAAAATTATGGAAATTACAGGACAAGACGTTTTGAAAATCAAGAAGACTAACATTGTTAGAAACTACAAAGAAGGTGCAGCTGAAGGCTTCGCAGGAAAAAGTTACAGAATTTATGCTTCAGGCGAAAATGCCTTTGCAGTTCACGAAGATGATGACTTTCATCAAGACTTGAAAGATGGTGACGTTAAATTAGTTGACATTACAGTTACTGATGATGGTTGGTCGTTGAACAATTATGTGACTTGGACGAAAGCAAATGCTTTCAAAGAGAAGGAAATGAAGTTCGAGAGCATTACTGCTGAGAACTTCAAGCCACAGAGAATGGTTAATCCAACAGAGTATGCAGGGCTTTAAGCCTTGCATTCTCATATATGGTGGGTGGCAGATCGGGTGGGCGTTAAAAACCCACCTTTTCCCATTCTTTTACTTATATATAGGTATAAAAAGTTTTTTTCTCCCTCGTAAAAAGTTTTTAATGGGAGAATGATGATATCAACGTGAGGACCATCACGTACTAAAAGGGTCAACTTGACAAACAACAAACAACGTATAATAAATCAAATATATATAGCATTATGGAAACATTAGAAGAACAATTGTTAAACTCTCATAAGAGAACACTTGGTAAGAACATAGCTCAATCATTAGCAGAGTTAGAACATTTCAATACAGAGATGGAAGAGATTACATCTCAAGACTTTTGGAATGCATTTGATAAGAATCGTGATACAATGAATCATCATAGTTATACAGACTTTCCTTGTGAGTCTGCATCATTCTCTATTGATGGTTGGGATTATTATTCTTATGGTTATCTAATCAATGTTGGTTGGGAAGGAGATAAAGATGTTGTTTCTTATGTATGTAGAATTAAAAGAATGACAAGACAAGAGATGGAAGAGATTATGTCTTGGATGAAATAAATATAATGGGCTCTTCTTGGGCCCTTTTAAATCATTTAACTCCTAGAACAGTAGGATGTAGTACATATATACCTTCAAAGTCGTGTTTTCATAATATTTACGAATAACTACAAATGATTTATATAATAATAAACAAACTCCTTAATAATAAACAAATGAAATCAACAAAACTTATGTTGGCTGTAATAGCCACATTTCTCAGCACATGGTGTGTAATGGGAACAATAGGCTGGTTATTATCAGACCTATCATTTAGAGATTGTCTAACGCATGGTGCAACATTAATGCTGCTAATGATTATAGGCTGGATTCCAGCTGTAATTGTAGGGAACGATGTTAATGACCATTTAAGCACTAATGATCATGGACGATTCTAGAATGGTTTATTTATGTGATATGAATGATGAATATCACATATATGAATCAATATCATTCGATAAAGATGGTTTTATGAATATTGTTACACTAGAAGGAGAGCATGTTAAACAGCATGCTCCCTTTACAGTGAATTTAATACTTCGTAAAACTTATGCGAATGCATTACAATATATAAAAGACGTAGAAGAATATTTAGAAGAAATAAACAAAAACAATGACAGAAACAAAAACAATGAAACACACATTTAATAAAGAACAAGGTAATTGGTACATAGATTTACCAAATTGGACAGGAACAAAAGCAGAATTACAGATGGTTGGTGGTGCTGATACACTATTAGATCATTTATCAAACAATGGTACAACAGTCACTGTTGACTTATCAACAGATAAAGAATGTCCTAAAGGATTTGAAACACTTAAAAGAATAATACAAACACCACCTAATGGATGCATATATCATTTAGGTTTTGCACCAGTATGGTTATGTAATGTAACCAAATTTGTATTTGATGGTAAGTTCCCAAAGAGAATACATTTTAATGTTACTCAATAAAACAATGAAACATTTTAAAACTTATTTAGTAATAGCAATATACATTTCAATGTTATCTGCTATATTAATGAATACAAGTTGTACAGCTCCAGATAATGAAGAAATACAAGTTGAAAAAACATCAATGGCTACCATCACTAACACTGGTGGTAGTCCTGAAGTTTTTGTTACATCCAATTGTGTTACGACAAGATATGCAACACCATGTTTGAACATAGAAGTTAAGAAAGGTGATGTCATCACTGCATTAGGCTTCAGCTATTCAACAGACAATTCAAACAACTATGGTGGCACTAATGTAAATGTAACAGCAAATATCACAATAAAAATAAATGATCAAACTGTGAAAACAGGTGTTGGTCATTGCTCATATCAATATAATTAAACCCTTAATAACGATGGAAACATTTATTAGTACTGTAGCGTACGCTGAAGATTTTAAAACACTTGGTAAAACTGGTTGGGGATGTGGATACGTCCATATTCCTAAAGACCATCCAATACTAGTTGAAACACTAGTTAGCGATGATTGGGGAGACTATTTACAACCTAAAGATTGTCCTGAAGAGATAACATTCTCTCGATGGGATAAAGAGAACGAGTATTATATGATAGGCTTTGATACAGCTCATAGCTATAACAATGATTCACATGATGAAGCATATGTTACAGAACAAGCTAATGCTATCAAACTATTGGTTGATGCTTATACACCTGAACAAGCAAAGAAATTTGCTATGGATGAGATTAGTAGAGTGACACGTTTATATTCTAAATACTTATAATCATGAGAATAGAACAGATTGAACAACGTATTCAAGCCATTAGAATAGAGATACATTCTCTTGATGGTCTTAAGAATAATTATGATGATGTAAATGTACATGTCATAGAAGACCAAATTGATTCATTAATCCAAGAAAGAAACTCTCTAATGGAATTGTTAGAGAGTTCTTTTGATAACATGATTGGTTTATGATAACAATTAAACATCACGTAGGCTCAATGCATTGGCCTTTAATCAACAGAATGGTTGATCAAATTAACAGACAAGCTATCACTTGCTCTATTGAAGAAACAGGTGATAGTAAATATTTAATGATTGGTATTCCAGAATCATATGATCTTGGATCAACAGCATTATATATAGGAACTCTTATTGGCATGATTGAACAACAATCATCATTACCAGAAACTTATTTAAAAGACACAGTTATATGATATTATTTTATTTCTTTCTTTCCTATACAATAATGTTAGGAATGATGTTAGAGACTTACGATGGTAAATCTATACCAACTGAAGCATGGTTTATGTTTGTGCTTAGTCCTGTTATTTTACCAGTTCTTATTGGTGCTATGTTGGTTGAAAAATCTAAAAACAATGAGTAAAGAACCACACATCGAAGAGACGCTTGAGAAGCTCACAGAGCTTTCAAAAAGTTACCAAAGAGCATTAGAATTTTCTAACGAAATCATATCCATGAAGGATAGATACATAGAACTATGTGAAAAGGAAACAGAATTACATAGAAAAGAAAACTTAAGACTGCAGAAAATAGTCTTTTGGTTATCTATATGTCTTGGTGCATCCTTAGTTGTATCATTATTATCATATGTATTATGAGACGTAGAATATACAAAGGCACATTAGTGGGCTCAACTAATCCTCTTAGAAGAATAGTTTCTAGGAGGTTAGTAGTTGAGGTGTTATACAATTTCAGACATGGGATTGTGAAAGAAACGACAATTGATGTTAGATCATCAATAGAACAATAAATAATTTAAATCCTTAATAACAATGAATTCAATTTTTACGTTTGACCATGGTCAAAAAAAGCTTAACAAAGCTATTGGTGTAGAAGAATCCTATATGGATGATCTACAAACACAAATTGGTAATCTACTAAAGAATCATCTCTTTGATGAAAACAAAGATCTAAAAGATGATATTTCTCCAAGTATGTTAGTAGAAGCATCTCTTAATGAGTTTAGCTATTCTCAATTAGTAATCATAGCATCATTCTTCTTACAACAGAAGTTAGATGGATTTGCTGAGAAATTAGAGAAGAAACTTGATGGTCTTAAAGATGGTATTAGAAAGATAGCATTAGATGCTGAAGATCTTCCACCAAACATCAGAGAGTTTCTTGTAAACATGAAGGAAGGAAACAGTCCAGATGATGCTATTGATAGTAATTCTCTTCCACCTGAAGTGAAAGAGTTTCTTGATAAGCTCATTATGGGTAAACTTGGTATTGATCCAAATGGTGATGATGATTAATTGTTTAATAGGAGAGCTGTAATGGCTCTCCTTTTTATATCAAAGCTATGACAAAATATAGATTTAAGACAAAAGAAGAGTTTGAAGCAGATGGTCTTTGGGTAGAACACAATGAAGATTATGAAGGTCCAATTCATTGGAATGATCATGGTGATATGCATCATTTTATAGGACAAGACATTCCTGATGAATTCATTAAACTAATTGAAGGAAGATATGATTTCAATTATAGTGATTGGACATTCAGAGCCAACCAATGCATTTTAAACTCAGAAGAGCTATCAGAAGAAGAAACAAAAGAAATTTTAAAGCAAGTAACAAAATCCTTAATAAAAGAAAGAAAAATGAAATCAACAACAACAAAATCAGTAAAGAAGAATCCAGTGGGAGACAAGTTTGTATTCATGGATAAAACAGTTAACATTCTAAACGTAGGATATTCTACATGTAAGAACGTGATATTGTATGGTCCAGGTGGACATGGTAAATCAGAAATCACATTAGATTTCTTGAAAGCAAAGGGTATTGATCCATTCATTCAAACAATGGGTACAGGTATGACAACAGACAGATTGTTTGGTGGTCTTGATATACCAACGTTCGAAACAACAGGTAAGATTGAATACCTTGTAGAGAATAGTTTTATGAACCACGAGTATGTAATCTTCGAAGAGTTATTCGATGCTCCTGATTTCATTCTAGAGCAATTGAAGGATATTCTATCATCTGGTGTATTCAGAAATGGTACACAGATATTTCCTATCAACACTAAGTTTATCATCTGTTGTACTAATAGAACTCGTGATGAATTCTCTAAGAATATGTCATTGAAGGCATTGATGGAGCGTTTCCCATTAGAATTGAATGTTATATGGGATAACTACACAGAAATCAGCTATAACAAATTGCTTGAAAGTAAATTTGGTGTAGGAGAAGTTGATCCTGTTATTCCTTATCTATTACAGGAATATGCAAAGAACAGCATCACTATCAGTCCTCGTGTTGCTGTAACAGCATATCAGGTGTATGATCAATGTGGTCCAGAATCATTGTCTTTCATTGCAGAGTTTGCAAAGAAACCATCATTGATTGCTGAAGCTATCAAGAAGTTTGAATCTACAATGAAGTTTAGAGAATTGTCTTCAGGTATTACACATATGATTGAGACATTGAACACTCTTCCATTGGGATCAAGAGAAGATGAGAAGACTTACAAAGAAGCTCTTAGCAGTCTTAATATGCAATTGAAAGACATCAAAGGCTTAACAGTGGGTGATGATGTTGCTAATGTGCATGCACAGCTTGTAAAAGCAGCTACATCTTCTGTAGACAAGTTTACTAAGAACTTAACTATTGCTTCTTTCATCTAATGAGAAGCTTATGGGATGATGGGTATGACGACTATTATGGTAGTCGTTATGCCCCAACCTATACTACTGCAAAGAGTACAGGGGGTTGGAAGAGTAAGTATGGTGGTGGTGGTTGGTCTAAAAGTGGATGGGGTTCATTCTCTTTCTCATGGGGAGATACAGATAACAACGATGATCTATTTGTTAAAGATCCTGTTACATATCTAACACCAACTACATCAGAGATCAGAAAGAAGGTGCATGCTCCTAAACAGACATCTGTTGATACAATCAAAGAACTAGCACGTGTGTGTTATTTCAAGATGATTGATGAGCGTGATTTTGTAGCTGAACAGTTTATAGATTCTGAAGATGAAGAACATAAAGCAAGAAAAGCTCTATACGATAGTATCTTTGAGCAATTCATTCCTGGATTCACACCATTAGAGCAAGCTATATCTATTTATCTTAAAATGAAGAAAGGTGATAAAGATTATGCTGAGAAAAGTGAAGATGATGATGAAGATGAATTGGACATGAAGAAACGCTTAGACTTTGATAGACAGCTTTACAGTGATCCAAATATCAATGACCAATTAGATCTTAATGAACTAAGCAAGAATAGAAAGATGGAGATTATGAACCATTTATCTCTTGTTGGTCAGTTTGGTAGTGAGTTCAAGGTGGAGAAAGAAATCAGTGAGAAGATTGTTGCTAATTCTGATGAGTATTCTACAATGATTATGAGAGACTATTCTCAGATTCATATGATGAATCTAATGCAGAAGGTGTACCCAAACTTCAGAAGTAAGTTCTTAACTAAAGACTTGACAGTGAGTGTCCCAGTTGATAGAAAAGAACAGATTCAAAAGATTATTATCATTCTTGACTATTCAGGTTCTATGGACTATGATCAGAAACAGATATGGGTTAATGCTATATTAATCGACAGGTTTAAGTATGTCATGAAAGGAGAAGCTGAAGTGTTCTTTAGTTATTTTGTTGACAGTACAGAAGATCTAAACTTCCAACATATCAAGAATAAAGAAGATGTTATTGCTTTCTGGCAAACATTTTCTAATGATCCAAATGGTGGTATGACAGAGGTGGGTGATATGATTGAATACATTTCTAATGAGATAGAATCTGGTAAACTTTGTAATCTTGATGTAAATCTATCAGAAGAGAGACCAGAAATTCTTGTTATCAACGATGGTCAAGATGATATTAATACAGATGAATTCCCATACAAGGTGAATGCTGTATCATTGATGTCATTTAGTAATCAGTTGAAAGACTTGTGTCTTAACACAGGTGGTAAACAGATTGAGGTGACAGAAGAAGATAAAGTGTTTACTTATTCTACTGAAGCAGGTAAACAAGAACTTAAGTATTGATTTGTTTGTTTTATTAATCCCTGTAAACTATATTTGCAGGGATTTGTATAATCACTGGGGACTATAATCGCCACAAAGCAGTTTAAATAGTCAATGTATGTGCTGCGTATCACTGAACTTACCTATATTATACATTATATTATACAAAAACACTAAAAAGCATGCAAAATGTACATTATAATGTACAAAAAATAGCTAAGCTGTGTAAAGCGTCAGAACTTATAATCTGTTAGAAGCTAAACAGTTTCACACTTCTGTAAAAAGTGTAATGGGGGTGACTGGTTTTGACAGGTTACCAATAATTAATGCAATCAGCCAGAGAGATAACTGTAAACTAAGGTGAATTTAATAAATGGCAAAAACATTTCTCGTGTAGTGTCTGAAGCAGATAACGCACAAATCGAAGCTAACATGAATGCAGTATTCTCTCTATTGGGAGAAGAAATTGGTGTAGCAGCCTAAATTAAAAAGATTTCTCTATTAGATTAAATAGAGTGGTGGAAACGTTGAGCTGAGCTTGACCCCATAAGCTGTATAAATTGTATTAATGAACGTAGTTTGGACGTGGGTTCGAATCCCACCACCTCCACTAAGCCTCTATTGTAGAGGCTTTTTTATTTATCTTTAATAACTAAATAAGAATGGAAATAACTAAAACATGCACAAAATGTAAAGAATGTAAACCTATAACAGAGTTTACACTCAATAATACTTTTAAAGATGGTAGAACTTATAACTGTAAAGAATGCATAAGAGTTTATCATGTAAAGAGAAATAGTAAACCTGAAGTAAAACTAAAACTAAAAGAACGTAATTTTAGACGTAAAGAATATAATAGTAAATACAAAAAAGAAAATAGAGAAAAAATTAATAGTACTGATAGATTAAGAAGAATCACTAATCCTGAAAAAATTAGATTATATGAAAAACAGAAAAGCAAATCTAATACTATTAATTTATCAGACAAGTATATTAAAAATTTACTAAGAGTAGATGGTCAATCATTAAAAGGTATAACTGTACCAAAAGAAATAATAGAACTAAAACGAATTCAAATCAAAACCTTCAGATTATGTCAACAATTACAAAACTAACAGAAAAAATGCTTGAGAACTATGAGAAACTAGAATCAGGTGAAAGATCAATTGCTAAAGCTAAAGCACTTAATGAGTCAGCTAATATTATTATTAGACTTGCTTTGTTACAGCTCACACATTCTATTCCTGCCTCACAATCACCAAAGGTGAAAGTGATCAATGAAAAGAACCTATAATGTATTTTTTAATCCTTAATAATAAATAACATGAAGACAATCGAAATGAAACCAACTGAGTTTTATCAGTTCAGACAATTAGCATTTGCAATGTGTATTGCATTTGTATGTACAATGGCACAGGGTGTGTACATTGTGGAAGCCAATATAGACCAACTTGAACAGTTGGGTTATTAAGGAGGGGAATTCAAGGGCTCTGTAGTGGAGCCCTTATTCTTTTATAAATCACATTATAGTATCATTTATATACTATATATCAGGTTTATCCTGACAATTTAACTATAAAATCACATTATAATATGAAAGAAACATTTGAAGATTACTTACAAAGACTAAAAGACAGACGTACAGAAGATGATTACAAGTACACTGATGAAGATTTTATCCAATATGAAGAGTATATTAAAGATTGTTGGAAAACAAATCTAAGTGTTTATAAATGTCTTGAATTTATGTGGTTTGAAACAGAAGAAGCAAAAGATAATTTTAAAAAATTAAATATAACATGAATAAATTTGAATGTAGTGAGTGTGGTACAATATATCGCTCACCAGAAACAACACCACCTCCACCAATTAAATGGAGTGATGGTCATGTATGTACACCTAAACTTGTAGCATCATGAGAAAGTATTTAATATGTTATTGGGCAGAACGTAATGATGAAGCCACAGACCTAGAAAAATTTGTTGATGCAGACAATATAATGGAAGCACTAGAGAAGTTTACAGCTTCTACAGTGTTTAAATCAATAGACAGCATTAGTTTAATTGTTAACCCTAATTATATACCAGATTTTAATTATGAAACAAGAATGTAAAGATTGTAATAAGTCATTAGAAGATTGTACATGTTTAGAAGACACTATTGAGCTTCCTAACCAAGCACTTAAAGATGCTGCTGAAAGGTATATAGCAGAAGACAACAACAATAGATACTATAATGATTTTATTGAAGGTGCTAAATGGCAACAAGAAAGAAGTTATAGTGAGGAAGAAGTAATTGAACTATTACAAAAAGCTCTTACACATAAAGATGATGGAGAAATAGGTAGTTTAGTTACAGCACAAGGAGAAATAAGACCAGCTAACTTTTTTAGTTGGTTTAACAAATTTAAAAACAAATAATATGAAACAAACAGCAGTAGAATGGTTATATAAAAACTTATTAGAAAATCCAATATCAAATCAAGATATAGAGTATAACGAAGCAGTATTTCATAATGCCAAAGAAATGGAAAAGCAACAGATGATTGAAATGCACGATAAAGGGTTTGATTCTGTTGTGCAGTTAAATGATGATTACGCCATTGAATTTGCAGAGTGGTGTTTAAAAATTAGATTTGAACCAATTGAAAATATATCAGTAGAAAAACTATTAGAAATATATAAAAAAGAAAACTTATGAAACAAAAACAAAATGAAACAGAACACTTATTATCTACAGAAGCAAATAAATATAGATTGTTAGAAGATATGGAAGAACAAACAAAATGCTATTGTGGTCATACTACAACTTGTGACTGTGGACCTGAAAAACCAAAACAAGAAACACTTGAAGAAGTTGCTGAAAATTATATTCAAGAAAACATACCACCATATTCTGAAAATAAATGGATGTATAAAAAATGTTTTATTGATGGTTATTGGTTAGCTCAACAAGAACAAGGTTATAGTGAGGAAGATTTAGAATGTGCTTGGTACTCATCTTATCGAAACATGCGTTTTCAATTTAGTAGTTCAGCATATAAAGCAATTACATTTAATCAATGGTTAGAGAAATTTAAACAAGAAATAAATCAAGAACAATGAAAATAATAAATGGTAAATGGCAGGATCTTAATGAAGATCCTATAGACAATTTTAATGTCTCAGAGCTCCTAGAAATAGGCAAAAATGTAAAATCACTGTATGGTGATAACATTACTTATGATAGAATTAGTCTTATTTCCTCTATTAGTAAACTATCTAATAAAGAAGAAAGCAGTCTTGCTTATCTATTAGAGCAAGAAGGCATGATATCTAAACTAGCAGGTTATTAATTATTAAATAAACAAACATGGCAACATTAAGTAAACAAATTCAAGATGTAATTGATAACACAAGTGATGTGTTATACAGAGAAGAGATCTACATCAATGATAAACATGAGTATGATTATCATAAATTACGAGCTGCAGAACATGCAACAGTTCATACATTATACTTCAGTGATGATGAAGAATGGGCTGATAATCTAAAGAAACAAGTGGCTATGCAATTAGTAGACACAGGTGATGGAATACAGATTATTGGTGTATGCACTAAGAAAGAGATTGACTATTTAGAAGCTGAACAGCTTCATATATTGTTGAGACTTGCAAGTGTACGTTCTGTATATCAAATAGCTGAACAACCAATTAAAGTGAAGTTCTAATGTGGTATCCAGCTGAAATTGTAGTAAAGAGCTATCTGCCTCCAGAATTGGAGGTAGGTATGCTTTTCGTCAACAGAATATCTGTTGGTGTAATAGATCCATTCATTGAGCTCTTTGAGCTTGAAGAATTACCTGAAGACCCTGATTCATTTATGAGCAGACATGGAGTTCCTGTAGAACTTGCTATTATTGATGAGAATGGAAACCTACTTGCTTCACATGATGAAATAGGTTGGTGGGATGAAGGAAAGCATACAGATGAACTCAGAGACATCACATTAGATGATATCAATTACCTATTACGAGAGTTTGATGGATATATTGATATTGATGGTGATGAAGATGAGGGAGTAACTCTTATAGAAGATAAAGTGGTGTTATCTCTAGTACCAGACGAAGAACTTGATGACTGGGATGAAACACTAAACGATGGATTAGAAGAAGAATAAATAAACTAAATAAATTTTAAATCATGAAACATTACACACCAAAACAGATTAATCAAATCAAACAAGAAATCAGAACAGGTAAGCCTGTAGCAATCATTGCTGATGATTTAGCAAAAGAATGGAATAGACCAGTAGCTGGAGTTTACAGCAAGGTCTTAAGATTGTCCAAGATGACAAGAAAAATTGTTAACACTTATGAAGGTCCAACTAAAAGACCTTATGTAAGAAAGAAAGCACCAAGACCAGCTATTATACAAGAAGCTGTTACAATGGACTTTCAACCTATGCCAGGATCTCTATGGGATTTAGACATTGAAACAAGTAAAGTGCCTGTTGTACAAGAGATCTGTGAAGAGATTGTACATCCTAACATTGAAAGACAACCTGCAGAAATAGGTATTGAAGTGCCTGCAAGTATTATTTCATTCACTGATACACCAAAGAAAGTGGTGATCTATTCTGATCACATCAGATACTATTTTAATAACTAAACCTGTTAGAATAATATAATATTTTTAATTATCTTTGTAGACTATGAAGTTTATAAATTATTTAGTTAGGTGGATATCGAATAATCTTGCTATTCCTTTTTGGATGGTAGGACATATCCACCTATCTATTAATATCTATGAAGATTTGCATGAAATTTTAATTTCATTTGGAATGAATATCATAGTGGCAATAGGCTTTTGGCTAGATTGGAAAGACCATAAAAAAACAACAAGAACATGAAAGAAAACGTAATATGTTACGACATAGAAACCATGCAAGAACTATTCTTAATAGTGTGTATGGTGCCTGGTAAAGCTGGTAAGAGCTTTCAAGTATCTAAGTGGAAGAATCAACTAGATAGCTTTGTTAGATATACAGAAGACAACTCTGATGCTTATTGGGTAGGTTATAATAATCTACGCTTTGACAGTCAGGTTGTTGAATGGATTCTTAGAAACTACGATCAGTGGCATGAACTAACTAATCTAGAAATATGTGCTAAGATAGCACAGAAGGCTGCAGATACTATTCATGATGCTAATTATGATGTATTCCCTGAATACAGAGAACATGAACTAAGTCTCAAACAAATAGATCTGTTCAAGATAAATCACTACGATAATAAGAATCGTATGGTCTCTCTAAAAAGACTAGAGTTTGAAATGGACTTAGAGAATATTGAAGAAATGCCTATACATCACAGTAAAACAAACATGACTAAAGAAGATGTAGATCTCACTATAGACTATTGTTACAATGATGTGGATGCAACTTATGAGTTTTATAAAGTCACTATGGGTGACACTGATCATCCCTTATACAAAGGAAACAATCAAATAGAGCTGAGACAAGACATTGAAGCTGAGTTTGGTATTCCTTGTTTGAACTATTCAGACAGTAAGATAGGTGATGAAATAATCAAGAAGTTCTATTGCCAAGAGAAAGGTATTGAGTATAAGGAACTTCCTCGAAAAGGGTTTTTCAGAAAGAATATATACTTAAAAGATTGCATTGCTAAGTATGTTATATTTGAGACAACAGAACTTAGTGATTTCTTAAAAAGAATAAAGAAGGCTCAATTGGGTCTTCAAGATGATTTCAAAGAAGAATTACATTTCTATGGGAATGTATATTCTTTTATGAAAGGTGGTCTTCATACAGAGAATGCACCTAAGGTGTTTGAAGCTGATGAAGAGTACGAGATAATCGATTGGGATGTTAGTTCTTACTATCCAGCTATTATTATCAACAATGGTCGTTTTCCTGCTCATTTAGGAAAGGAATTCCTTAGGGGATACAAACAGATGTTTGATAAGAGATTGGAGCTAAAACCCCTTGCAAAGAGCGATAAGAAGATTAAAGGAATTGTTGGAGCACTTAAACTTGCAGTTAACTCTGTGTATGGTAAGTCATCTGATATGCTATCATGGATATTTGATAGGCAGTTAACTATGTTCACCACTATAACTGGTGAGCTTAGTCTAATGATGCTTATCGAACAATACGAATTGAATGGCATACAGGTGATCTCTGCAAATACAGATGGTGTAACTATAAGGATTAAGAAAGACAAGATTCCTTTGATGCATAAGCTTAATGAATGGTGGTGTAGCATGACTCAATATGAGTTAGAAAGAACTGACTATTCCAAGATTATCTTTAGTACTGTGAATGATTACTTAGCAATTATGACTAATGGAGAAATTAAAAAGAAAGGTGATTTCCTTACTGACTTTGAGTTACACAAGAATAAATCAGCTAGGATTGTTCCTATTGCTCTTGAGCGTTATTTTGTTGATGGTGTACCTGTTGAAGAAACTATACGAGCCCATACTAACCTCTATGATTTTTGTATAAGACAGAAAGCTAGTAGAAGTTTCCATTATGAAGGAACTAATAGAGCTACAGGACAAAAAACTGTTTACAACAAGCTAATTAGGTATTATGTATCTAACACTGGTGATAAGATATTTAAGGTGAAAAACCCTGAATGTCAAACCAGAGCTGCAGCTATTAGTCAAGTGGAAGCTGGTGATTGGGTATGTGAAGTTTGTAATTATCTACCAAAAGGTAGTAAGGTTGACAATGTCAATTATGATTACTATATTGAGAAAGCCAACAGAATCATCACGAAGATAGAGACTGAAGGTAAACGTATCAAGACAGTTTTTATTCCTAATCAATTAAATCTTTTCTAATGAAAGCAAAAGTAAACAGAGCAAACATTACCAGACATTTAATCGAGTATCAACTTGATATGGTTGGTAAAAGAATGGTGGACACATTAGATGATGACATGTGGTACTTCAATTGGACCATGACACCAGCACAACATGAGGAGTTTAAGCGTTATGCTATTCCTCTATTAAAGAAAATTTTTAAATTTAACAAAGCGAAGGCTGAAGATACATTCAGTTGGTTTGACCTACAATTTGGTCTTCGCATTAAATCCTAACAAGTATGAATTATTTATTTATTATTTTGCCAGTAATCGCTGTTGTAACAATGATTGCTTTGTACATTTTTAGTAAAAATGCACAAGAAATAGAAGAAGATGTTCCTGTTATTAAGTTTCAACCTAGGAAAGTGGTTGATCTTTCTACACCATCTTCTATTCCTCCAATCAAAGAAGATGTAACACCTGTTTCTACTGAAAAAGCAATAGCTCCTAAGAAGAAAAAATATTACAAGAAAAGAACTAAAAAATCTGAATAATGGATTGGATATTGGAGGATTGGGATTATCCCAGTGATGAGATATATGCCATGGAGAGACAGAAAGATATTGAGGCAGCAATGTATCAATGGGAGGAAGAGCAGGATCGCAAGAAGCGTTTGCCTGCAATTATACAAGTTTTAACACCTATAACAACAGATGAAACTAATTGTATCACCAGAACAATTCGAAGAGCTCATCAAACGAAGTTATAACCTAGACATTTTATATTTATTGAAGCTGATAGACGAGCAATATGATGTTTCTCCACTATGTGAGGGAAGTATGAGAATTGCTGCTGTCTATCAAGCTCTAATAAGAAAAGGGTTGATAACAGAGAATGATGACAAGCTCACAACATTAGGTAGAGATCTACTTGAATTCTTAAACATCAAAGGCAGTGCTAAAATTATAAAGAGAAGACCTGCTACAACAGATTTTGAAGAATGGTGGAAGATATATCCAGGCACTGATTCTTTTGACTACAAGGGTAAGAAGTTTACAGGTACCAGAGCTATTAGAAAGGGTAAAGATGAATGCAGACTGAAGTTTGATAAGATAATAATAGAAGGAGAATATACAGCTCAACAGCTTATAGCTGCTTTGAATTTCGAAATCTTACAGAAGAAAGAATCTTCTCTACAAACTAGCAGTAATAGAATGACATTCATGCAAAATAGTGTCACCTATCTGAATCAAAGAGCATTTGAGCCCTATATTGAATTAATTAACTCAGGAGAACAGATCAATGAATCTCAACAAAAACCAAAAGGAGGTACTGATATTTAGATTATGGAAACATTTAAAAGAAAAAGGATTATGACACTAAAAAATAGAATAAAGTACTTTATAAATGACTTTAGCTTTTTGAGAACATATAGTTCTCCATTTAAGCCTTTGAAGTTAAATTTTTATTGTGGTAAGATTGCATTAGGTACGCCTTATTTCTTTCCTAGAAAATGGGTGAAAGGTACACCTAAATTAATTAATGATGCTGTTTTAAAACATATAGAAAGAGAGAAAAGATATAATGAACTCAATCCTAATCACGCAAGAACTATAAAGTCTTATAGTGAACTCTACGAGGAAAAAAAAAGTTATTCCTATGCTGTTCCTAAAAAGATAGGATTTGATTTTGTTAGACTGGGATGGAAAACAAAATATGATGATTATAGATTTGAATGGAGTCCAATGATTTCTTTTGTATTTTTTAAATGGCAGATAGCTGTAACATTTGTAGCTCCACACTTAGACCATTACTGGGAATCTTGGTTGTATTATACTAGAGAAACAAAAGGCACTACAGCAGAAAGAATTGCAAAATGTAGAAAAGAAGCACCACAGACTTGGACAAGTCATAATAGTGATGGTACAAAAGAAACAATAAATTATTATGATTTAATACTAAAAAAGAAATGGCTATGACACCAAAAGAAAAAGCAAAAGAGTTAGTTGAAAAGTTTAAAAATAGAAGTATAGAATTAGGAGAGAGTCATTCTCAATTATTAGCAGAAGCAAATGCATTAATAGCAGTTGATGAAATATTAGAACACTGTTATCAAGTGATGAAACCATTTTGGTTAGAAGTTAAACAAGAAATAGAGCTATTATGAGTTTTGACATATTAGATGCAGAAGTGAACAAAGGCCTATCTGGTAAGAATAAAGGAATCCCTATGGGTTTTGATAGACTTACTAACTACGTAGGTATTCGTAAAGGAATGTATTATTTGATAGGTGGTAACACTGGTTCAGGTAAGACAAGCTTTATTGATGATGCATTTGTTCTTAATCCTGTTGATTGGGCCCTTTCTAAAGAAGGACAGGCTTCAGGAATCAAGGTGAAGGTTTGGTATAGATCTATGGAGAGAAGTAGAGCCTATAAAATGGCTAAATGGATGTCACGTAAGATCTTTATAGACCAAGGAATACTGATTCCTGTAGGTACACTATTGGGTTGGAAAGAGACAATGACCAAAGATCAGCATGACCTGTATTTACACTACAAAGACTACATGAATGAGTTGTGTGAAGTGGTTACGTTAATCGATGGACCAGAGAATCCTGTAGGTATAGCCAAAGAGCTGAAAGCTTATGCTCTTCAAAGAGGTAAGATAGAACAGATGGATGAGTATAATAAAATATATGTTCCAGATGATCCAAATGAAATCACCCTTGATGTAATTGACCATATTGGACTATTAAAGACAACCACAACACAACCAACCAAGAAAGATGCTATAGATAAAATGTCTGATGAACTCAGATATGCTAGAGACTTTTATGGCCATAGTCCTGTTGTTGTTAGTCAGTTCAATAGAAGTATATCCAATCCTACCAGGATAAAGAATGGAGATGTAGAACCTCAACTAGAGGATTTTGCAGACAGTTCATCAACACAGAACGATGCTGATGTTGTTATGGGCCTGTTTGATCCTATTAGATACAAGGTGGCAGATCCCTCTGGATATAACTTAGACAAACTAGTAGACTCCTTTGGAGCAAAGTATTTCAGAAGTTTAAGAGTAATAAAAAATAGCTATGGTGCAGACGACGTAAGAATAGGTCTTGCATTTTTAGGAGAAATAGGAATGTTTGGTGAGATGCCTCGTAAAAAAGACATTACTGAATCAGACTATGAAGCTATTACAAATAAAAGTTTCTTTCTTAGGTAAAATGAAATATATATTGATATGGGCAGCTTATGAATTCATAAGACCCAAGGTAATTTGGTTATGGTATTATTTAATAGAAAAAGCAAACAAATGACAATATGAAACAAAGTATACGTGATATCAGGCAAAAAGAGTTTGCTGATGTATGGCTAAAGCATGGAATGTATGGAATACTAAATCTATGTCCAAGGTTTGGAAAGATTAGAACTAGTATACATGCATTGAATAAGCTTAAGCCTGAAAGCATTCTTATTGCTTATCCAGATAATAAGATTAAAGAGTCTTGGCAAGCTGATTTTGAAGAACTTGGGTTTGATGACAGTATTGTCACATATACAACCCATTTGTCTTTAAAGAAGTATGCTGATCAGAGCTTTGATGTTGTCATCATAGATGAGATACACTTACTGAGCGAGGCTCAAATAGAAGTGTGTAAGGACCTGTTCGATGTTAATGGACAGATTCTTGGTCTAACTGGAACATTATCCAGTTGGACAGAAAGAACCCTTGAAGAAGAATTAGATATTCATGTAATAGCAACCTATCCAATTGAAAAAGCAATTGAAGAGGGAGTTATTGTAGATTATGAAATCAATGTGATTAGAGTGCCTTTAGATACAAAGACATTACAAGAGTATAAGAGTAAAGATAAAACTGAAAAGAAACAGTTTGATGATCTTACATGGGTTATCAATAAGATGGACAGAGAAGGTGGTAATGCTATGTTCTTACGTCTGGCCAGAATGCGTATCATTCAATCATCCCTAGCCAAAAGTAATGCTACAAAGCGACTTTTGGCTGCACATAAAGATGAGAGAGTCTTAGTTTTCTGTGGTACCACTGCTATAGCAGACAATCTTGGCATTCCTTCCTATCACAGTAAATCTAGTGAGAAAAGACTGTTTGAAGAATTTGCTGAAGGAGAAGGTAATCACTTAGCTGTTGTAAAGATTGGTAATACAGGCGTGACATACAAACCACTAGACAAGGTGATTATCAACTATTTTGATAGTAATGCAGAGAACTTAGCACAGAAGATCAATAGATGTATGGCTATGGAGTATAACACTCCTGATAAGAAAGCTCACATCTATATCATCAGTTCTGACGAATCTGTAGAGCAAAAATGGTTGAACAAAGCACTAGAATTCTTTGATAAAAACAAGATAAAATACCTATAATTAAAATAATTATTCGTATCTTTATAGAGTATAAATTAAACTAAATATTAATAATTAAAGCAAGTAAACAATGGCAAGTAAATTAGTAGGGATTGTTGGTGCAACAGGTACAGGTAAATCAACCAGTATTAAACACTTAAATCCAGAAGAAACGTACATTATCAACGTTGCAAAGAAAGAGCTCCCATTCAAGGGATCTGAAAAACTTTACAATGTAGAAAACAAGAATTACAAAGAGATAGATGATGCAAATGAGATCACTCGTTTGTTAAGAACCATCTCAGAAAAAGCTCCTCACATTAAGAATATCATTCTTGAAGACTCAAATTATGTAATGGGTTTTACAATGCTTGATAAAGCAATGGAAAAAGGTTATGAAAAGTTCAGTGTTATGGCTAGAGACACTGTTGCAATGATTAAAACTGCTAGACATTTAAGAGATGATTTGACTGTTTTCTATTTTTCTCATCCAGACACTATTGAAGATGGTGGAGATATTATAGGATATAAGATGAAAACATCAGGTAAACTTATTGATAACCAAATCAATCTTGAAGGATTATTTACAGTGGTGTTATACACTAATGTAGAAGAGAATAAAGATGGAAGTGTAAATTATGAATTTGTAACAAATCGTTATAAAAAGATTCCAGCTAAAAGTCCTGATGGAATGTTTACAGAAACAAAAATACCAAACAACTTACAGTTGGTGGTAGATACATTAAATGATTATTATAACTAAATTAAATTAAAATGGAAGAAAAAAAAGAACAAAAAGAAAAAAAAGTAATCTACAATGCTGTAGAATTAATGGAAGGTTTTGATGAAGAAAAATCAAAAAAATGGCAAGAAGAAAACCCTGAAGAAGCTAAAAAATTGTTTAATAAATAAATTAGAATTATGAGTAGTATTGGAGGAAAGAAAAGAGAAAACACAGGTGGTGGAGATTTTTCAAAGAAAGTGGGTTTGTTTGAGGCAAATGTGATTGCAATCAATCCAACATTGGAAGAGTTTAAAGATGTCCTTGGAATGGATCTTAAAGAAGACAGCAAAGCTGCTGAGTATTTAGGTGAGACTAAGGATGGAAACAACTATCTACGTGTTGATTTCTGGTTACAAAGAGTGAACAATGATGAAAAGTACAAAGTGTCATTCTTCTTAGAAGATAAAGAAAGAGAAAACAAAGATGGTACCAAGCATCAATATATCAATTCTGTTGGTATGTGTTCTTGGGCAGCTGATGAGAATGATCTTGCTGAATGGTTTACCAAAGGAAGAGATTTCAGAATAGCATATACAGGTGAAGAAGATCTTTACAACTTCATGCGTGTATGGTTAGCTGATCTTGATTATCGTGATGCAGACACTGTTCTTCAGATAGAATGGAAGAAGTTGATGAGAGGTAATGTAAAAGACCTTAAAGACCAAATCGATGGTGAATGGGCTAAATCTGTTGTTGCTCTTGCCACTGTAATAGTTAAAGAGAGAGATGGAGAGTCTAAAGAATATCAAGGTATCTACAACAAAGCTTTTGTAGGTGGATATGCTTTGAAACAATTCAGACTTGTTGATTATGGAAACAAAAAGACACAAGATACTCTTAAGAATAAGAAACCTCGTGATTTGAAAGCTCATGAGAAGTTTGTTATGAACGTTATAGGTGAATATGGTTGTAAAGACTATTACACATTCAAAGAAATTCAGGATTATAATCCAGATGATAACTTGGTTGCCTCTGATGCATATATTTCTGATGATGGTGACGATTATTAATTCAATTAATTGTTAATGAGAGCCCTCACAGAAATGTGGGGGTTTTTATTTTAGAGCTATATGATACGAGGAAGAAAAAGAATAAACTTGACACCTGATAGCATACTAGAAAAGATATCTGATTATGATATCTATAAGATGTATATGCCACATCAGAATTGGAAAATTAATGTAGTTACTTATTCTCCCTTTAGAAATGAAAAGAATCCATCATTCATTATAGGATATAGAGGAGGAACATTGAGATATTGTGATTTTGGAGACTCCAGTAGAAAAGGTGGATGCTTTGATTTCGTTATGATGCTATTCAATATATCATTGCGTGAAGCAATGTTGATGATTGATAAGGATTTTGATCTAGGGATTGTCACAGGATCCTCTACAAGAAATTATGAGAGGATTGTCTCTAATTATACACAACCAACAGCCACATCTAAGCGTGAGTATTTCATTCAGGTTAAACCTAGAAAGTTTACACACGAAGAACTAGCTTATTGGAATGGGTATTATCAGGACATAGATGATCTGAGAGCTAACAATGTATATTCAATAGACACACTATACCTTAACAAGAAGAAGTTTCCTTTAAAAGATACAGAGTTGAGGTTTGGTTATCTATATGAAGGCCATTGGAAGATCTACAGACCATTTGCTGACAAGAAGAATAAGTGGATGCCAAATAATGTACCTATCACTATGATGGATGGACTAGACGACATAAGAGATTGTGATGTTGCGTTTATCAATAAGAGTAAGAAGGATTACATGGTGATGAAAAAAGTATTTCCATGTTGTTGTGCAGTTCAAAATGAAGGTCTTGGATGTTTCTCTGAAGAGAATGTTGAATACATCAAAGAGAACTCAGACAGACAGATATTGAGCTTCGATAGTGATGAGACTGGTGTAAAGAATTCTCAAATGATAACTGATAAGTTTGGATTTGAGTATTGTAATGTACCAAGAATCTATCTAGATGAAGGAATTAAAGATTGGGCTGATCTAGCCAAAGCACATGGATTAAAAGTTATTGAACAATATTTAACACAAAAAGAATTAATATGACACTAAAAGAAAAGTTTAAAGAAAGACTTTACAACCAATCACACGATGATTCAGAATGTTTAAGAATCAAATTCGAAAACATTGATAAAGTTATTGATTCACAAGAAAAAATAGCAGATGATTATGTTATAGAATTTACAGAGTGGATGAACAAAACAGAAAATAGATTAGGCTATCATGAAGCTAAAAATGAATGGTATCATTTTGATTCAGGAAAATGGATAACAACAAAAGAATTATTAGAAATTTATAAAAAAGAAAAAGGACTATGAGAACAACATTTTTTTGGGATTGGTTTGATTTTGGTGTGATGTTTAGATTGTTTAAAAACACTAAACACGCAGAGCACTATGTAAGCATTGATATACAAATTGCTTGGTTAAATATATGGGTACAAATATTTAAAAAGAATTAATATGAGAGCAACAGATGATGAGTTAGAAATACTCGAAGAACAGATTAAAGAAAATGTTGAATGGTTAGAAACTACAGATTTTAGTGTAGAAGTGCAATGCATAAGCATTGAGAACTTAGAATCTATATTGACTAAGTTCTTTCACAGAAAAATATCATTATTATTATGAAATGGGAATCGTTTAAAGACAAGTTTCACCCTAGTTGGCATGCAAGGTTGCAGCCATTCATAGAAAGTGAAGAGTGTGATAAGATTTATGCATTTCTAAAAGCAGAGAGTAAGAGAGGCAAGAAGGTTGCTCCTATATCTATGCATGTTTGGAGATGTTTCTTAGAGACACCATTAGATGACCTTAAAGTGGTATTAGTGGGTATGTGCCCTTATCACACATTTAAGAATGATGCTCCAGTGGCAGATGGATTACTTATGGGATGTTCTGTAACAGGACAAGTTCAACCTTCCTTAGATCAATTCTATAGAGCTATGGAAAAGGAATTCTATGATGGATTGAACTTACACATTATAGAGAACCCAGATGTAAGCTTCTTAGCTCACCAAGGAGTGTTAATGCTTAATGCTGCTTTAACAACAGAGAAAGATAAAGCTGGATCTCATATGGAAATATGGGAACCATTTATCAAATACCTGTTTGAGGAAATTATAAACCACTTAGGTGTACCAATTGTCTTTCTTGGGAAAGATGCTGCTAGATACAAAAAATACACAGGTATATTCACACATGTGTTTGAAGTGTCACATCCAGCATCTGCAAGTTACAAAGGAGTAGATTGGGACACAGAAGGTGTGTTTAAGAAAGTAAATAGATTATTAGATGAAACCAATGGTGACACTGTCTTATGGGTAGACATTGATGCACCTTTTTAAAAATTATAAACATGGAAAACGTATTAATTAAAGCAGAAGATTTACAAGTAGGTGATGAGATAATGATATCTTGTCAATCATACTTCAAGTATTTAAGAGTGCTAACACCACCAACAATGAGTAAAACTAAAGTGAATTGGCATACAAAACAACCAATGCTTGGAAACTTTAGATGCACAACAAGACAAGATGTAGTTGCAGGTCGTTCATATGTTGATAGAAATGGTGTAACTCAAACAATAATGAATAAGACATGGATACCATCTCCTGATGGACACAATCTTAGAGTGTCACAAGATCTTAATTACAGACAAATTTGGTTAGTTAAAAGAGGAACAGAAATTTAAACTTAGAAAAATGATTTTAGAAAAACAGAAAGAAGCAAATGTCCTAGTTGATGGACAAGCACAGGAATCAATTGGAATGTCACTAGACTTAGATAGTGCACAAATCCTTATGCAAATGTTAAGTAAGAACCTGTATTCAGACGATATAGGTTCTGCTATTAGAGAATGTGCATCTAATGCACTAGACAGTCACAGAAGAGCTAGTGTTGATGAACCAATCATTGTATCATTCAAAGCATCTACTTATAACAACTACGAGTTTTGTGTAGAAGATTTTGGTATTGGTCTTGATGCTGAAGATGTGAAGAACATCATCAGTAAGTATGGTAAGTCTACTAAACGTAATAGTGCTACAGAGCTTGGTATGATGGGCTTAGGTTTCAAAGCTCCTCTTGCTTATTCATCTAGTTTCTATTTTGTATGTAGAAAAGATGGAATGGAACGTAAGTATATGATGTATGAAGGAGAAGATACTAACACTATTGATCTTTTATATGAGAAAGAAACAACAGAACGTAATGGTGTAAAAATCATTATTCCTGTTAAGTACAGTGACAAATGGCAGTTCCATAAAAAGATTAAAGAACAACTTTGTTATTTCGAGAGTGTATACTTTGATGTACCAGAAGATTCATCTATCACTAATGAGTTCATCATTAGTAGACATGAGCACTTCCAGTTTTCTGAAATGTCTACAGATGATAGATTACACATATGTCTAGACAATGTTTATTATCCTTTAGACTTTGAGAAGCTTGGTATTGATAGAATTGATTTTCCTGTAGCTCTTAGATTTTCATTGAGTGATGGACTATATCCAACACCAAACAGAGAATCATTGCGTTATACACAAGAGGCCAAAGTGATAATTAAACAAAAACTTGCTGATGTAGCTGATTATTTTGTTACTAAATACAATGAAGCTATAGAAGATGGTAATGACATCAAGTCTGTTATCAACTATCTTGAGAAGAATGGATATTATTTAACTCTTGAGAATGGTCAGAAGGAAAGAATTGATTCATTTGTTAAGTTCTCTACTATCCAGCCAGCTATTCCTAAACTAGAAGGAGTAAAGATTTTGGATTTTCCTTCTGTATATAGAGCACATAAGCAGTTTCTCTTAAATAATTCATACAAATGTAAATACTCTTTGAGATATAAGAGAATGCATGACATGGAGAAACATTATGTGTATGGATACAATATCGAAAGTATATGTAATGGAAGTGCTAAAGTGTATTTGTATCAAGATAGAATTCCTGGAATCAAGAAAGACTATCTAAGAGCTACATGTAAAGAGAGTGATAATAATTTCTTTGTTAAGCCAGCTAAACCTATGACATTAGGTCATCCTGCTAAGTTTGACAACACTACGTATTATCATGCATTAGGTCTTAAGTCTTATCCAAAACATCAATGGAGACAAGTGATAGAAGAGTATCAACATGTGATATCTCTTATCAGTGCCAACTTCATAGATCTAGATGCTCTTGAGGTGCCACAGCAATTTGTTGATAGCAAGAAAAAGATTAAACCATCTGCAATTGGAACTGGTATACCTGGTGTTAGAAGACAAAAGCTTAAAGGAGAAATCAATGGTAAAGAAGCTGATGAACTTCAGAAATTTAGTGATGGTAGAAACTGTAAATTCGTTCCTGCAATATATAAGTTGGAGAAACTAGAATCTGATAAGAATCTTAAGGTGTATACACATCATGATGACTATATGAAGCTTGATGCTTTTTATGGTTGCATACAGAAACAAAAGATGAAGGTGGTTACATTCTCTCAGAGAGAACTAAACATCGTAAAAGATTCAGAAATACATAACTTAATATCATTAGAACAATTTATGGAAGGGAAAAACAAACCATTCAAACGTATGGCTACAGCTTATCTAATCAAAAAGATGATTGATAAATATAGAGCTACATTTGATAGATCTAATCAAGTGGGATTCACATCTACACCTCTACAAAAGAGATTAGCAATGTTATCTAAGTATGCATCTGACAATTATTACTTACCTAGTTATTCAGGTGGCAGTGGTACAGCTAAAGAATTCTTAGAGTCTATGTTAGCTGTTGCTGAAGAGAATAAGTTGTTTGATATGACAATCTATCCTGAAGTGATTGAGCTACAAGAGATATTTGATAAGCTTCCTTTCTTGAATCCATTTATGGCAGGTGTAGGGTTTTATGATGACAAAAATCCTCTTGTAAATGTACTATCTGATCTATTCAAGTATTACAGATACAGAGTGGATCTTAAACACTACAACATTAGACTTAATGAAGAAGTGTTATCAGAAGAAGAATTAGAATTATTAGTAAACAACAATTAATTAAATAAAAATGGAAAACAAATTTTTAAGTCTTGACTGGTTCAAGAGCAAAGTGGAAGTGTCAATTGACAGAGTGATTGCAAACAAGTTAGATAGTCTTATGGAACAAGATGTTCCACTTGACCAAAAGTGTACAGCAAAACCTCAACGACAATACTTCAGTATGAAGATAGTAAATGACACTCTCACTGTAGTGTTAAACGATGGTGCTATTCTTAGCAAACCTAATGCATGTGAAGATGATTTCTATGCTGTAGCAGAAGCTACATCTGTAGAAGAAATCTTAGCTATTATGTCTTCTGCAGAAGTGATGGCTGATGTAGAGAAAGCAAAAGCTGAAACTGCTAGAATCAAAGCATTACAACAGGGTATTCAGATACTTGCTGTTCTTCCTGATTTTACAGTGGAAGGTAACACTGTCTATTTAGCAGGAACATCTAGAAGTCTTCCTCAATTACTTGTGGAGAAATTCATTGAGATAGTTGATAGAGTGGCTAATGAACCTTCTCAAGAAGTGTTTAGTGACCAATTGATGCAAGATGATGAGTATCTAGCACATAAGAACTTCTTCATGTGGTGTTGTCTTAATCCAAGAGCTGAAGTGGCACATGAACTATACAGATTCTTAACAGAGAATAAGTTCAAGATTACTAAACAAGGATTCTTTGTAGCTCTTCGTAATGTTGTTACACTACATGGTTCTCCAGAGCTTGTAAATTTTGTGAGCAATGCTTATAACAAGGTGAAAGCTGTATGGAAGAAGAATCCTGATCACTACACTGTATTCTTAGAAGATGGTGAGTACAAACTTGTACATGATTCTGCTCTTGTAATTGTTCATAAAGTTACATCTGATGATTGTCCTAATTGCAATGGTGCAGGTGGATGGTATACTGACTTTGATGAAGAAATGGGAGATGATGATTGGGAAGACTGTGAAAACTGTGATGGAACAGGAATAGTGGAAGAATATACTTATGAAGAAGAAATTCCTGTAGAACATGGTCAAAGAATAGGTGGGTTGACAGAACTATATCTAGATCTTCCTAATAGAGAAGAGAATAGATTCACTGACAACTATACCAGAACATTTGACATTCGTGTTGGACAAGTTGTAAGCATGCCTATGGAAGAATGTAACTGGTCTACACAAGATTGTGCTACAGCAGGATTACACTTTGCAGGATATACAGCTCCTTATGTTCTTTGTGGTGATACTACTGTAATGACTCTTCATAATCCTATGAAGGTGGTAGGTATTGGTAGAGAGAAAGGTAGATGTTGGGAATATCTTCCATTCATGCTAACTACTGTTGCTGAAGCAGACCAGATCATGAATGACAGAAGCTTTGATTTCTTACAACTAGATGAAGAGTATGCTATTCGTGAGTTAGAGTCTCTAACAGAAAAAGTTAAAGAGGGATTCTCTGCTGAAGCTAAGAAGTACGAGTTTAATCTACCACAGATTTCTGCATCAGAAATCAACATGATTGTTGCCAATCTTAGTGAGATGAAAACTAAGATAAAAGACAGAGTGGTTACGATTAAGTAATTTAATTATAGTTTTGTCCCAGATTTTTACTAAATTTGGGACGAAACTTAATTATAATTACATGGCAAAGAGAGTGTTGGTCCCAAAGACAAGATGTGATGGTACAATGAGCGAAGCAATGTTTTGGTCATTCATCAGAAGTGCTTTGAGACAGAAGAGTAGATGGTGGAAGCCCATATCAGTATGTAAAATAAATGCACGTAGATTATACAAGGGTGTAAATAAACGTCAGAAGTACGAATACCAATGTAAGAAGTGTAAAACATGGCATCCTGAAAAGAATATCAATGTAGATCATATCATTCCTGCAGGTAGTCTGAATTGTGCTAACGATCTGCCACAGTTTGTGGAGAGATTGTTCTGTGAACAAGACAACCTACAATGTTTGTGTACTACATGTCACGATAAAAAAACATTAAAAGAAAAACAATCTAAAATTAAAACAAAATGAGAGTAGAATCAAAAAAGCTTTACAATGGTAATGCTGAGGTAACAGAAGAAAAAGTAAAACAATGCATAAGACTTGGTAAAAACATGGAGATTATGCATAAAGGAGATATAATGACGCTATCTCCTGAACAACTTGTTAGTGAGAGAGATTCCATATCCCAATGGTTTGGAACAGGTGACTCACGTTATAGATTATATGGATATCCTTGGAATCCTGATACAGTGGAGTTATGAGTGGAGGACATTGGGACTACATACAGTATAGATTTACTGATGTAATAGATGACATAGAAAGGCTTATTAAACAAAATGGTAAGCCCAAAACTGAACAAGAACTAAAAGAGGAAAGATGGCATGATGATGACTGGTATGAAAAATATCCAGAAGACTTGAATCACTACGAATATCCTCAAGAAGTGATTGAACAGTTTAAAAAGGCAGCTGAAGCTATTAAAATAGCTCAAGTGTATATACAAAGAATGGATTGGTTAATATCAGGAGATGATGGTGAAGAATCATTTTTAAGAAGAATAGATGAAGATTTAAAACAAATACAAGATGAAGAATGCAATAACGATTAACAAAGAGCCTTCGTTTAACGAAGTGTGGCATGAAGGTCACATAGAGCATCAAGGAAAATATCATTACTTCTGGTTGATACATCCACAAGGACTAGATCCAAATGGCGATCAGTATGAATTAGAAGTGAGATGGTTTTTCAATAGAGTACCAAGGGAGATACGAGCTTTGTATCCACAAATTATAGAAGCATTTAAACAAACATTATGATAAAAGGAACAGCAAAAACAGAAGCTCAATACAGAGCAGTGGAAATGGACAGCTCTAGTTCATTGAAAGATTTCTCTCAAGACAGAAAGAAGTATTACAAGAAATACATTCTTGGAGAGAAGGTAGAAGACAAAGATAGCTCATCAGCTAATATGGGTCGCATAGTCGAAACCCTACTTATGGAACCTCATCTATTTGATGATAAGTTTTATATGTCATCTTGTACTTCTGCACCAACAGGACTTATGCTAGACTTTGTTGAGGCATTGTATAAACATACAAGAGATGCTACAGATGAAGATGGTATAGTGAAAACACCTATGAATGAATTATTAGAAGCAGCATATAAAGATTCTGGATTCAAAATCAAATATGAAGCTGTAATAAGTAAGTTTGTAGGAAGTGATGCTGAGATCTATTACAATGAAATACGTACTGTTAGAAGCAAGAATTTGACAGTGGTGAATACAATGGAAATATCTATTGCTGAGAAGATTGTAGAACAGCTTAGAATCAACACTACAACAGCACCAATTGTAAACTTGACTAATAGCTCTAGATATGAAATCATAGACCAGATGCAAGTGGAAGGATATACAATCGATGAGCATCCATTTAAGAGTATGCTTGATAAAGTGGTGATAGATCATAAAGAAAAGACTATACAACCATATGATCTTAAATGTACATGGAGTGTAGAAAACTTCTATGAAGAATATTACTTGTACAGGAGAGCGTACATCCAAGCGTACTTATATTTTCATGCAATGATACATCTTGTAAGAGATGAAGACAGTCCTTATTATGGGTATAATGTAGAATATCTGAAGTTTATTGTATGTGATAGCACAAACTACTATCAACCTCTTATATACACTCTTGATCTAAATGACATGAATGATGCATATGAAGGATTTGTACATAAAGGAAGAACCTATCCTGGTGTGGGAGATCTTATTGCTGCATTGTCTTGGTGTGTAACAACTGGTACATGGACTATAAGCCACAAAAACTATTTGTCTAATGGCGTGGTAAACATTAAAGGATAAAATGACAGTAGAAAAAACAATAACTAGCATATTTATGGTTCCTACACTTAAGATTCCTAAAGAAAACTTAAAGGAAAATGGATTCATAAATGGCTATATAAAAGATGGTGAAAGAGACATACAATATGATAATTCTGTGTATGTGCTCTTCAAACCTGAAAACCTTGATAAGTTTAGAGAGTTCTTAGATAAAGAATATGAAAGAACCAAAGCTGTAATCGAGGATTATGATTATGAAGATGGGTATGTCGTAGTGGTGTATCAACTTAATGATAAGTATAAAAAGGATTTTAATCTTATCAAGGAAGGTAAATATTCTAAGACATCAAAATCTTTTCAAAGTGAATTTCCAAGACTAGTAAAGATTGTTAGAGAAGGAGATATCAAAGAAGCAATGAGTTTGCAAGCTAGAGTTTTTATGAGAACTGATGATTTAATTGAGTATTGGGAAGAAAGACTTGGTATGAATTTAAAGATAACTCTTGGAGAAGATTATGAGCTCTGGGATATATTTGATGAAACAAAAGAAACTTTAGAAATCGATAAAATAAAAGAACTATGTGCAACAGAGAAGTGTTAGAAGTTATTATAGAAGAAGTGGGGACAGAGAAAGCTGCAGAATTCTGTCGCCTAGCAAGTCTAATGTATGACATTAGATATAATGCATGTAAAGATCTTGATCCACTCAGTGAACTTGATTTCGAAAGAGACTGGTGGGCTGATGCAGCAAAAGAATTAAATAAACAATTAAAAACAAAATAATATGACTGGATTAGAACTTTTAGAAAAATACCCTTTAGCTAAAAATATAGTTAAAGATTGGTTTATGAGATCAATGTTAGAATCATTTAAAGATCAGAGCGTTCCTGAGGAATTCAAGCAGTTTATGCTTGAGCAAGGAATAGAAGATGATAAAGTGGGTAAGTTGATTGATGTGAACGTCAGAATACTATTTGATGTATTTGATGAAAATGATATATGTATAAACATAGAAAAGTCTGCTAATAAAATTGTAGAATGGAGCTGGGAAATATCTCCTGGACATACTCAAAACAGTGTTTGTAAATCTAGAAAAGAAGCAGAACATGCTGCTATAGAAAAAGCTTTTGAAATCTTAGAGAATAAACTAACACCTGTTGTTGAAGAAATAGAAGTGACAGGTGAGGAAATAGTAGAAGAATAATTAGGATTAATCAGGGAGATGAATTATATTTGTCTCCCTACAATTTTAAAAACCAATGAGAACAAGCAAAGAATTTAACGAGAAGTATAAGGAATACATTGAAGAAGGCCATTATGGAATGGATATCAATGAGCCCTCTGTACTTATATATGTAGATCAAATATTTAATGATCTTATAAAGATTCCAGGATTTGAATTTAGTCAAGTAAAGACTAAATATGGATTAGCCAGAGTGTATACAAACCTTGAAGACATATTGCCATTTGTAGGTAGAATTATTAACCAAGAGCTCGAAGAAAAGATCAACTTTATTCTAAAGGTGGAATATGAGTTAGAGAACAGATTGAAGAGCTTAAACCTAAGTAAAGATGGAACGCCTATTCAATCAGTATAAAGAAAAAGTAGTAACGCATTCTAATTATTCTGGTGTAGTTTGTGGATATGATGACAGCAGATTCATTCTAGCTGTAGAAACACATAATGATAAAGGAATATTCTTTAGAAGACTTACTAAACATGATAACGCTTTCATATTAGATCAATATAGAGAATCTAAGTATAGATATGTATATGAAGATGAGAGTGTAATATTAAAACAAATTAGAAACAATGACAATCAAAACTCAACTTCTAATATTTGAATATAAAGAAAGATATCCTACACTGACATCTTTAGAAATTTCAAGTATGTTTAATCTAAACATCACTAGTGTTGATAGATTATTTAAGAAAGGAGAAATCATTGTCCATTCATCAATGAATAGAAAAAATTCTATATAATGGAAGATAAACAGTTTGTAGAAGGAAAAGACTACTATTTAGAAGATGGGAGAGTTGTGTTTACTAAAGAATATCTTAAAGAAAGAGGTCCATGTTGTGGTGGTAAGTGTACGCACTGCCCATACAATGAACGTATAAAAGGAAATACCACTCTAAGGGTGGATTGATTTAATTTCTGTTCTGTTTTTTAATTGCTGGAAAGGCCCTAGAGAAATCTGGGGCTTTTTTAACCTCAATTAATTACCAATCATAGATAAATAAACCCTAAAAATTGGGGTCTATCTTACCACAAAAAGTCAAGTAAATGATGGAAAAAACTTGACAATAACAAAAAAAATTAGTAACTTTAAACAATAATTAAAACAATTAAATAATGGCAAAGAAAGCAGAAAAAAAAGAAGCTGAAAGCAAATGTCTAGCAGCAATCGAAAGTTTAAACAAGAAGTATGGTGTTGGTTCAATTCTAGCACTAGACTCTAAAGCAGGAGGAGATTATGATGTTATCAGTACAGGGAGTATTGGTTTTGATCACATCACTCTTGGTGTAGGAGGGTTTGTAAAAGGTAAGCTATATGAGCTTATGGGATGGGAAGGTACAGGTAAGTCTACAATCTGTGGGCATGCTGCAGCAGAATGTCAGAAACTAGGAGGTACTGTATTGTATATCGATGGTGAGCATGCTGTTGATAAGAACTACTTCAAGAAATTAGGAGTGGACACAACCAAAATGTTGATTGCTCAACCATCATGTGGTGAAGAGGGTTTCAACATTGCTATGGAAATGATTAACACAGGAGAGATTGATCTTGTAATCATAGATTCAGATTCATCATTGATTCCTAAAAAGATGCTTGATGGTGATGTAGGAGACTCTACAATAGGTAGAAAAGCTTTATTGAACAGTAATGCTTATCCAAAGTTAAAAGGTGCTCTATCACAACATAACACATGTGTTATCGTAATATCCCAATATAGAGAGAAGATAGGTGTTATGTTTGGTAATCCTACAACAACTCAGGGTGGTCATGCATTGAAATTCTATGCAGATGTTCGTATAGAAGTGTCTAGAACATTGGCTAAAGAAGGTGATGTAAACTATGGTAACATTACCAAGTTGAAAGCTATCAAGAACAAAATGTCTCCTCCATATAGAAAATCAGAGTTTGAGATTGTATATGGCAAGGGTATTGATATTCTTGATGAGATGATGAGCCTTCTTAATGAATTTGAGATAGGTAGAAAGTATGGTAAGACAATGACTATTGATGGAACTAAGTATGACTTAGATGAATTCAAGCAGCTTGTTGTAGACAATCCAGAATTCTATGATGAACTAAGAGAGAAGATTATAGCTAAGATTAACGAAGCTGATCTTCCTATTGAGGAAATAGAAGTAGAGGATGAAGAATTAGTTGCTCCTACACCACCAACTGACTTATTTGATTTGTAATGGAACCAAGAACATATAAAAACAGGTATGGTGATGTGTTCACCTTTACAAGAGATGAAAATCACGACATTTTGTGGGAAGGTGATTTTAAATATTGCAGGTTTGGTATGCCTAATGATTACACAAGAGCATATGAGGCATATTGTAATGATGTAGAAACACCAATGCCATTAGAGGAATTTAAGAAAGCTGTACATCAATGGGATGATGAAACTCTTACATATGATTATCCTGAGTACGTTAAGATGGTTGACACACTGAAAGATGAGATTGATATGATCGATCCAAGTGGTGGGCCCTACATTACTAGAGGTATGCCAATGGACAGCTTTGGATTCAAGAAGTATGTAGTGAAAGATTTCAAACGTATAGATACTGGATATAAGATCATTACAGAGAAATGTGCTTATTGTAATCAACCAGCTGGAATACACAAAATGGGATGTGAAACACGTAAAATACAAATACACTTATGATAAGTAATTTTGATCACCCTCAGCTGTGTCCTAATTGTCAGGGATACAAAACAATGCCTTACACATGGAATAGTACATTTGCACCAAAAATGTGTAGCTGTCCTGTAAATCCAAGATATGATTTAGCATGGGAATGTCCTAGATGTAAAAAGGTAAATGCTCCATGGAAAGACTCTTGCAGTTGTACACCTAAAGATGAAGTGTAAGACATGTGGAAAGAATTCTGATAGCGATTATTGCTTTCAGCATAAACCAAGAACACAACTACAACGTGGGAATAAACCATCACTAACTGCTAAAAAGAAGGTTAGTGATGGAAAATCCCATCAAATGTCTGTTATTTCAAACAAAAAGCCTAAAAATGTCCAGAATAACAAACATATCATGCAAAGAGAAATGTTTCTTGGAATATGGAAAAAGAGAAAGCACCATTCAGAAGTGAGTGGTGCCTATCTAGGTAAAGAACCTATGTCCACATACTTCCATCACATACTTCCTAAAGAAAAATACCCTGATGCTTGTCTAGATGAAGAAAATATTATACTTTTGACGCTAGAGGAGCATTCTAATGTCGAAAATGACATGTATAGATATGAAGAGGTGAATAAAAGACGTAATCATTTATTGACCAAATATGAAAGAAGCTAACAGGGAAAGAAAGAGTGAGATTAAATACAATGTCACACTTAACGAAGAACAAAAGCTTGCTAAACAGCTTATAATAGACAATCAGATTGTTATTGTAACTGGTAGAGCAGGAAGTGGTAAGTCTTTAGTGTGTGCACAAGCAGCTCTAGATTTCTTAATGAAGAAGCAATGTAATCATATATACATTACAAGAGCTACAATTGAGGTGGGTGGATCATTAGGGTTTTTGCCAGGTGATCTTGAAGATAAGTTCAATCCTTACTTAGAAGCTTTTCAGGAAAACCTTGAGAAGTGTTATGATAAGTTAAAGATACAAGAGCTTGTTAAAAACAAGAGAGTGCTTGCCTATCCTATACAGTTTATTAGAGGTAAAACAATAGATGATATTCTTGTTGTAGAAGAAGCACAGAATCTAACTAAAACTGAGATGCTTGCAATTCTAACAAGACTTGGTAAGACAGGTAAGATTATCATCAATGGTGATAACGAACAAAAAGACATAAAGGAATCATACACTGGACTGTCTTATGCTATAGAACTCTCTAAGAAGATAGAGGGAATAGAATGGATTAAACTTAAAGCTAATCACAGAAGTGATTTAGTAGGTAAAATATTAGACTTAGAATATAATTAAAAACAAAAAAACATGATTAAAAAGATTTTATTGTCTTTGTTAGAAGCAACTGGCGAAGATGTTATAGGAACTACAGGAAAAAAAGCTCCTGTGAGTGGTATATACAGAAGTGGTAAAGAGTTTATTGCTCTAACAAAAGGAGAAACTTTTCCTCCTGCTGTAGATGTATGTTGGAATTTAGTAGTAAGCGTTTAAACAATTAAAATATGAAAAACCAATTTTTTTACACAGCTATTATTGGCGAGAAGGAGTACACAGCTTCTTTAAACATCAACAAGGTGATTAGAACATTAGAGAACGATGAGGCAGGCCTTATTGTCATACTAGATGATTTCAATGAGAGAGTTACACAACAACCTGACATTGATCTTAAAACCAATAAGATGAAGGGATACAAAAATATTCGTGAGACTGTTCAATCAGAGATCACATTGAATGCAGAGGATGCAAAAAGATTTATTAACCTATTTGAATTAAAATAATGGCAAAGTTATTAGGAAATCGCATCTACTTAGAGATGCCAAAGAAAGAAGAGAGCAAAGTGATTGTAGATGATAATACAAAAGAATCTTTACAAAAAGCATTGCTTAATAAAATGAACAGATTAAAAGTTCATAGTGTAGGAACAGCTATTACAGATCCAGATCTTGTTGTTGGTTGTGAAGTGTTAGTAGATCCATCAGCGTTGAGAGACAAAACTTTTGTAATTCCTTTATCAGCTACAGAAGATGTTTTGTTAGTTTCTATATTTGATATTGTTCACATCTGGTAATGATAAACAAAGATTTCATAATGCCCTCTTTGGGAGGAAGACTAGGTAATAATCTATTCATGATAGCTAATGCTTACGCTAGAGCTTTAGATGAAAATAGACAACTTATTGTTCCTGCCAAACAAGTGGGGCATATGGGTGACTTTGTAGATAATATATTTAGAAAACTAGATTTATATATAGATCATCCTAATGAGGTTAAAGATAATAAAGCAACTGTATATGGTGGATACTATCAAAGTGAAAGATATTTTGAGAAGTATAGCGAAGCAGTTAAATCTTTATTCTCTCCTCCAAAAGAATTTATAGATAAAATACGTACAGAGATTCCTGTCATCTTTAATACAGAGGTGACAGTGATCAATGTTCGTAAAGGAGATTATCTCCACTACCCTAATTATCATCCTACAGTCTCACCAGAATACATACACAAGGCATTAACATTAGTTCCTTCTAATCAATATATCATTGCTAGTGATGATATTCCATGGTGTAAAGAACACTTGAACATACCTAATGCAATGTATCTAGAAGGATTGAAAGTGCATGAACAATTGTGGATCATGAGTATGTGTCATCACTTTGTTATATCTAACTCATCGTTTAGTTGGTGGGCAGCTTATCTATCTAGACAACCTGGAAAGATTGTTGTTGCACCAGAGACATGGTTTGGACCTGAAGGACCATCATCATGGGCAGATATGTACTGCAAAGGATGGATTATACTACCAACTTATTTTAATAATGGATTAATACAACCAATATGATATCAGTTTTAACTCTTACCTATAAAAGACATCACTTGTTAGAAGAAGCAATTCAATCATTTCTTGCACAAGAACTCCCACCAGAATGTGAAATGGTCGTCATAAATGACAATGCTGAGGTGGATTATGTGTATAATCACCCTAAAGTAAGGATTATCAATCATAAAGAGAGATTTCCTTCTATAGCTGCTAAGATTGAATGGGGATACAAACAGTGTAAGTATGACTACATCTATAGACTAGATGATGATGATCTCTTAGCTCCATGGGCTTTAAAGAATGCAAGTATAGATATACAGACCAATCCTGGATATGATGTCTATAGAAGTGAAGGAATGTATTTCTTTGTAAATAATATTTATGAAAGAGAGAGCTCTAATATAAACAATGGAAACATTTACACTAAAGGTTATTTAGATAGAATCAAATGGCCTGATACAAGTAATGGAGAAGATGCAGATATTACATTCCACAAAGGTGGAAAAATATATGAATCTAAACTAAAAAACACAATGTTATATCGTTGGGGAATGGGAACATTCCATATATCAGGACTTGGAGAACATTCTAATCAAGTGATATTAGATCATGCAGATAAAGTGTTAGATAATACAAAAGGAGAAATAGAACTCCATCCACATTTTAAAAACGATTACTATGAACAGATTAACAGAAATAGCAAATAGAATAGGCACAGACAAAGGCACCATGGATTATGGCCATCATTACACTGTTCTCTATCATGAATTATTAGATGAAATATCTAAAGAACATGTTAAGATGTTAGAGATAGGTGTAGCAGATCCTAGGTTTCCTGGAGCATCTCTTGAGATGTGGAATGAATATTTCCCTGATATAGAACTTATAGGGTATGATATTAATTCAGAGGCCAAACAGTTTGAGAAAGAGAATGTACAAGTGTTCATTGGAGATCAGAACAGTGTTAAGGATCTAGAAGAATGTGTTAAGACTTATGGAGGAGACTTTGATATCATTGTTGATGATGGATCACATTATGGTGAACACATAATTACAAGCTTCAAAACGTTATATCCATATCTAAAAGAAGGTGGTATATACATCATAGAAGATCTACATGCTGCACAGTTAGATGAACACAAGATGATAGCAGAGATTAAAGCTCTCAACTATCCATGTAAACAATTCTATCAGACACATCACAACAAACTTCTTATTATAGTTAAATAAAAAAAAGCCTCCAATCAAGGAGGCTTTATTATTTTGATAAACTTTTCTTCTTCATTGGTTGCTGAGCAGACGTTCTTCTCACCTTATCATCCATAGATTTATTTTGTGAGAAGGGTTTGTCCTTCTTAGGAATAGTCACCTTTGGAGCCATTCTTGGTGCTCCAGATTTCTTAGCTTTACCAGCTGTCATTGATTTACTTGCAGCCATATTTGCATTTTTTCATAGATCCACCCATTTTCATCTTTGAGTTTTTCATCATTGATCCATTAGGCATTTTATGCATACCAGTTTTTTTAATAGTAGAGCCAGATTTAGATTTCTTTACAGTTTTGCCATTCTTTCCTCCTAGTAATCCACCAAGCATTCCACCTATTCCTCCTCCACCTCCTTCTTTTCCTTTACCACCAAGCATTCCACCTAACATAGGTAGAGCTTTCATAGCTAGTGGTGCTAGAGCTCCTAAGAAAGCTTTCTTAATAGGTTTACCATTCTTAGCTATAACACCACGTCCTTTAAGGATGTCTGCTCTAGTAACCTTTCCATCTTTGTTAAGATCAGGAAATGATTTACCATTTTTAGCTTTATGTGCACCACCATTTCTATCTGGTCTAGTATCAAAACCATACTTATCAACCTTAGGTTGTTTCTTTGGCTTATATGGTTTTTGATAGTCTGGATCAAATCTATTTACAGTTTTATATTTTTGTAAATTAGTTGGACCACCAGCAGCTATTCTTTCAGCTTCTGAAGAATATGGAGTAATCTTTATTGGACCACTTTGAGATTTTTTTATTGATTTTTTCAGTCCTGAAGGTATAGTTACTTTTTTAGAAGAAGTTACAGCATTTATTGCACCTTTGATTAACTTACCAGTATTTGCCTTTTTAATTGTTGCCATGATTTATATTATTATAGGGTTTAACAATTCCACTTACGTAGAGATTTATTGATTCTTGAGTTAGGATCATTTGCTGTCTTAGCAGATGTGAGTTTCTTTTTCATACCTGACATTCTACTACAAAATGACTTACGTCTTCCTGCAGCCTTACTTCCAGCTTTAAGCTTAGAAGGTTTTGTTGTAACAGCTGTTTTAAGTTTGCTTCCAGGGTTAGCTTTTCTATATGAAGCCACGCCTTTAGCATTTAGTCCACCAGAAGGATTCTTTCCTTCTTTTCTTTGCCATGCTGGTGTTGCCATTATTTCTTAGTTTTAGCTTTGATTTTCTTCTCTTGCACTAACATTTGTTTTGTAGGCTTCTTACCAGATCCTTTATTAGCTCTGATGTTATCCCAAAGTCCTCTCTTAGACATAGAACCATCAGCACGTTTGATCATTGCACCAGCTTTAGCTTTTTTTATTTTAGAACCATTTTTTACAATTGGTTTTAAACCAGGAATTCCAAGAGCAGCACTACCTAATTTACCACGAAGTGCAGTAGTCTTTTTATATATAGGATTATTTTTTCCTCCAGCCATTCCCATGATTGCACCTAATAGAGCTTTCTTTACAGGACCACCATTTTTTCTTCTGGCTTCTCTTTTAACTCTTCTCTCACTTGCCCCTTGTGATCCAGAGCATCCTGGTTTATCATTACCCATACCTCTTAGTTGACCACTGTCATCTTCTTCACTTTTTTTCTTACGTTGCTGTTCTGTATATATAGAATCATTTTTAGCAAGTTGCTGCTCTGTTAGTCCTGTAGATTTTACTCTTTGTTTTGTACCAAAGTCTGATAATAAAGTGTTAAGCTTATTTTTTTCTATAACTTCATCAGGTGTTAGTTTTCTACTACCAACTTTGTTTCTAAAATCTGTAAGATTTTGTCTTAGTCTATTTTGTTCTTTTATGTTTGCTACTAGACTATCTCTTCTAGTCATTGGTCGAGTAGTAGTTTGCGTAGTGGTTGTACCATTTATAGCTTTCTTTATCCTACCACCAGTCTTTAATGTACTTCCTTTAAATGGGCCTTTCTTCTTAATAAGAGGACCATTAGGTACTTTTGTTATCTTAGCCATTATTTCTTCTTATTAGATTTAGCAATTTTTTTGAATGTTTTTGCAAGAGCTTTAGCTTTGCCTGTACAACCAGGTTTAGTGATTGGTGTACATTTACCAGCAGTTCCTCTACGTTTAATAGAAGCTGCAGCTTTCTGCATCCACTTACCATCTTTAGCTTTTGCTACAGAACCACCATTTTTCTGTCTAGGTAATTTAGCTTTTCTATTTTCTTCTAATTGCTTCTGTTGAGCTTTTAATGCAAGATCTTTTATACTTTTTTCTAAATTACTTTTTGTATTAGCCTCATAAGTAGAATCTTTTTTTATTTGATTCTCTTTAAATTGTTTAACAATAAGCTCTCTACTCTTAGGATCAAGAGTAGTTTTTTTGGTAGTAGTACCATTAACTGCTTTCTTAATAGCTTTCATGACTTATTTCTTCTTCATCTTGGTAGCACCAAGTTGTTTATTTTTAACAAGTTTAGCTTTACTTGTAGCACCAGCTAATGTATTCTTTTGCACATTTGTGAATGCTCCTTTAGGATCTACAGGACCAACTCTTTTGTTAGATGCTTTAAGTCCAGATAGACTTCCACCTTTTGTTTTATTTGCCATAGCGTTTAAATGTTATATTGGGTTTAACGATTATATCTTTGTGAGTGTATTGCCACAGCTCACCTGTAGTGTTTATTATAATTGTATAGATGGTGTCTGTCTCTGTTCCAAATTCTGTAACAAGCCAGATAATACCTTCTCCCTTAGGCGTTATAACATCTATTCTATTCTTTGGTTCGTATATTCTCATAGAGAAGTGCTTTTGTTTGAAAACAGCTGCTATTCTTCACCCAGCAGCTACGTTGTTTTAAAGATCTTTAGAAGAAACTTCTTCTATAGGAGCTTCTTCTATCACTTCTTTAATGATGTCAGCTTCCACACCTTGGATCATTAACTCTTCAATCACTTGATTAGTTTGAACCATCAATTGGAAACGTGCTGCTTCTTCTGATGATAAATAAGATCTAACTGTGTTTAGGATTAATCCAAACTGTTGTCCTGTTAACGTGAATTTGTCTTCAGGAGTCCATGTGTACCTTTTTGCAGGATCATACTGTGCCATAGTTTAATTGGTTTTAAAATTAACAGTAAAAGTATATAATGTTTTTTAATTATCCAACATTAAATATAGAAAAGTTTACTGATGGTGATAATGGTCTTGTTGGATTAGTTCCTGCAGCAGTTGGTAACAAACGCATACCAGTTGCTGGAGCCCACCAATAGAACTTAAGATATTGTCCAGCTGTTAATGCTATTGTATCTGCTATCCTTGCTAAAGTTTGATCATTTTGTTGAGATGATGTTGTAAATGTAAAAGCAGAGTTAGGTACAATTGCATCATTTATTGTATACCATACTGTCACATTAAAATTTGATGCACCTCCTGTAAATGCAAGTTGAAGACTAAGATCTATATAATAAATTCCTGCATTAGTAACATTTACTCTATTATTAGGTCCTAATGTAAATCCATTAGCAGATTGTGTTGAATTAATTAAAACTTGATTAGCTGTTGTTGCTCCACCATTAGTTTGTAATGTGGTATCAAAAAAAGTAGCAGAATACAGACTCGTAGGAGCAGGTATTTTATTTTCTACAAATTGATCAAGGTTTAATTCTCCTTTATATCCTTGTGCAGGATTAGTTCTTTTTTCCCAAAGGGTAGGTTTAATAAATGTAGGCATAATTATTCTTTTAAGTTTATTTCAAACGTAATAACGCTTGTTGTTTTAATTGATTTGCTCATGTCCACTCTTATCTTGAACATGTTACAGAACTTAAGAATTTCTTCTATAAGCATATTGTTGTACATTGGATGACTTGCTGCTATTCTGAATCTATAGTTATCAGGATTCTTTGTGATCTCAAGACTACATAGTTCATCAACAGAAGAGATAACACCTTCTAAGTGTGCAAGAAAGACTTCATCGTTATCTTGCATCACCTTAGGAAAATGTTTTCTGTTTATATCCATTATGACAATGTTAACAGGTATTTAGTTTTAGCTGCTTCTCCTGATAATGAATCTGCTAGATTACATACATCATGATAACCATTCTTCTCACCATACATCTTTAAAGCTGATGCAAAAGATAAAAGATTATTAACGCACTCACCAGCTGTACAGTTTGTAAGAGGTTCTATTTTATATGGAGCAGGTCTTTTACCTGTATATCCCATAATCTTTTCAACCAATCCATCTTTGAAATCATGTACATAATCATACAATGCTCCTGTGGCTTGATGCTCTGCATAACTAGTTGTTTGCCAATGAGTCAAATGTAATTGCTCATGGAAGTAAGTAAGCTTTGCAGCTATGCTTTCTAACGTTAAGCCTTCAGATGCTGATGATTTCATCATGTCATCTGGAAATATAGATTTCATTGCCATAATTAAGGAGCTGGTGTTGTCGTACTAGTGGTGGTTGGTGCTACAGTAGTTGTAGTAGTTGTAGTAGGGGCAGCAGTTGTTGATGTTGTAGTGGTTGTATAGTTGCAACACTCTTTAGCATCTATCTCTACATAGTTACCTACAGCAGGTTTAAATGCTTGTACAATTAAACTACTTGGTATAATACGTCCTGATCCATCAAAACGTACAAAAGCTTTAAGCTTGTTATTGTTATTTCTAGCCATGATTATCTTGTTGTTGTAGTTGTTGTTGTAGCTCTTGCAGTTGTTGTGCTAGTAGTAGTAGGAGCTACTGTAGTGGTTGTAGTGGTAGTAAGAAAACAGCACTCATATGCTTGTATTTCTTTCCACTTACCCACCTTGGGCTTATTTTTTCTAAGGATTAAGCTTCCTGCAACTATTCTGCCAGATCCATCGAATCTAACAAAAGCCTTTAAAGGTCTTGAATTAATGCTTCCCATTGTTTAAAATTTAGGGTTAATAGTCTAGGTTATATTTGTTTTTGATTTCGTTTAGTTTAGTGGCATAAAACCACGTGCAATATTTTTTTGATTGTTCGTTCTCAAGAATCATATCTAGGTTAGGATCTTTTGTTGGATCTGTTCCCATGTGATATTTACCTTTATAGAAAGCTGGATAACCATTTCCTGTCTCAGACACTATGCCTGCATTATGAAAGATGGTGTGGGTATCAAGTTTTGTGATAGGATCTGTTGCCCAAGCAAATGCTAGTTCAGGCACCACTCTTGTTTCTTTTTCTCTAACCCATATGTTCCAAAGAACAGCCCACATGTCTGCACACCAACTTTGGAATCCACTGTTCTCATCTTTAAAGAATTCTCTATTCACTTGTTGTAAATAGGTTCTTATAAGAATACAATCATTCATCACCTTACTCCAGAAGTCAGCATCTACATTCTTTAATAGATATTGAGCTCCTCCTGAATGATCATTATTAGCTTCAGCTATTTCTCTGCTTATTCCAACAACACTTGCTATCTCAGCAAGAACATCTCTTCCTTTATATTCTTCCAGTTTCTCTGGTAACACTTGATGCACCTTGCTATCAAAATACTTAGCGTTAATATAACTGTTTGTATCTGATAAGTAGTTAACATCATCTTCCAAAAACTGATCCACATTAAAATCTTTCATAAAAAGAATATCTGAATCACAATAGAATATAGCACAATCACTTAGTTCTGGATGTTTCTTAAAATGTTTCCAAAGAACGTATGGTCTTAATACAGGAATATATATTCCAATCAATCGATTCAGATTATCCTCATCTTCGTAATAATGAAACTCTGCTTCTGGATATAGATCTTCTATCTGTTTCCACTTATCTCTATTCTCTCTTCCTTTAGGTGTAAAGATTAGATTGATTGCTTTGTCAGAGTGTCCTATTTCTTTAAGACTCTCCATCCATAGATTCACTTGCCATGTGTAATAAATGTCACTAGGACAAGCTTGGATAAATTTTAATTCTTTCATAATGTAGTTGGTTTTAATTTTTATTTTTTTATATTAAGGAATATCAGTTATTGTGCCATTTTCTATATATACACAACCACCCTCACCATTATTATAAGCTCCACTAGGAAATGGTATTGTTCCTTCAGAATCCAACCATACTTCACAACCAATAGTTGGCCATGAATTTATACATGCTTGTGTCATCCATACATTAAAATAATTAAGTGGTACACATTCAGATTCAAAACATGGTCCTGCACAATTAACAAATTTATTTGTGCTATTAACTACAGGTGCAGCTGTAGTAGTAGTTGTAGTAGTACAAGCTGATCCATAGGTAATCTCTCCATCTCCACATGTAAATGCAGGAGTTATACCTGCAGTTAATGTACAAACTTTTAAAGAATTTCCACTTCCAGCAACAACATTACCTGTTTGATATATTCCATTACAATCTGTGTATTCCACTGTAGCATATCCTAAATCAGGACAATCAGTAATAGCTAAAAATGACACTTCAATACATGGTGTAATTGTTGTTGTTGTTGTGGTTGTAGTTGGACATCCTATCTGAAATATGTTACTTAAACCAAATTGTGCACCTCCTGGATCTGTATAAAATATATTTGTTATTGTCCAATCACCACCAAGATAATAAGTAACACCATCATTTAATTGAAATGTTCCTACAGGATACTCAACACTATAAATAACATTTGTAGTATAACACTCAGTTACTTCATACCATTCTGATGTTGGAGCAGGAGTGGTAGTAGTGGTGGTGGTAGGTGTTATGGTTGTTGTTGATGTAGTTGTAGTATTACATCCACCAGCTCTAACACATATCAATCTTTCAAGTTGTTTAGATATTTGCCAAAGAAGATTACTTCTTGTACTCTGTCCTATTTGTCTTGGTGCTATACTCATTTTTATTTTTATTTTAAACAATATTGGTTACCACACCATCTGTTATTTCAATACAATTAATGTCATTATTATTATAATTACCTGAAGGAAATGGTGTTGTTCCTGCTTCATCTAACCAAACTGCACATCCTATCAATGGCCAAGAGTCTATACATGATTGTATCATCCAAACATCATAATAAGAAAGAGGTCTTCTACATCCACCACCACAAGGTGCTATACAATTAATAAATGTATAATTTGTATTAATTAAAGGATTTAATGTTGTAGTAGTAGTAGTTGTATTATCTACTAAGCATCTAACTGAGAAACCATGCCTTTTATCACTACCTGATCTGTTTACACTACCATCGCTGTAAAATAAAATTCGAAGATAAGCACCTGAATTTATCTCTGTCGAAGCCCACCATACACCATAGGTATTAAACTCTAAGAATGTGCTATCAATGTCTCTATAACCTCCTCCAAGAGCTGTAAAACCACTACTGTTTGTAGCATCTGTGTTTGGATCTGCCCAATGACATAGTCCTGTCTCTTTCATTGATCCTCCAGCAATTGATTCTCCTCCTAAGAAAGTGGTTAAAGTGGTCCAGTCTTCATCTGTTGGAATACTTTTACCTACAGGAGCTAATCCTCTTGGATCTGTTAATGCATACCAGTTGTAGAGTTTTCCATATATAGGTTCATTTAGAGGGTCATTGTCATAATAGCACCAAGCTCCAGTAGTTAAACTAGTCCATACAGCAGGATCTGTTACCTCTGGGATAGGATCTCCATTAGCATAAGTAGTTACATTTAAATTACATTTGTCCCAAGTTTGTGTGCCAATAACAACAGGTTCTTCTACACAATTTAAACATCCTGTAGTAGTAGTAGTTGTAGTAGTAGTTGTGCCACATCCACCAGCAGTTACACATGTCAGACGTTCTAATTGTTTAGATATCTGCCATAGTAAGTTAGATTGTGTGCTCCAACCAATTTGTCTACTAGGTATAGCCATTTCTTTCTTTATATATTATTAGTTGTACACTCTTATTTCAAAAAATGTATCTTGCAATGCGTTATTTTCAAATTGTATTGACCCTGAACTTCTTACAGATGAAAAAACTACAGATTGGCTGTCAAAATCACCTGTGCTACTAATTAAAGAGCACATTTGGTCGTTAGTGTTACTATAAAATATCTCACTATTTAATGTTGTTTTATTAACAGTAAATAAAGGCGTTGAGCAATAACAAGCGTAATTCCCAAGGTCTAAATATACAAACCAAACATCACCAATAGTGTTTTCTAATATTCTTACTATTGGAGTTGCTGTATCAAAAGTAAGTGTATCACCACTAATATTTATACCCCAGTCAGCTGGAGTTGTACCTGTTGCCACAAAATATGTACCATTATCATTATTAGGTGCTCCTACATTTGTAAAATCTCCTAACACATTATTATTGATGAAATATGTTACACCTACAGTTAAATTTCCTGAGTTAATATCTTGAGGATTACTAGAACCACTCTGTGTTAATAAAGCTGTATACACTTTATATTTAGGTGGTGAAGAATATAATTCCCAAACAGCTGCTCCTGTACTATTGTCAATACATTTGTAAGTAGTACCATCATCTAAAGTCCAAAATGAACCTACTTTAAATCTTAAAGTATCATCAAAACTGGTATTAGGAACTGTATTAAAACCATTTGTTGAATTTCTAATATATCCATTGTTATCAAAAACGTGTCTAATTCCACCTTGCCACATATCCTCATAATCGACTCCACATATACGAGAAACACCACCATTTTGACCAAAGTCATAAGTTCCTTTTTTAATTGAAGAATTATTCTCTAACTGTATTGCATCATCATTATTTAATAGTATATCAGTTCCACCTGTATTGTTTCCAATAACAAGTGTTTGTGCAAGTGTTTGAGATCCACTTACACTATTACCTGTAACTTGCGTTAGTCTTTCTAATTGCTTAGAGATTTGCCATAACAGGTTATCTTCTGTACTCCAGCCTATTCCTCTTGATGGTATTGCCATGATTTTTATTTTAAAGATTATTAAATGACGCTATAAATGTAGTGATAATTTCTATATCAAATACAAATATATTTTATTTATTTTTATTTATATATTATATGATGCTATTTGTCCACCAGTTGTAGCTACAGTTGCTGCATTTTGTAATCTATCTCCAATACTATTTGCTGTGAAACCACTTGATATTAAATAATTCCAAAAGTCAGCTGGTGTCATTAATAATGTTCCCACTGTAGCATCTGTTCCAACTCCCTGTAATACATTAGATGGAGATGGTACAATCAATGTTCCTGTTAATTCACTTGATGCTCCATAAACTGTTCCACTTCTTACATTATTAGTTGCAGGATTTCCTAAAGCAACACCTGCTGCGTATAATGTTCTATTACCACCTGTGCTTATTTGAAATAACCAACTTGATGTAGCAGTGTCTATTGTTACTCTTGGTGCTACAATAGCCATATTATTAGTTGAATTAACTACGTTTCCAGAGACTTTTACAAATGTTCCTGAACTATATGCTGATGTAAGAGCAAAAGATGAATAAATAGCTGGTGCTCCAGTACTTGCAGTAATTATACCAGTAACAGAAATTGTTGCAGCAGTTGTTTGATTAAAAATTGCTGGTTGAGTACTACCTCCTGTTGTATTTCCAACAACATTAAGGTTACCTCCATTAATTGATATAGATATTTTAGGAGATGAATTTGTAATATTTCCAGTTATATTTGCAGTAGCAGATGCTGAATTTATTGTAAATGCATTTCCTGAACCTGATGAAATAGAAGCATTACTTACATTGCCTGTTAAATTTAATATTCCTCCTGTTAATACTAATGTGTTACTACTTTGACTTCCTCCAATATTACTTGCATTATTTAAATCACCAACTATATTTAATGTTCCATTTCCTGTTGAACCTATAATAGTTTTACCTCCAGTTGAATTGCTTGTGGAACCATCTGCACTATAATTTCCTATTAAATTAAAAGTTCCAGTTGATGATAATAAAATAGTAGTAGAACCTGTAACAACATTAGACGTTAAAATACTACCTCTAAAAGTGGCAGTATTAGGACTTGCTAAATTCATCTCTAATACTGAAGTGAGTGAACCAATAACAATAGCTTGAGCAGCAGTGCAAGTTAAATCTCCCCCATTAGCATAAATAAATTGACCTCCTACCAAAACAACAGGTGACGCATTTGATGTACTTCTTATAGATAATACAGTAAAAGTACCATTTATAGTAACAGTAAAACCATTAGCATATACATCATCTGCACTTGTTGGTAATGTACCACCATTCCAAGTAGCAGTATTACTCCAGTTACCACTTGCTACTGCATATCTTACTGCCATAATTAAAGATTTTTATCATTAATAAATGTTTGCAATGCACCCATAATTGTAGCTGCTGCATTTATAGCATCTGTGTCTCCACTATCAAAAACATCCATATATGTAATAGGAATTGAATTGTCAGGCAAACTTACTGAACTTCCATCTTCTAAAACTCTGTAAGGTGTTAAACGCATAGCTACACTACCACCTATATCAGTTGGTTTAACTAATGGCGATATTGCTAAATTAATCATGTAGTATGGATAAACATTTCCATCTACTTCTATTGGATTATTACTTGTAATTGGCATAATTTTATTTTTTATGTATATGGTATAGATTCTCTACTTGTCCAAGCTACGTTTGTAGCTAAACCTGTTGTTATTGAGCCACTTGCAGCTACTGTTATTCTTGTTATTGTCCACACTGTTGCAGATTCTGCAGAACCAACTGGTGCATATCCACAATAATTTATATTATTATTTGTAGAATTGTTTGCATTTCTTCTTGATGAACCATTTTGTTTACTATTAAATGTAGTCCAATCTGTAGCACTTAAATATCCATCAGTTGATGTTGTAGCTTGTGTAATACTAAATGTTCTATCTGCAGTTAAATCACCACCACCACTCAAAGGAGATGTTGTGGATATTGTTCTTGCGTTTGTAACTGGTGTATATCCTAATGCTGTTGTTACATCTGAAGATGTAATAGATGATAAATATGTAGTTGTATCTAAAGTAAATGTGCCTACAGCAGTCATTTTAACAAATGGTGTGCCTGTAGTCCATGTTGGATAGTTTAATGTTCCCCAAGTACCAACTGTTGGTATAACTGGAGTAGGTATATTTAACACATTAGATATTAATGTTGCAGCACCAGAACCTGTTGTAGTTAAAGATGTTATTCTATTAGAATAAGCAGTTTGAAAATTTGTTCTATCAGTAGCAGATAAATAGCCATCAACTGATGATGTTCCTAAAGGAATACTAATTGCAGGAGTAGCTCCTCCACTTGAAACTATTGGAGAAGTTCCTGTAACTGATATAACACCTCCACTAGGAATAGTAGGATAGGCTATTTGTTTTACATTACCTGAACTATCTCTTAATAAAATATAATCAGATGTTGTTCCTGTTGTTGGAGTTACACCTATTTGTAATTCTCCATCTCCTTTTATTTTAAATAATTGAACAGTTCCATTATAATTTCTTACATTAAAAGAAGTATCGCTATTATTTGAACCTGCAATTATTTGTAATCCATAAGATGTTCCTAAACCAGAAAATCCATTTATTTGAAAAGAATAATTACCTGATACAGGATTAACATTATATATACCTCCTCCTGAATCATACAGATTACTATTTTCAATAGTTCCTGTACCACTCCATCTAGTAATATATCTATTTGTTCCTGCTCCTGGAAAAGTAGGAGTTACATATCCTGCAGGATTACTTGATAAAGGATAATAAAGTAAGCCTGCTGAAGTTGATGTAAGATAATTAGCTGGATTAGATGAAAGAGGATAGTATAATAAATTATATGTACTTGTTCCATTATTCCATACAACTGATGGATTGGGATAGGTTCCAGATAAGTCACCTCCTGCAGGGCCTGTTGGAGAGCCTCCTCCTCCCCCTGTGCCAACTTGCTTTACTAATCCATTCTTATCTATTACAATAACATTAGCAGAGTTAGCTGAGATTTTTCCATTCTTATCTATAAACTCATACATTATATTTCTAGTGTTGCTTTAACATAATATGTTGTTCCTACTACATCTGAAATGAATTGTATATAATCAGAGTTATATAAGATGTAAGGATTTGTATCTCTTATTGAATCTCCTGCATCTAAACTTAATTCATATATAGGAACTGTAACTAAAGGAGAGTCATTCTTAATTCTATTTAAGTTGAAAACATAGTTTGAACTAAGATTGTTTATAACAATGTTAGTTACATTCAATGATGACGTTGTACAAAGTATTTTTGTACTACCATCTGTTGCTACATCTCCTTGATATATTACTTCCATACGTCTAGTGTTATTGTCATAATTCCAACATATAGAATATATGTATCAAAATTATATTTGTCATCAGCATATATAATCTCCCAACCTAAAGCTAGTCTATCATGTGGCCAATGAAACCCTATTTCTAATTCCCATTCCATCATCTACCTTGTCCTTTATAAAGTTTCTTGTAATTCTTAGAGCTTTTTAAGTTTGATGTTTGTGATTTAGCATGTACATTAGGTCTATTAACCTTTGGTCTTTCTAACTTCACTACTGTGTTGGTTATCTTTGCCATTATATTTTACTTAATTGGAAGTGCATTCCATCTTTACGTGTCCATGTTCCTCCCCAATCAAAACCTGCATCTGTAAAACATTTTACAAATCCTGATGACAACTTAGGAGTTTTACCAAGACCATTTTCAAATGCATTTATATCAACAGCAATTCCCCAAGAATGTAATGACATACTAGTTAATCCTCTTTTCTTTCTAATGTTAAAACAACCATCCCATGTTTTAATTTCTTTTACATGACCAGTTGCAATTAAGTTTTTAAATGCTTGTGTAAGAGGTGCAACAAGATCTTTGTTGCAATATATTCTTTTAGGTATTAAACCTATTTCAAGTTCAGTTGGTACATCAAAAAGAACTAAACTTTTTTGTAAGTTTGGATCTCCATATTTTTTTAAAGCTTGTGCACTTGTTACCATTGGTTATTATTTTTTGTTCAAGTTGATTTTCCAATATGTACCAACACCAAAGATTAATGTACCATCAAAGTTTACACCAACATTAGCTTGATACACTCTGTCCTTTCTATCTTTATATATAAGACCAGGAGTAAATGATTGTAGGGTTCTCCTGTCACCAAACAAGTTACCTCCTATGTAAAGCTGTCTTTTTGGTTGTTGTGCTTTAATAATTGTAACTGTCTTGGTAACAAGAGGTATCTTATAGTCTTTAATGTAGGTTCTTTTACCAAGCTTGTTTAACCAAACAGTGTCAATCACTGTTATAGTTCCAAGACTGTCTAGTTTAATTGTGTCTTTATATGTTCTTCTTGCAGTGTGTTGTTTCAATAAGTAATTGAATCTTGCTCTACATGTGTCTATATGTTCTCCTGGAGTGTATTCAGGACCCTCTGGTTTAACATATTGTATTTTAACAACCTCCACTTCCTTCGTAATAGTGTCGTGTGTTTCTTTCCATATAGTGTCATACTTTGTAATAACAGTTGGTTCCTCAGTAGTTGATACAGAAGAACAAGACCTTTGTAAAAAGATTATTACAACAAGTACAGCTATAATTATGTAAGTAAAGTTAATTTTTGATTTCATCGTAGTTATTTGATACTTCTTTTGCTCTTTTGATAAAGTTTTTTAATGTTTTCCAAATGTCAATCTTTAAAGCTGCTTCTATGTTTTCTTTAATTGATGTTATTTCTACAAGAATAAGAAGAACACATGCAACTTTTGTAGAAAAGTATTGAACTGAAACAATGTTTAGTAATAGTTCGTTCAATAAAAATTTATCAATTGGATAGAGGACAATAATTGCCACCTCATAAAGAACCATTTTGCTTATTATGTTTGATAACTTTCTACTACGAATAGATTTCCATCCATGTAATTTAACTGATTTATAAATACCTGTGAATGTGTCACACAAGATTGCTAGACCTACAACAATAACTAACTGTTGAATTGGTGCAAAGAATAAAAGTAGGGCTGTTAATAGTTGTAAAAGAAATGTTTTCATTTAGGGAGCAATAGATTGTTAATGAACTATTTTAAGAAGATCTCCTGTACGATATATTTGTCCAGGAACTAAACCAGCAAATACTGCAGCAGAGTTGTTAGCAAATTGAGGAGTGACAGTAGGTGCTGTTAATACAAGATTCCAGTCTGTTGCTCCTGTACCTACAGACTTAGCAAAGTATAGCAGCTTTGTGGTTGTATTTAAATAAGTTTGTCCTAGATATATAGCAGGGATGCTAGGAGCAGTGGTACCAGTTTTTGGTACTAAGTTAGTATTTATCTTTGCTAATATAGTTGGTAGATCCTCTAAAGGATTTACATTTATATTAGTAAGGATTGGGCCATTGTATATAATGCATTTAGCATTCTCATACGTAGCACAGGTTGGGCAAATTGCAGCTGTTCTCATGTGAGCAAATTTAATTATTAATTATGTATTTTGAAAGAGGGTGTATCAAATAAATGATATAATATAGCGTTATCTAGATCTAGCTTCACCAGTAACTCTTATGCCTTGTTCTTTAGCTAGTTCTGGATATAAATAAGGAAGTAGTTCATTTTGAAATTGTGCAGCTACAGGAATCATATTAAAGAAATATTTAGTAGGATGTGACTTCTCAATCATCTGTTCATCATCTGTTGCTTCTCCATACATTTCTCTACTTGTATACCACATCACTTGTGTAGCTCTAGTTAAAAGTCCAAGAGATGGAATTACAGATCCTTTTGTCATACTTTCAAATGATAGAGGATTGTAATAGAATGTAATCTCATCAGACACTTTGTTTACAAGTTTTAGAGTCCATTTGTATTTATTCTTTTCTTCATCTGTAGCATCTTCTGGTGGTTCAGCTGCTTTAGCTGCAATAACTAAACCTATTACACTAAATAATAAATATAGTTCTTTCATTTGATTAGCTATCTGTTCTCTTATAAGATCTTGAAACTCTTCTTCTGTAATCTCTAATTCTTGACCAGTCTTTTTGAAATAGTCCAACTTCTTAGCTTCAAGCATTTCATTAAGAATTTGCAATCCTTCATCAGTACCAGTTATGATGGCTCTCATTTTTGCTATGTTTCTAAACCCTACATGTTGCCAGGTTTTAACAAATGCTCTAGTTCTACCATACTCCCATTTATCAAGTTCTGCATTCTTGTCAATTCCTAATGTATGCTCAGCAACCAATTTAGGCATCCAGTTCTTGAACATCATGAATGAACTGAATATAGTATCTCTTCTATAGCCAGCTTTATTGTCTTCATTCATCTGTCCATTAAGCTTTCTACCATACTCAACAATCATTGTTCTGAATTTAGCAAGTTCAAGATCACTCACTCCTGGAATAATCACCTCATCATTTTCAATGGTAGCCACCTTATCTAATGAAGAAGATTCTTTTAGTTCTTTTACTCTCTCTTTGAATGATTTTTCCAAAGCCTTTCTTTCACTCTCAGACAATCCTTTTCTAGCATTTCTATCTTGCTGTTTTAGATATTGAACTATGTTCACAATCTTACCATCTACCACCATTGAGTTATCAATAATGCTCAATGCATTACCCATTTGTAATCTTCTCTCAGCAAAAGAGTTAGTTGACATCATCACATCAGTAAATGTCCATGTAGATAAGTATTTACCAAGTCCTTGTTTCTTAGCTATTTTTCTTCTTTCTTCTGTAGTTACATCTTCATTCAATGGTACAATAAGATCTAGAAGTCCTTTTTGTATTACACTGAAGTTATTTCCTGTAACAACCTTGAAGTTGTTCTTTTGAAATTCTTTAAATGAATACATAGTTCCTTCATTAACAAATGCCTGGAAATTATATCCTACAAAGTTAGCTATAGCAATAAGAGGTTTAAGACCAACAGCAAGAGATCTAGTTAATGAGTCAGCATTACTTAACAGCTTTTTAGCATTCACTGCCTTTGCTTCTTTTTCTTCTTCTGTCTTACCAAGTTTTTCTCCAAGTGTAGCAAAACCAACATTTCCTAATGACCCAAGATCTTGTCCTAGTTTATACAGTCCATCATCAATGATTGTTCTTAATACATCTGCGTTCTTGTTCTCTGATTCATTTACACTTAACTCTCCATCTGTAAACTGAACCACACCATTCTCAACTATAAGACTTCCTTTAGCTTTCTCAACAGCATGTAATGTAAGTAGAGTGTTCTCTAAGTTTTTAGAACTCTCATATTCAAATAAAGACTTAACCCACAGTGCCCCAATCTTATTAAGATCTGTAGACAATTGATTTACAGATTTATCTGTTCGAGTAAAGTATTTAGGAATTGATTTTCTCACCTTACCTGTCTCAGGATCTATCTTAGAAAGATTCTGTTCTTCATTTATCCTAGTTTGATAAAAGTCTGTCCACAAAGATTCTTTTGCTTGAGCAGACAGGTCATCTGTTTGTGCAAACTTCTGAAGCATTGTAGCTTCTATTAATGGAAAGAAAGAACTTCCTTGTTTATCAAGGTATCCCATTTTAGCAGCTTTAACATTTAAGTCAGTAAAAAATTGCCATACATCATGTGCAGCTTTGTTTTTACGTAAGTCTTCATACTCTTTAGATAGATGTCCTTCTTCAATCATTGTTTCTCTGAACAACTGTTTGAATCTGTAGTTATCATATCCATCAAATTTCTCACTGTGTATATCTAATGAGTCTCTAAGTTTAGCTTTTCTCCAAGAACGTTGTAATGAATCTTCCTCTGCATCATTTGAGAATACAGTTTTATCAAGATCTGCCAATCCTTTTTCAATTGCAGCTTTAGAAAGTTTATCATACTCAGTGATATTCATGTTCTTTAAGAAGAAAGATTTATCACGTTTCTCTCTAGCATCTTTCATTTCAGTCCAGAATGCTGGATCAAACTTCTTGATAAGATTTAATCCTGTTGGAGACATTGTCCCAATCAAGTCAAATGCTTTCACACCTCTGGCTGCAGCTTCTTTCTCTAATGGAATAAGTATTTTTTCATACTCCTTCATTTTTCTAGCAAACTCAATGTTTACAAGACTCTTTGCATTCATAATTAAATTAGAAGCAAGCTTGATGATTTTAGCAGAAAGTTTAGATCCTTCTAAGAATGTCTTAGCAAAACCATCAATCTCTCTTTCAGCATTAAGTATAGTTTCTTTTGTTTTCTCTGTAGTGATGCCTTCTTTCATTCCTAAGTGTACAGCGTATTGACTCTGTAATTCAGAAATCTCATTCAACATTCTGCCTGCCATAGAAGATATATGCTCTAGTTCCTTTAATGTCTTTTTGTTTTCATCAGTCATTCCTTCTCTTTCATATTGAGAAAGAAACACTTGGTCCATTGATGTAAACTTTACAGCACTAGCACCATACTCAATTAAGTCCCCTAGTTTTTTATCTAGCTCCTCTTTACTTATTGTTTCATAGTCTACATTAGCAAAGTCATCTAATGCAGTTCTTGCGTTATTCAAGAATGATTTACCTACAGTTACAAGAGGTGAGAAGTTTAATCTAACATGTAGATTACGAATAGCATCACTTAACTTATTGATTTCTAAAATCTTAGCATATCTATCTTCAGCAGGCACTGGTTTCTTATATAGTTTTTCCCATTGCTCTCTTAATGATTTAACAAGAGAATCAATCTTTGCATTACCTGTAGTTTCTGAATTGATAGGAACAGGAAGTAAATATAAGTTTGTTTCTTCTAATGAATTCAACTTACCTATCTCCATTGATGTAGGAGCAGAGAATCCACTTTCAGGTTTTCCTTCAACAGCGTATTTATAATTTATTACAAAAGGAATCATTCTGGCCTTTCTCAATTGATTAGGCTTCAATCCATAGTTGTAAAGCATTTTTGTATACTCACCCATCTGAGCTTTCCAATCTTTCTGTTTACCCCAATGGATATCTTCATCAAGACTTTTGTTCACAGATGTAGTTTTCCAGTCAAGGATATCCACTTTAACATCCTCTGTACCATCTTCTTTTGTATAAGGCTCAATAGCAATGAAGTCAATTTTAGATGCAAGTTTACCTTTCACCTTTTCATTAATTGCTTTTGCTTCTAATATAAAACGTGTACCTGGCTCATAAGAGTTGATAAGCTCTTTACTAAATTGTTCTACTCGTTCTTTAATTTTAGGAGTAAGTTTAGTTGCTATCGCATCATTTAAAGGAGTAGCTAATTTATATCCATTCTTATCAATAAGATTATTAGTAATGTATTTGTCTATGTAATCATGTATCTCAGTTCCCCAATCTTTTTTCTGATCATCTAAGAACTTCTGAAGATCAGTTCTATCAGGCATTTTACTACTCTTTTTAAGTTTTGCTGTTACAGAAGGAATCTGTTCAGGCAGTCCATCAATTTCATAGTGTCTAGGTATTGTTTCACCTGCTGCGTTTATTGTTTGATCAACTAATGTTATTCTTTCATTGAAATCTGCAATTATATCATAAAGTTTATCTACAGCAGAGTTCTTAACTTGATAGAATATACCACCATTAGTTATATCAGAAACTATACCACCCACTTTACCAGACAACACTCTATTAGAAGTTTGTTGGAATATATCTATATTAGACTTTCTATATTGTAATTTAATTAAATCAAGAATAAAATCAAAAAATTTCTGAATCATAGAACGATTAGCTTCATCCATTAACTCAGGAAACTGTGTAGAGCCTTCAGATTCATTGATAATCAATTCAGCTATAAGTTTATCCACAGCTTCCTTTTTTATCTTTCTGATGTCTGGTTTACCATTAGATAGTTGATATGCCTTATTATTTTTGTAAGCTTTTAATGTCTCATCATAGATTTTGAATCTACCTATCTTAGAGATCATTTCTGTAATAACTCTTGGGTTAGTTTGTTCTATGATAGCTGTAGCTATGTGTATCACCTCTTCTGTTATAGCATAGTTTTCCTTACCCTGGGCAACAGCTATCACTCCTTTAAATAGATCAGCAAGTCCATTTATTCCTTTAACATTTATATCAGGATTACCTTTAGCATATTCATCTAGCGATTGTATATCTACATCCATCTGTTTAGCTACAGCTCTCATTAAAGAAACTGTCTGATCAGAAGCTTTAGACGCAGGCATATCCTCTAATTGAAGAGAAACAAACTCTTCAGGTTTAATATCAAGTTTAGGAAATGACTTGATCTCTATGTCATCCAAGTTAGGAAAGCTATCTAATCCATTCTTTTCTTGCCACAAAGAAACCTTTGCAGCAAGAATTACTGGATTGATATTAGATTGTTCAGCTAATGCTTTAAACTCTGGTGAGCTTCTGTTTACACAATATGCCATATTAACATTCTTTTATTTTAATTTTTTCTTCATCTGATAAACCATCCCATTCTTCTTGTGCAATATTTTCAGGTTTTTCAATTGAAGGTGTTGTACCTAGAAGAGCCAATTCAATCTCACTATCTTCCACTTCTCTTGTCACTTTCAAGAATCCATTATCTAATACAGATTGTGTAGACACTGTTGATAAACGTTCTGAAGGAAACTCTTTACCATAAAACTCTTGAGCTCTGAATGAATCACCCCAAGCATTGATAGCTTTATATACATAATTTAAATATACTCTACCATCATATTCAGATTCTTGAATCAAAGGAACTCTTTTACCAGCTTCATTCACTGTATACACTTTCTTAAACAATCCTTTATTGATATGAGCTGTATCACCTGTTCTTCTAGCTTTCTTTCTTTGGTTCTTAGTTATCTTATCTTCCCAAGTGAATGAAACAAAATCATTACGTCCTTCTTTTGAACCTTTAGAGAACACAATCATTTTAGGTAGTTCTCCTGATTTCATTTTATTAGATAGTTTTTTACTTAAGAATTGTTCTTCTTTATAAAACCATCTTCCTGGAGTTGATTTACTTTCTTGTAGCTTTCCTTTTCTATAAGATACAATGTTAGTATTATTCCAGTTGTTTCTTTCCATTGTATCTAATGTCTTGAAGTCAGCTAAATTAGGTATATTTTCTAGATTTGACAACGTTTGATTGTAAAATTCTTTGAAGTCTTCATAAGGAAGAAGATTAGTGAACGCAATAGGAGAGTTAGTAAGTCCTGACTGTATTACAGCAAGTCTAACAAGTTTACCATAAAGATCTTTGTTCTCATCTCCAAGTTTCTTTTTCAGTTCTTCGAATCCATATATGATCAAGTTTTGGTCATACACTTTACCATCTCTTCCTTTGATAGAAATGTTATCCACTTTAGGAATAAACATATTCATCATCTTTTTAACTTGTCTAGGAAGATACCCTAATCTATTTAATAACTCTTCGCTTATGTCTTCTTTCTTATAAGTATTACCATCACTTAGTTTGTATTCATCTAATATAATCTTATTACCAGCTTCAAGTTGTAATGAGTTGATAATCAAGTTATCAAACAAAGAATGATTCTTATCTTTTAACACTTTATCTCTAAACTCAATAAGTTGTTTAGCAGCACTTTTTTCTGTTGCAGTTCCTAATAAGATTTTCTTAATAGAGTTGTTAAGCTTTCTATTATTTTGTACAGCCCAGTCAAATAGATCATTCACTGTTTTCTGAGAAATCTTAAGGAAGTCTCTATCATTAAGATCTGCATAAGGAATAAGAACAGGTTCTAGCACAGCTCTTATCTTAGGTTTATCAGATATAAGAATTTCAGCATTTGCATCACGTATATTATATATAGTGTCAGCAAGAGGTCCTATAAAAGAACTACTAAGAATAGCATCTACAGCAGGGATTATATCACCATCTTCATTTACAGAAGAAAATATAGTCTTTTGTGCTTTAGCAAGTTGTACTTGTTTCTTAGTTACTAAATATGGATCATTAATTGTAGCTGTATCAAAGTTAGATCCTTGTGTAACTTGAAACATGTGGTTAGCCATCATGGAATATTTCAAGAATTCATCTAATACAAACGATTGTGCAGCTAATTCTTTAGGACTCATGTCTGCAGGAGACTTACCTATCATGTCAAATAACTCTGTCTCACTAGGCATTTCATCCACTTGTTCATCAGTTAAGTATTCATACTTAGCATCTGCAACAAAGTTATCAATAAACAACCATGAGTATCCATTGTTCTGAATTGTTTTTAAGTACTCACGAACAATTGGTTGGTTCATAAAATAACCAACTGTCTTAATAGGTACACCCACTTTAGCCAAGAACAACCATGTAGAAGCTACGTTTGGTGTAGCACCAAGTCTCATAATCCATGGTCCCTTAGCAATATCCACATATCCATCAATAAACTGTCCAATAGTATCAGAGATATATGTTTTATTATCAGCACTTTTTATTTTAGATAGAGTGGCATATCTCTCACCATTAACCATGATTGAGTTATATTCTTTGAATTTAATTTTACCATCACCTAACCATTCTCTATCTTCCTCATTAACTATTGTTTCTATTTTTTCTGGATCAATAAATATAGGAGTACGTTGATTTTGTGCATTGTTAGTTTGGTTTACAGCAGCAATACCAATTGCATACTTACCTGTAACAAACGCATGTCTTAAGTTAGTCATGAATGTTCTACTTAGCATGTTCTTAACATCACCATAGTCAATCTCAGGATTACCAAGCTTATCATTTATCTCTTTAGATAAACCTTTAAGATCGTCTGCAGAGTTAGGTTTGATTAAGTTATCAAAGTTAAGATCGTTTGATACTAGTTTTTGTAGAGAGTCTATATATTCATTCTCTAATGATTGTCTGTAAAGATCTTCAATAACATCTTCTCTTTGGAATGAGTAGTCCTCAGGGAAGATGGCTTCCATTAACTTATCTACAGACTCTCCTTTTTGTAAAAGTTTTTTAGATCTTAAATACTCATTGAATGCTCCATCATCATACATCTTACCAAACTTAGCAATTGCTTTCTCACCTATTCCTAAGTAAGGAATCACTTTAGGTTTTCCATCTTCACCAGGATATATGTTTTTCAAATAGATTGACAACTTATCAATATCAAAGTCAGATCCAGCTTTCATAACAAGTTCTGATGGAATAACTACTGAGTCTTTATATCCTTCAGGTAAGAACTTAGCTATCTCAAATACATCAATAGAGTTTTGTTTCTGTGTTGGAATACGAAATGCTACACCCATTATAGCTTGAAACTCTTTCTTTCCTTCTGGATCATTGTTGAAATAGTCAATAAGCTCATCCTCAGACATAGTTGATTTAAACCATGGAGCCACCATTATTTGACAAACATTAATTGGCTTACCATTCTCATTTCTACTATAGAATCTAAGTAGGTCTGAGCTATAAACATTCTTACCTTTAACTACTTGTTGCCCAGGTCTTTTTGATTCTAATAATGTATTAGGAATCTGTACTTTCATACCTCCAGATATCTTAGGAGATGTAACATTTTTGTCAGCAATAGAATATAGAATGTTTCTGATCTGTTGATATGCAGGCGTTGCTTCTAACACAACATCTCCATTCTTAAATCCATTAAACGCATCAGTGATGTTATAGTTCACTTCTCGTTTCAATATCTCATCTTCTAATGTATCAACTAGTTTATTGACATCAGATATTCTGAAACTCTTTTTACCATTAGCACCAATAGTTTCTTTTATACCAAGTTTTTTAAGAAGAGTTTTGTATCCATTCTCTATTTTAGCTTGTAATAGTTCTTGGTTATGTTTGATGTCTCTATACAACTCAGAACTATCATTTTTCTCAGCCTCAGACATTCCCATCCATTTAATAAATCTAGCATTGAAATCTGTAATAACGTTTCCTTTAGAATCTTTAGTTTCAAAATCAATTGGTACACCAGCTTCCATGAAGTCCATTGTAACAAGTTTTGTAATCTGAGATCCTTGTGTTACGTAGTTAGCCTCTTTAGAAGGAATCTCTGCCTGTACACCCATGATACTAAATGGTATTTTGGAAACAGCTTGTTTCTCATAAATATCTATTAGAGCATTAGGATCTTCGAATGGTGTCTCATCAAAGTTACCATCTTTATCATATAGAGGAGATATCTTTTCAGCACCCACTTTAACTCCTGTTTCGAATACAGCATAGTCTATATTCTCATTCATCATCTTGTCATACAACTTGATAGCATTAGAGTTAGGGTTCATCTTATGTAGCAATCTAAATGATAGAGGAAGTAATGCAAACTTGTGTAGCACAACATCATTATAGTTTCTACCATCCTGTTTGTTACCAGATACAATAGGTTTTCTAGGAGTGTATGTACTTGCTACATTAGGGCTTTTTCTATCAAATCTTTCTAGTTCTCTTTTAGTTGCTCCAGCTTTAACTAATTCCATATACTCTATATCATGTCTGTACTGAGCTTCATTAGCTTCAGTCCATTCTCCAGAACGTATTCCAAAGATACGATTAGCCTTATCAAGAATATATCCACCACCATCAGTCTCTTTGTATGGGTCATAATCCTTAAGATCACTAGCACTTAATACATCACCCATAGTGATTGCTCTGAAGAATTCATTATTCATATCAGTGTAACCAGCATCTCCAGGTTTATATCCTTTATTGTAAACAGCATCAAGTGCATCATTTATATCTTGGGATCCAGTCATAAGAGCTTGTCTAGGAGAGTTGAAGTTTTTGATACGTTTCAACTCATCACTATATTGATAAGGATCTGAATAAAGAATCTTATGCATCTCAATGTTTGCAATCATATAGTTAACTGAAAGTAGTTTAAGTCTATCTTGTAAACTTTCTTCTGTTAATTTTATGTCACTACTATTCTCAAACTCAACATCTTCGATAGTCAGTCCTTCATCACTATAAAATACAATACCATAGTCTCCAAGAAGTTCTCTTGTGTCTTTAGCATCTTGTTCAATAAATGCATCTACAGCTCTTTTTATTTTAGATTCAAATGCATCATACACCTCCTCAGCAGGAGTGTTTTTGTATTTATCACTAGTAATTTCATTATTAAGTTCTTCACCAAGAATAGCTTTAAAGAAACGTAAGTCTGTTGCTTTCTTACCTTCAACAACAAAACGATCATCTCTAGCAAGTTCTAGTTCAGACATGAAATAGTTTTTAAATATCTCATAATGTTTACCATCTATAAAGCTTTTGCCATTTAAGAATTCACCCATCTTAACAGCCCACTCAATAGATGCATCTCCAGGTACAAGATTTAAGTAGTATCCATTTACATTAAGATTTAGCTCTTGTACGATTCTTTCTTTAGCTGTAAGTTTAGAACTTTCTTTCTTTTTACCTTTACGTTGGTTATCCATACCATCAATGTATACAGATTTACCTAAGTCTTCTGTACCCTTGATACGATTACCTGTTCCTTTTTTAGGATCTAAGTTAAACATCTTCTGTAACAATACACTTCCTTTAGCAAATACATCTGTACGTAAGTATCTGTATTGACTATATTCAGGTTGAGTGTCTAATTCTTTAATGTTATTTAATTTAGAAAGAACATTATGTAAACTACTTAATGCATTCACTCCTATGTAAGTTTGTGTACGTTCTCCATTCATATTGAAATACGTACTCTCAAATGATTTATTCTCAATGAAAGCTTTAGTAAGTCCTAGTTGCATTAAACGTCCTTCTATATTTAATGTTCTAGGAGTTAATACAGTGATACCTCTGGCAACTTCTCCATTAGCTTCATCTGCTGCAATCTCTGCTTCAGTTTTAGCTTTACCTTGATCATTTAATTCAATGAATGTTTGTTTAATACCTTCTACAGCATCTGTAAAGTTTAATAACTTATCATCTTTTAACTTCTTTATGTCTTTGATGTTAAACTCAATTCCTAATTCCTCAAGTAGTTTAGTATAGCTACTTAAATCTGAACCAGTCAATTGCATTGATTTGATCACGTCTGTAGCAAAATATCTTCCTGTCTTATTATCATATGTAAATAATTTAGAATCAGATTTGATTTTATCAATCATATCAGTAGTCATGTCACGCTTAGCTTGTTTAGCAGCACTAGTTAATGTTGAATCACTAACTATCACTTCTCCACCAGGAAGAACGAATACAGAAATAGCATCAGCATTCTGACTCTTCATTGCTTTCCAGAATGCAGAGAACAGTTGTATTGTACTTTGATCAAATGATTTGAAATCAATTGTTGCACTAGGACTTGTTTTAGTAAGTCTTGCATATAGATTCTCATAAGTAGGATCTGTTTTAGCCATATCTTTAAGTGTGGCTAACATCTCATTTGGACTTAAGGAGTTGTGAAGTTTGTTTTTCAATTTAATAAACACCTCATCTGCAGGTAGAAGAATAGCACCACCAATAGAAGAACGCTTATTTCTTAATTTTCTAACTCCATCAGTTGTGTCTACATATGAAACAGGAAGAGTTCCTAGTAATAACTTAACAGCACCATTTGCTTTTCTGAATGAATCAATCTTTCTAGCATCTTGCCAGTCTGATTTTCCAGATGCATCCTCGTCACCTAAAACAAGTTCATCATTCTCATCAAACTGTATATCAAATGTTTTAAGCTTTTGTTTGTGTAATTCAATAATGTCATCCCATTTATCAAATACATTAATGTATAAAGCTTCTAAATCATTTTTCTGTTTAGCCCCATCTTTCTTAGTAGTTGTACCATCAGCCATGTTATCCTCAACAAGATCTATTTGATGACCAATTACATCTGACATTCTTACTTGAAGCATCTGATATAATTCTTTTTGTCTAGGTTTAACTACATTAAATAAGCTTTCCTTTCTATCAATCATATCTTTAAGAGTGATGAACGTCATCTCCTCTATCACCTCATGTAATTGGACACCAGGTATTCCTTCCACTCTAAGATCTGATGTAATATCAGCTGTAGCATTTTCTATATCGATTATCCCCACCTTAGCATATGCTAACTGAGACATGTATGGATTATATGTATTATAATATCCATTACCTATCTTGTTGAATAACTCTCTTGTATTACGTTGAGCATTATTTCCTGTAAAGAAAGACTTGATGAAGTCAATCAATTGAGAAAACAATCTACCAATTAAGCTTTTAGATTCATTTGGAATACCTAACTTATCATTAAGTACAGCATCTCTAAACTCTTCAGCAAGTTCTTCTTTGATTTGAAAAGCTGTAGCATATTTATATTCAACAGTTTTGCCTGTTTCTCTATCAACAAATGTTCCTGGTCTACTTGCAAACTCTTTAAGGATAGCTTCTTTCTCACTTGGATCAGCAAACATTTTCCATACAGCTTCAAACACCTCGTGATACACAGTACCAACCTCAGCATTCTCATATATGTAAATAGCACCATTGTGAAGCATACCCCAAGCTTGTCTACCATTGGTAGCTTGAATGATGTTCTTCACTCTGTATATAGGAACATTAGGAAGCATCTTCTTGATACCTTCTTCTAATTTACTCCAGTCTTCACCTTGGAACTTTCTAGCTTGTTCAGCTAAGACAACACGCATTGCTGAATCATCAGGAGCTTGTTTTCTTTGTCTACTAGCAAGCATTTGTGCTCCAGTAGTTTTTGGTTGAGTAGGAGGAGTTGGTACTACTACTTCTTCATCAGCAAGTTTTGCATTTATCTCAGAAGTCTTATCAGTAAATATCTCCATTTCTTTTGGAGATAATTGTTCATTGTTCTTAATCTTCTCAGCAATAGAATTGATTCTATCTTCTGTAACTATTCCATTATCAATGAAGTTAGCATACTCATCTGCTCCAATTACATCAGGAGGAACATTTGGTGTAAATGGTGTAGCAAGTGGTGGTTCAACTGGAACTTTCATTGCTTCCAATTGTGTATACACTTTAGCGTATATATCATTACCAATTAATTCTTGAGCTTCTGGTTGTGTAATACCCTTAGCTTGCATCACTCCTTTTGTAACCTCTCCATCATAAGAACCAAACTGAATATTGAATCCATCACCAGTTTCATTAAACTTCTTACCATCTAATGTAAATACTATTTTACCATATCCACCTATCTGTACAGTGTTCTCTGCTAGTCCATTTAATTGGAATGTAGTTTGTGGAGCATTTGCAGCAGGCACCTTGGTCTTAGTCTTTAGTGCATCTAATTGTGGTCTTAGTTTAGCTAGTATAGCACCATACACAATTGCTTTAGCTTCTTCTTGATCAGTGATTCCTCTATCATTCATAAATGCATCCATAGTAGAACCTACAAATGTAATAGTGAATCCTTTTTCTTCATTTGTGTCTACAAACTCCTGACCATTCATTTTAAAAGAAAGATTACCATACTTACCTAAAGCATAATTATTCTCTCCACCTTCTAAATCATATTCTTTTTGTGTAGCAGCTGTTGTTGCAGCAGGTGCAGCAGCAGCAGTTTTATTTGCTTCAGCTAATAACTGATCAATGTACTTATTTAATAAATACTTGCTAGTTATGTTATAGATCTTAGCTTCATCTTGCTCAACACCTTCAAGAAGATTTCCTAAATCAATAGCTAATTCTTCTTGATCTAAAGTTTCTTGCCAAGCTATATATTTATCTTGGTCAATGATATTGAATATACCATCCATGAAAGGTTCAATATCCTCTTCAGTGGTAACTGTGTTTTTGATTCTTTCTAATGCATCTTTTTTAACATTAGGTTTAGCAGGAGCTTTAGGAGCTGGAGCAGCTGTAGCCACAGGAGGAGCTTTTGGAATTTCAAAATCATCTGATATTGAATCCATTGTAAAATAAATACCTTTCTTGTTAGGAATATCAGGATTAGTCAGTGGTCTAACTTGTGTCACTAAAGGAATCTCATCAGCAGTTCTTCCTTCTGGTGATAATAGATATGTTTGATAGTTATCCCATTCTTTTTTGATAGGCTCACCATTCTCATCTATACCAAGTATTTCAGTGTAGTCATCTCTAAATGATCTCTCGTTAACCAAAGTGGCATTTACATTATTGTACATTCCTCTAAGGACAGCTTTGATTTCATTTTCTTTATTCTGTAATCCAGTTGTTGTAAAATCAAATGGTTCTGCACCAATACCTGACATGAATAGTTTAGTGAAAGACTTATTACCTTCTGTAACATCTTCAAACCATACACTGTTATATCCAGGATTTTCTTTTCTTTCCCCTGTCTGAGTGTTTCTAGGAATACCCCAATAGACAATAGTCTTTAACCAGTCAAATAAGTATTGTGTTTCTTTTGTTTTAGTAGTGCCATCTCTCTGTGTGTTCTTAGTTACTTGAAGCATTACATCATATATTGCATTAACTTCTTTCTCATTAAGTTGTCTGTTTTTCAACTTAAGTAATCCACCAGGAACTTTCAAGAACACTCTACCTTGTGGAGTGTTGAATGTAACATTACCATAAGTAACAGAGTCATTCTTTGTAGCAACCATTAATACATTATCCTCAAGTAGATCTGATTCAGATACCATACCTGTTTCTGTTACAGCCACTCTAGCATCAAGATCTCTTACTTCTTTTCCTTTTTCATCTAAGCGTGTAACATAGTCTGGAATACCAAATGATTCAGATACAGGTTGTGCTTCAGGAAGTTTAATTTCTTTTAAACGATCATCTCTCCACTTAGCATATTGTAACTGTAAAGATTTTTGTGCATCAGTTAATGAGCCATCTTCAGTTTGTTTTCTGAACATAGATCCTCTCTCTATATCACCTTCTGGATTTCTATAGTTAGCTTCTAATTCAGAATTAGGAAATACTTGATAGATAGCATTATTAATAGGATCAGCTAATTGGTCTGCTGTAAAAGGAGTTCCATTTTCATCAACCATTGTAATCGTACCATCCCCATTATCTTGTACCATTACAAGAGCAATGATTTTGTTAGGGTCAATAGGTTTACCTTTATCATCTACAGCTCTACCACCATCAGTTAGATGATTCATAAGGCCTTCAATGCCAAGTGTTTCTTCTGTTTTAGATGTAACTACAACACCACGAATATCATCTCTATTTGCAAACTTGTGCATGTTGAAACCAAAACGATTTGCTCTAGCATGATGTTCTCTAATCTGCTCACCTTTTTTACCTCTAGTAACAGCAACTGTTGAACTAACTAACTCAAGATCATCTTTCTTAGCTGATGCTTCATAGTATTCATTACTAAAGAAACTTTGTACAGCATCACTGTTAGTTCCTAAGTATTCCTTACGAAGAGCAAGATCATTTTGTAATCTCTTCTCTTCAGCTTTCTGTTGTTTATATTTCTCAGCAATATCTCTAAACTTATTAAGAATAGCTTCTTTAGCTTCGATTTCTCTTTGAGTTTCATCTAAAGATCCTTGTAAAATATCTAAATGCTCAATAACATCTTTCAGTCTTGTTTCATTGATGTTGATTTCTCCATCTTCCATCTCAGCAACAATGTCATCAATCATCTGTAAATCAGATCGATAGTTAGGTTTAAGTTTAAGGAAGTTAGGATTGTCTTTTAAGAAGTCAACCCAGTCTTGTCCCATAAGTCTAGGAACATTTGGATACTTAGATTCAAAGTTTGATATTAGTTTAGATAGATAGTCAATAGTTGCATCTAATGCATTCTGTGTTTCTCTTCCTAACTTAGATAGAATAGTGATTTGTTTTTTAGTTGTCTCTTGTAAGATTTCAAGATCTAAGATTTCTTCTTGTAACTCATTCATGAAATCTTTGAAGTTGGTTGAGTACTCATCTATATTATCAGCCATGTCTGTAATATAAGCAAGTGTAGCTTCAATCTCTTCTGAGTCTGTAGTTAGGTCTTCTATCTCTCTTTCAATTTGCTCTTGCATTCTAGAAAGCTTCATAGCATTCTCAAGAGCTCTTGATGTAGTGGCTTTAAACTTGTCAACTTTCTTATTACGTTTATCAAGGCCAGCTTCTTCTATTTCTTTTGCTAATGCTTCGTACTCCTCTTTAGCTTTAGTAAGTTCTTTTTGTTTTTGATCAATAGTCTTTTGAATCTTATCTTGTCTACCAGCTAGTTCATCAAATAACTCAGTCAATATAGCAAGACGAGCTTCTCGTTTAGCATCTAGACGTGGATCTGTTTCAGAAGTAAATGCAGCTAAAGCTTGTTTTTGAACAGCAGTTAACTCATCTATTGCCTTAATCATAGGTTCTGTAAATCCTTTTTTCTTATTAGGAACAAATTGATCTCCTGTAACCTCAATCTCTTTACGCTCTCCTTTTTTATTATTATAAACAAAAAGCATTTTATTCTCCTCAGGATCATACTCAATTCTACCTTTTTGTTTACCTCCTGTTTTTGCACCAAAGTTAAACTCATAGACAGTGTTCCAATGTTCCATATAGAACTTGGCTTTCTTATTCTTTAATGTTGATTCTACTTTTCCAAGATTATATCTCTCTAGTGTAGATTCTTTTACATCATGAATTACACCATCTGAGTCTTGCACCTTGATTGTACCATCTTCATTTCTACCTAAGACAATTAATCTAGGAGCACGATATACATCTTTACCTCCTTTACTTTTATCAGTAACTTTTCCTAAGAAGTATTCTGTACCTATCTCAATATCTCTAGGTCCTCTTTTAGTCTTGATAGAGATTGTTTCTTTAGCCTTTGCAATTTCTTCAGGATCTTTAAACTCTTCTCTTTGTTGATTGTATTTAGATGGATTAGTAATAAGATCATTGTATTCTTTAAGATATTCTTTTCTTCTCATTGCTAATTCAACAGAGTCTATCAAGTCTTGTTTAACTTCTGGAGTGTCGACTTCTGGGTTAGCATCAAGTTCAGCAAGCTTATCAGCAAGTGCTGTAGATTCTGGATTAGTTAATTCTTCATTGATTATATCTTGTACGAGGACACCTTGTGAAACAGGAAGCATAGACACTTCAGGAATACGAACATCATAGTCTGCCACTTTACTAGCAGTATAAATCATTTGATCAATTACTTGATCAGAGTATTTTCTTTGTTTTTCTCCTTTTTCGTTTAATATAGGTTTACCATTAGCTTTTGCTTTTGCCTTATCTTCTTTATCAAGTTTATTATATTCTTCTATAGTAAGATTTCTAATACCATCTTTTGTCTCAAGAGTATATTCTCTTAATATCTCTCCAGAGTATCTAAGGTTTGTAGAGTTAAATATTTGTTCTGTATTTTTAGCTGTTTGTTCAAACTTAGAAAGTCTAGCATTGAATGTTATAGATGTATCATTTGCATTAGCAAGTCCTAATTGTTTAAGAGATGCCATTCCTTCCTCAGACATGGATTCTTTTCTCATTTCAGAAATATCATCCATCACCATATCTATTCTACCATACTTGATACGTGGTGATAAATAGTTATGCATCATGTCAGCGTTAAGATCTTTTGCTTCTAACTTCTCACCTTGTTCAATAGCATCTTGTTGTTGTTCTTGAAGTTTTACTCCTCTATTTACAGCATCCATTTTATATTGAACTGCTTCTTTAAATGTAGGTGTAGTGTTAAGTTCTTCTAAAAAGGCTGCAGTGTTTGTCTTAACAGCTTTGTCCATTTTATAATTAGCCTTAGCTTGCATAACACCACCAGTAAGACCTCCAATAAGTCCACCTTCAAGTCCTTCTTTAGATACTAATGCACCAACGTCTTTACCAGATTCATCTGTACCAAACATACCATATAGCACACCATCAACTAATACGTTAGCATCTTTTCCTTGAAATGCTTTACTGTAATAGTTTTGTGATCCTATCTGTATAGCATACTGACCAATCTCTTGACGCATCTCTTTAGGATCAAATACATATTTACCTACACCTTTAACTGTATTATATAGTTTACCAAACTTAGTTTTAGCAGCCTCTTTAGCAATATACTTACCATCTTTCAATATAACATCACCAGTCATTCCAGCTAAGTTATTTGCAGCCTGTCTTTCAGCAGCATATGTACTTCCTAATAACTTAGGAAGCTGTACATATTCTGTAGCAGCTAATAATGCCATGTTGGCAAGAAAAGATGCTTTACCTAACTTTTCTACTTGTTGATCAATTTTTCTTAACTGTTCTTCGTTTGGTGCTACACCAAAGTTATCTATTGTTTGTTTTTCTATTAATTGTTTTCTAAACTCATTAGATGTTTGCAATCCTTCGAATGCAGATTCTCCACCTTGAGAATATACAGCGATACCAATTCTTCTACCAACATCATTAATTTTTCCAAACTGATTTGTCTGTTGTGCAATTTGAGCTAGCTTAGAAGTTCTTTCTGTAATATCTGCAATAGAAGAAATTCGACCTTCCAATATAGCAGCAGCCTCAGCATTCTTACCTGCAGAGAAAGCTCTAGCTGTACCTTTTAATAATGGAGAGAACGCTTTAAATGCTTGGTTAGCTTCTAATGCAGCAGCTCCTCTACCAATACCACTACCTGCTGCACCTAATGCACCAGAAGCTAGGTTACCAGATATAACAGCACCCACAGCAAAGCCTGAGTTCTTAATCACTTTATCAAATAAGAAGTTTGCTGTAAACCAGTTATCAGGAGAATACCACTCAGCATTCTTTTCTTGATCTGTATAATAGTTAGGTAGGTATTCTTGATCTAGCTTCTCATTCCATTTATCAATATTTTGCATTACAGGATTATCCCAAATGTCAGACATTCTTCCTGTAAACAAAGATGCAACAGCTCCACCAAGTGCAGCAAACCCACCAACTACAGTTGTAGCAGCAAGGCTGGTACCTTTTAATATACCATTTACACCTCTTGATATTGTAGATTGTTGTGCTCCCCAAGCATCTTCATTATTAGCTCCATAGACAACTGTATCATATCTACCTGTTAAGTCTCCTGCAACATCAGCTAAATAAGTTTTACCTGGTCTAATCTCATTAAGATCTAGCTGACTATTCTGCATATTGATCATGTCATCTGGAGTCAAAGCTTTTCCTGAACGTTGTCCTGGAAATCCTGTATTTGGAGATGATGGAAGATTTGGATCAAGAGGTCCTCTTACGTAAGGTCTTCCTGCAAAATTAATATTAGTAGGATCTGGCATAATATATTATTATTATTTTTTAGATTTAGTACTATGTTCGTGATTTAAGTACATAGCGTTTAATTGTGCTGGAGTTGTCATGCTTACTGTATTAGTTATAATACGTTCATCAAGTGCTATTGCATTACCATATATAGTGGTAAATTGTTTGCTCCCTGGTTTTCTAACATAATGAACAAGTCTATATCCTCCAGCTGTATTTACAACATCTGCTCTATATGCCCATCCTTGTTTTTGAACTTCAGGATTTATCTGACCTCCTTTAAAATAAGCTGTACGCCATGCATTAGGAGAGTTAGGCATATAAACAGCATTTGTAGATTTTGTATTCTGATTTATATTTAAAGCATCCTGAATAGGTTTCTCTTCATATTGAGTAAACTTAGCGTCTGTAAAAGTTGCTAAGTCTGTCTGATTTATATTAGTGATGGTATAATCTTTCCCATCTTTGTCACTAATTATTATGTTACCTGTCCAGGTTTCTCTAGAGTTAGTAGGTTTCTTTGCTGTCCAAGTTATAGTGGCATCATTTTTTAAAGCTTTTAATATCTTTTCTTTATCTGATCCAGATGCATAGTTTCTTAAACCACCAGTTACATACGTAACCACTTTAGCTACACTCACTTCTCTTTGAGTAGCTTCTGCTGTTGGTAAAGTTCCTGTAACACTATCTGAGACACCAACTACCTTAGCTAGATTTTGATTATATATTTTAAATGTTTTTTTATTAGCTTCACGTATTTGATTTGCAGCTTGTGCATGTGGTTGTACTATTTTAGAAATATCCATTCTCACTCCCACATCTAAAGTTGGGTTACCTGAATAACCAAGTGATTTCATCTGACCATTTGTCATTTTTCCAAACATTCCTTTTCCATAAGTACCTTCTGCATACTTTAATTGTCTATCATTTAATTTACCAATATCTAATAACTGTACAGTTTTCTCATGGCCTGCATTATCTTTAATTTTGGTAGGAGTTAATGCTAGTGAAACATCCATAATTTCTTTAGCAGATAGTTGAACTGTTTGACCTTTGTAAGTAAACTTAAGACCTGTCTTTCCTTTTAATACTTTGCTTTCTAAATCAGCTAATCCAGATTCTCTAGAAGCAGCTACCCAAGCTGTGTTATCTGAGTTAACTTTATTGTTTAATGAAAACGCAGTGTTGTTATATTCTATTAACTTTTCATTTAAATTAGGTGGAGGCATTAAGTCATTCTCTTCATATTTGTTTTTGATGTTAGTTGCCCATCTATCTAAGAATGCTTCTCTGGTAACCCCTAACTTCTTTGCATATTTATCAGCTTGTGCTAATATAACTTGATCTGAAAGTGAAGGATCATCTTTATTCGCTCTAATAAAATCAGCATATAATGACATTGCCATTTTATTTTTATCGTTACTCAATGTATTTATATCTTCTTTCATCAGATATACAGCATCCACTTCCTCTCCTGAATTAGATCCAGTGAATAAAGGTTTGTTTGCATCAAATGTTGTTCCTGGTGTTTTATTTGGATCAGGTTTTTTATTCCAATTTCCTGTAACAGGATCTTGTTCAGAGTCTCTATAAAATGTCATGTAGTCCAAACTAAGTTTAGATTCACTAATCGCTAGTTCTCTTCTCTTCATTGCCTGATTAAATGCAGTTTCATCTCTTTTCATTTGTACTTCTAGAGCATCATTCTTTCCATATGTTCTAGATATATTTTCTTTAACAAACTGATTCATCAATCGTTGTTTGAACTCTTGAGTGTAATAACTTTGTTTAAATGATTCTGGATTTTCCTCAGCTTCTTGAGAGAGTGTCATAAATGTATTATCATTCTTTAATAAAGAAGCTTCTATTTCAGCAGCTGCTTTAGTATACATTTCTTTTTCTTCAGTAGATAGGTTTGTGCTATTCAACATAGCAGTTATTTCTACTGACTGTTGTTCTAGTCTATCTCTCTCATCATCATATTGATTCTTTAAAGGTTCTAGTAATTCTGTAGCTTCAGTGTTTCTATATGTAGCCCAACCATCAATTGCTAATTGTTGTTTTACATTTCCTTCATTTAGTACATTACCTATAGCAGCCATCACTGCTGGTTTGTTTGTCACAAGCTTATCAATAGCTTTTGAATCAGCATATGTAAATTGTCCATTAGTGATAAGTGGTTTACCATCAGGACCAGTAACGAATATCTGTTCTGCTATAGTTTCACTTTCACCTGCTTCTTTAAGAGCATCTTGTAACTTTTTAACAATGTTTGTATAAGGAATGTAGTCAGCACTGAAAGAAGCTTTTAAGTCTTTACTATCAACATACTCTGATGCATACATATCATAGTAGTCATCATTGTTTTTATCTGTCAGTCCTTTCTTTGCTAACTCAGCTTTTTTCTTATATCCTGCTCTAAGCTTAGATGTAGAACTAACAGCATTTATAATATCATCATCTTTAGTTATCTGCTTAGTCATTCCATTAACAGAGTTTACCAATGAGAAGTCTGAGAAATCACTAGCAGCAAAGAATGTCAAGTTATTACCAAGAGCATTAAGTTTAGACTGTAGATATTTCTGTTGAACCTCATTAGCAATATCTAATCCTGCAACATTGTCAATATTGGTTTGTATTTTCTTTACACCCTCTTCGTACTTTTGTTGTTTGTACATACCCACCTTAAGCATAGCATCAACAGGTTGTTGCTCTACGTAAGGATTAAAGGTTGGGATTTTGTCTGTATATGAAGCCATAGCGTATTAGTTAAGCAAATATAATATGAATTATTAGATTATACAATAGAGTATAACGATCTGTGTTAATTCTTTATAATTAAATTAGTTATAAATTTTTGAAGGCTCTTAGTATCGAACCATTTTTACTTTTGATTTTAGTGTATCCTCCATTTCTATCTTTGATTCCTCCTACTGCTTCAAGATCAGCATCTGATACACTATTTTTATCAACAGATTTAACACCTACAATATTTCCATACTTATCATATGTGAACTCTTTTCCTTCAGCCAATCCTCCTGATTTATCTGATGAACCACTTCCACCTGCACTAGTATCAAAGAATTGAAGTGGGTTGTAGTTTTGAGCTCTACCACTCTTACCAAATCTATAGTTGTACATGTTCTCGTAGATGCTAAGTTTTCTATTCTCAAGTTTGTTTTTAGCATACTTGTCAGCAATAGAGTTAAGAGCAGCCTGTGTTGTAGCTTTAGTGTTAGATAGAGCTTGAGATTGTTTAGCCCATTGATCAGCAAATATTGCTAAGTTTATTTTCTTAGCTTCGTTCATTGTATTAACGTTACCAGTGTAAACTTGGTTCTTCAATCCTTGATTAGCAATAAACTCTTTTTCGTTTATTTCGTTTATTGCATTGTAAGCAGCTGGAGCAAGATTAGCTTGTGCAGCTGGATTATAACCAACTTGTCTTTCAAGAGCTCTTTGACCAGATGTTACAGCATTACGTTGTGCCTGTAAAGAAATATCATAAGGAACTATTAGTTCTGGTTGATAGCTCTGTGCAGGCACAGGTTCTACTTGATTAGTAGCCATAGCATACATTTCTGGATATAGTTGATTCATATCCATTCCTTCTTGATCTGTAGGTCTAATAAAAGGAAGAATTGCATTACCTATTGCTTGCCAAGGGAACTTAGCTTTCTCTTCTGGCATAGGAGTTTCACCTGGTTCATCAACTACTGCTGTTGATACTTCTTTAGTTTCATCTGGTTCTGATTTCTTAGATTCATCTACAGTAAAACTAAGGTATTGATCACCAAATATAGGAAGTCCTTGTGGATTGCTTTTAGTTTTAGGATCATCTAATATACGAGCACTTGATCCCATTTCTTTAGCTTTGTTGTTAGCCCAAGTTTTAAAGTCATGTAAACTAATTGGATCTTTTGGGTCTAACTTGTCTATACCAGGATAATCAGGGAATCTCTTTTTAAACTGTTCAAATTTGTCTTTTGTTACTCCTCCTGCAAACCCTGTTCCTTTATCTATTGATTGTTTAGGAATGTTATCCATAGCAGTTGCAGATTTATCTACTTTAGTCTTATCTTTGTTATATTTTGTAATAACTCTTTCCCATACCTTTGTAGTAGGGTTTTGTTTATATCCTGCAGCTTCAGCTTCTCTTTTAGTCTTAAATGTTTTTGGAGGAAGAGTTGTTTCAGCTGTTGTAGTTATACCATCTTTAGCTTTCTTAGCAATGTTACCACCCCACTTAGCATCTTTTGTTACAGGGTCTTTGTCAAGCTTAGTGTATCCTCTAGCAAGATCTTCAGCACTAAGATTTTCTCCTATCGCATCAGATAGTTCTTCTTTAGCATCATTGATTGCGTTTTGGTAGTTAGCTAATGTTATTTTAGTATTAGCTATGTTTCTAAGTTTAGAATCAGCTCCTTCCATGTTAGCTTGTATTGCAGCAAATTTTGCTTTGTCAAGAGATGTCTCCACTTTAAATGAATCTAACATTTTTGCGTTCTTATCAATAATCTTGTTTTGTTTAGCTTCTTGTTTAGCAAGTTCTATTCCAACGTTCTTGAATTTCTTACCATGATATTTGTTTGCTATTTCCATAAGGTCTGGATCATCAAACTGTCCTGCTATTTTTTTATCTATAGGCATATTACCAAATACTACACCAGTGTTTTCTGCTTCTCCTGTTTCAGGATTTATTTCACCACCAGCTTGCATTTCAAACATAGGTTCTCCTCTTTCCACTTCTACAGGACTCTCACCATATGTAATACCAATACCAGTGTTACCTTCTTTGTCAGACTCATTATGTGATTGTCCTCTAAATACTACTGTCTCACCAGAACCTGGCATATAAGGATTATGAGACATAGTCTCAGCTTTTCCACCCCAATGAGTTTTAAGCTGTCCACCCATAGCATATGTTTCCATAGCTCTCTCACTTGGAGGAGTGTATGATTTTAAATGTCCACCAGCTCTAAATTGATCTTTCTTTGCATAGTCAGCAAAGTCTTGTGCAGTGTGATCACCAAACATTGTTATCACTTTTGGATTATATTCAGGATTCATGTACCCACCATCTTCATAGCTATCTATATCACCACCATTTCTTACGTATCTATTGTTCTGTGCATTTAATCCTTGGAATGCTGAATTAAGAGCCATTCTTTGGACATTATTTTTTGTTCTAGCTTCTGCTTTTCTAGTATCTCTATCATTTGTGTCTAAAAGATTACCAGCCACACCACCAACAAATCCACCAATGGCTCCTCCAAGAGGTCCACCAATAAGAGTACCTGCAGTGCTTCCTATTGTACTACCAATTTTACCACCACCATCTTCTCCACCCATCATAGATTGTCCAAGGTTATTAGCCATACCTCCTATTGCTCCCCATGGAGTTCCACCACCATCTTGCATTTGATATAATCTTCCACCATGATAAAAAGATTTAACTTGGTTTGAATCATTCAATGGTTCATATCCAAGATCTTCATAAAGATCATATTCAGGAGAATAAGTGTTTTGTATCTCTGTAGGATTACCAGTTATAAAACTACCATCTTGAGCTCTTCTAACTGCTCCACCATTTCTAGTAAGTACATTTGTACCTACACCATATATAGGGAAAAATTCTTCTCCTGTATTTGATATATCTTCAGGACGAACATATCTTCTTTTAGATTCTTCTTCTCTAGTTGCTGATGCTCTAGCAGCAACATCACTAATCTTAGCCATTCGTTGAGCTTCTTTCTTTTTTTGTCTTCCAGCTTTAAGCATACTAAGTCCTTCACCTATTTGACCAATAGGACCTGCATATTTTCCAGCAAGTTGCCCTATATTACTTAAGCTATTCATAAATCCACCACCACTTGGAGCATCGTGTGCTTGTTGGTATTGATATCCAGGAGATCCTTCAAGACTTGAATCTATAGGAGGTGGGAAATTACCAATACCATCCATTACACCATCACCATCTTGTGCTTTACGAATTCTTTTTCCATATCTACCACCACCTCCTAAAGACATAGCTAAATCAGGCATAGCAGAATCAGTTCCACCACCAAGAGCTTCTCCACCACCACCACCAGCTGCCATACCTGCCATACTCATGATGCTACTTAAACTACCCATTCCACCACCTCCACCACCTCCACCTTTGGCAGCAGCAGCAAGCATAGCTTGTTCATATGCTTCTTTATCTTTTTCTTCTTGAGTTTTTCCAGTGACTATTTTATCAGCTTCATCACGATACTCTTGGTAGTCTATAAATGACATAGGTTTAGGAACAGTTTGTTTAGGAGTGGCTCCACCAATAAGAGTTCCAAACTGAGCTTTCTTAAAAGCTTTTCCATGCACTTTCATGAATGCTTCCTCTGAAGGATATTTTTTGTAGAACTCCTTTTCAGATTTAACACCAGCGATTTTTAAAATTTGTGCTTTCATATTATTCGTATTTGCTCAACCATCCACCTGGTTGTGGTTTGTTATAGTTTGTAAAGTTAGTTAATTGATCTAGTTTGACCAACTGATTTCCATGTTTTGCTCTATCTATGTATCCTCCATTTTTTTTAATTTTAGTAAAATAAATTCTTGGAAAATCATACTCATTATAGTCTTTGTTATATTTTGCTCTAGGTATTTTTACTCCTGAAGCTTTTTCTATTGCTTCAATTTTAGAGTTAATATCTTTTAAAGCTAATCCTGGAAACCTAGTAGCATATCCCATAGAATTTGTAACTTGTGGATCAACATCCACCTTAACTTCTAATCTACCTTTTTTTACATATGGTAACGCTGCATCAAGTGTAAGAGCATATGAATCTGTACTAAGACTAGATGATCCTATTACATTTTCACCTGGTAGAGCATTATTTACAGTATTAATTGCATTTTTTATTTGTGCTTTTGCATTACCTGCACTTGATAAAACTCTTTCATAATCTATTACATTTCCAGCAGCATCCATGATTGGTTTAGTGCTATCAGGATTAAGTTCATAATTAGTTGCTACGTACTTTATTAAATCTTGTGGATAAGATGAAGGAGCTTCAAGTTCATATCCTAAGTTCTCTAGTGCTTTACGTTTATTAATTTTTGATACTAAACTAGGCTCACTAGTATATGGAGCATCATACTTATTCATGTAAAGATCTCGAAGAGCATTATTAGATTCATCAGGAAGGATAGTTTGAAGCTCACTTAAACCAAAAGGTTTTTGTGCCATTGCTGCATTAGCTTCTGCTTGTTTTACATTTGGAGCAATGTTTCTATATGAATTAATAAGATCTTGTTTACCAACTCCTAATACGTTCTTTACAACATCATCATCAAGTTTTGATATTAGATTATTTACATTCTCCATTGTCTGAGGATGAGATTTTGCTAGTGCTGCATTTTGACTAAATAAATTTTTATACTTACCTAATTCTTTAATTGTATCAAGCGTTGCTTCCTCTTCTGGAGAATAATTTACTGGAGCAGCTTCTGATATATCTGGTGTATCCTTTCCTTTGATTTTATTAATGGTATTTTTTGCAGTAGCTTTAATACCAGCTTTTAAGTCTTGAACATCTTTCTTATTGTATAATAAATCTTTTTGTCTAAGAGTAATAGCTTTTCTTGCTTCTTTAGTATAATTTGTTGCTTTAGGCATAGTGTCAGCTATTTCTTTTAATACAGCTTGCATTTCAGCTTGAGTAGCAGATTTACCTTGAAAAACAATTTCTTGAAATCTTTGATATGCAGGAGATTGATTTTGAAAATTTATTACATCCTTCATACCTTTCTCTGCAAGCTCTCTTCCTCCTACATCAGTCATTGTTCTTCTAAACATACGATCCAGATTTTGAACCTCAGATTCTAAATCCCATGGAGATTGTATCCAATCATATTTAATTTGATCTCTACCTTCTACATCGAGTGTCTTCTGAAGATCCTTTTTCATATTTCTAAGCATTTCTCTCTGATCAATAGTGCCTTGAATATCTTTTCCTAATGGACTTTGTTTAAATTCATCAGGCATTGCTTTAAAGACTGTCTCTGGTACTTCTCCTTTCTTTATTGCTTTTGGTAATTCTTTTACTACCTCTTTAACAGCAGGTATAGCTTTTTTAACAGCAGGTATAGCGTTCTTAATATTACTAATATTTTCTCCTCCAATAGTTGCTAATGTTCTCGCACCTTTAGTTACAGCACCTGGTAAATTTACAAGAGCGTCAGCACCCACATACGTAAGTGGATTTAAAGCCATTGAATCCCAAACATCAACGTTACCCATTCTTTGTGCATCCAAAAATGGCATGTCGAATTCACCCTGATTTCTATATTGTGGGTATGAACTCATGTTATTGTTTTTCAAATAGTTTGCTGCAGCGTTACCTGGCATATTTATAGGAGCAAATGTCTTTAATGGAGATAGCCATGATTCTCTATCTTCTTCTAGTTCTCTTTCTGTAAGACCAGGAATCTTAAATCTAAAAGGTTGTCCAGGAAGCATTGTATTTCCAATTTCTTGTATACCACTTGCCATCTCTGAAAACTCATTTGGATTTAGTTGCGATGAGTATTTAGAATTAATCAATGCTTCTCTTTCACTTGGTGTAAGATCATAAATCCAATTACCTCTAGTATTTAAATCAAAGCCTCTTTTTTTTGCAATCTTTTCTAAAGCACTTGTATTTCTATCATAATCATAGTGAGAGTTTATATCACGCAATACAGTCTCAGGGAAGTTATTTCTATCAGTACCATACCAATTATTTTTACCAAGTCCTTTTATATACTCATCTTTCTTTTGATTAATAAAATCTTCTCTATTATGTAATCGTCCATAATCTAGTTTATTTCTTAATAGAGGAGTCATCTGTTGTTGTAAAACAACTTCAGGAAGCTGTCCACCAAAGAAAGGATTATCACCTTCGCCTGCATCAGCACTTTGTATTTCTCCTGCCTTATACATTTCTTCATATTCTGGTGAACCTGTATTTACAATTTTAATTGTACCATCAGGTTGTCTCACCTTAATATCTCTAGCAAAAAGATTTCTTCTATTTTCTTTTTGGTCTGCTAACAATTGAGCTTCTTCTAATTTAGCTTTTCTTTTAGCTTCAGTATTAGCTTTAGCAGCTTTTGCTGAAGATTCTCTTGCATCATTTTCTGTTGATGTTGTACCCATAGTTAACCCACCTTGTGCGATAGGATACTCTGTAACTCTTTTACCATCAAATTTATAATTGCCACCTGGACGCATAAGTTTAACATCTCCTGTGTCTGATATACCTAATAAAGGTTTTGTTAATGGCTTACCTGTTTTTGGATCTGGTTTCATTGTTATTACATTACTATTGATTTCAGTTATTTCTCCTGGATAATCCCATTGTCCACGATCATCTTTAATTACTCTTCCATACTTTGCTGTAGCAATATTTGGATTTTCATTAGGTTGTTCATTTTGACTTACAGTGTTTAGTAACTTAAGAATTTCTTCATCGCTATACACACCTTGTAATTGATTAAATGGATCAAAGCCTTCAGCTTTTTTTGTTAACTCTTTAATTTCATTTAGAATTTCAGGAGTTACTTTTTGAGTGAATGGATCATATATGCCATGTATTTTAGCATTATATCTTATGTCATTTAACCTAGCTCTTGTTTCTGTTGGCTCACTAACATAGTTAAACCATTCTCTTTGCTCGTTTAAGTCTTTATTTTTTAAAGCAGATTTATTAAATAAGTTTTTATAAGTTTTATTATTTGAGTAAAAACTCTTCATTAGATTTATATCTTTCTCAGGTATTAATCTAACTTCTTCATCAATACCTTTATTATTATATTTGTTTCTTGGTATAAATTTACTAGACGAATTAGTATTTAAAAATCTAGGTTTATCTGAAGAATGAGAAAACTCATGAGCAAGCATTCCTTGAACAGCCTCACTCTGAGATCCTGCTGGAAAAAGTCTTATTAATCCTGTTTCATTATTAGAATCAGCACCATAAGTTGGATGATTTTTAGGTTGAGGATGTAGTTGAACTCTTGTATTATTAAAATTAAAATTTCTTCCAGAATTTAAATACTGCTCATCAAAATATCCAGTTGTACTATTATCAACCATTTCATCATACATTGGAGAGTCCATCCAATCTTTCATGAAACGTGTTTGATTATTAATAGAATTGTATAACCTTTCTTTTTCTGTTAATGGTATATCTACTGTTTTTTTTTGTTTATTTTGTTTAGTAGAAGTTTTATCTACTACTGTAGTGTTTCGTTCTTTTATGTTTGAAGTTTGTTTTTTATCTTTATTGATTGCAGTTATTAAAGATTGTTTCATGTTACCAGCTGGTCCATTACTAAAATCAAATTTCTTACCATTCTGAGATATTGGATAGTCTGTAACAATTCCACCATCTCTATATCCCATTGCTGGTGATAAATTTCTTAATTGATTAGTACCAACTTTCTTTAGTCCTTTAGACATTATACCAAGATCTGCAGCATCTAATGCACTTAGTCCTGCATCTAAAAATTCTCCTCTACCTAATTGTCCAGGAATATTAGAAAGAGCTGCAGCACTTTGTAAAGGGTTTATCCAATCAACTGCATAATCATGTTCATTTCTTGGACCATATTGAAAACGTCCAGGAAGATTTTCACCTCTCACTTTATATCCTATAGCAGTCATAGGATTAGATACAATTGCTTTTGTTCTTTCCCAAGTTGTTTCTGGAACAGATTTAGTAATGTTTCCATGCTCTTGAGCATATGCATTGTAGTCTTCTCTTTCTCTTTGTTCTTTAGTTAACTTTGCTCTTCTAGCAGCTTCTTTATTTTGTGCTACCACTGCACTATTGTATGCTTTGTTATCTTTAGATTGTAATAAGTCGAAGTCTTTTCTTTTAACACTAGTAGATTCAGCAGGTTTCATTACTAGTCCTCTCTCATCTTTTATCTTTATCTTCTTACCACCTTGAGCACTAGCCATTGTTTTCTTTGCATAAGGTCCTTCTGAAGGAGCAGGATCATTTGTACGTGCATATGTAAATCCTGGAGTTCCTGGAATAGAACCACCACCTTGAAACTGTCCTCCCCATGCAGGAGAATAGTTTCTACCTACATTAGAGAATCCATCACCCACCATTCCCTCAGGAGCAGAAGCTTGTGAGTCATTATAGTTTTCTAACCAACCACCATTCTTCATGTTGTTGCTATTGTCTCTTCCACATTGATGACATACGTACATATCTTTAACGCTAGAATCAGATTTGTTCCAGCTCCATCCACATGTGCAGTTTACTTTTCCTTTCATTACTTATAAGATATTTGTGCAGGAGTTAATATAAATTGACTCACTAGATGTGTTGTTGATGTGTTATCTAATATATGTCTCACTTTAAGTTCTTTTGCTCTTAGGGGAGATTTCTTAAAACTTCTTGTTCCATAATCCATATTCCCTTGATTAATCACTTTATCAATTGATAAGCTTTCACATGTTCTATTGAATAATGGAATCTGAGAACTTTTCTCTAAAGCCCAGAATGTATTGTACTGATAGAAGTTATCACTCTTAGTGTATGTGATGGTTTTACTATCAGCGTTAAAGATAGGGTATTGATTATATGCTTGTAAATTATTTAATGGTTTTGCTACAAGCTCAAGGAGACCAGAACTCTGTTGTCCATTATATAGAATAGATTTATTAAAGTATTTATCATTTGTTTCTATTCTTGTGTTGTTATTAAACACACCATCAAAAATAGGAAAATAATCATATGCCTTAGTGTAGTCTACTACATTCTGTAATATCTCATCCTGGAACTTATAAGCAAAGGGGTATTCAATAATGTAAGGTTCTATGTTTCCATAGAAGGTGTTATAGTTTCTTATATTAAGTAAGTGTGTCCATACACATGCTGTTGTAGTTTGAACTAACTTTATACTTGTGTAATTCGATACTGTTATATTTTCAACATTAACACTCTTTTCTGATCTACATTTACCAGTAGATTTAATAGTGATGATTGTTACATTATTGTCTACAATGTAACTCACACCTCTAGCAAGAGTTTTCTTAGACACACCTTCAGCTATCAAATTTCCAAATTGGTCATAGATATCAAAGGGTCCTGTATTAGATCCTGATTGCGTTAGTCTTATAGAAATAGTTTTTGACATAGTTTAACAAATTCCATTATTAGTTAGTGTTACATCTGATGGCAGAGCAGATATACAACATTTTGCACAGAAAGATACTGATGAAGCACCACCATTTTCATTTCCAACAATTACAGTTTCTGAAAGTCCTAAACAATTTGTAAAGGTTATTGATGTTACACCAGCAGTTGTTTTAATAGCTCTATATGATGTACAGAAGGATTCAGTAGTAGTACTGGTCGTAGTTGGGAAACAATTTCCAATTTGTGTAATTATTCCACTTATCACTTCATAAACTATTCCACTAGCTGAACTTTCATTTGTAAAATACCATCCATCAGAAATAACTGTACAATCTGTTTGGAAGTTTGGTCCTTCATAAATTACTGATCCAATTTGAAGATCTGAGTAACTTACTGTTATTTCATCAACTGTTGTGTTTGGTGGAATAGTATTTAAATAATTAATTGCATTACAAGCATCTGATTGACTAGCTGTAGACACTACAGTTATTGGTATAGATGTTATTGTATATCCAATAATAAAGTCATTCTCTGTTAAATCTGTAGGTCTCTCACAAGGTGGAGGTGCTGGTTCCACTGTGATCACACCTGTACCATCTAAGGAACAATCAGTTATTATAATATTTCCAGACAAATCACAACTAAATCCAGTAGTGGTTGTTGTTGTGGTAATTGGTTCATTAATAGTAGTGGTAGTGGTTGTTGTTTTTGGAGGGTCAGGAATAATTTTTCCTGCCACAAAATTAAAAGTAGAATTAGAATCAACATCAAAACCATCGCAACATCCATTAATTCCTGAATAGAAGAAGTTATTTTCTCCTATGTAGAAATTAGGAATATAGCTATGGAATGATATCCAGCTTTGTGTATTGAAGTTATAAGAAACTGACCAAGACTTGTTACAGAAGTAATCAGGATCTTGTAAACTTACAATTGTTCTAAGTGGAGCACTTCCAACGATAGGTTCTTCTACATAGAATTCTTTTGTTACATAATCATACTTAACATTAGAGTCTACAGGAATGTAATCAATTTTAGTTATAATAATTCTTTCATATCTGTTATCGTATACACCATGTAATCCAATACCATTGAAATGATTATCTATATCAACTCCAGGGATAGTAACTAGTTTACCATTTACCATTACATCCTTACTTGGAAAATATCTTAGTATTTCAAAAGCTAAATGGTTTGTAAAGAAGTTGTTCATTCCTGAAGAGAACGATGTAAGATCTTTTGCTCCTTCACTACCAAGTAAAAAGACTTGTCCTCTTTTAGCATCTACAGTGATTTGTCCTTGTGGAATCTTCAATAAGAACTTATTCTGACTTCCTACGTATCCAAGATCTGTTTCAGCAAAATCAACTGGAGGAGAACTTCTAAATAACGTAGGGTTACCTAAATAAGCAGCTTGTGGATTACTTGTATCAATTGTTAATAATGTATTGTATAACAATGACTTATTCTCAAATCTAGCAAGAATAGCTTTATTCTGAATACCATCTAGTGATGTTAAGTTACCATAGTTTTGAGGAAAATCAAAATATGAAACTGCTCTATATGTCAACCAGCTATTCACTCTATTATCAGCATCTGTATTTTGAGAATCTGAATAGATAGTTCTGAATGGATAGTATGTGAAACAGAAGTCTTTCTTCCAGTCTGCAGGTAAATGAGTAAAGTTATTCTCTTTGTTTTGTTTAGAGAATGTTACATTGTAGTTGTACGTATTGTCAAACGCAATTGATACGTAGTTCTCTTGTACCCAATCATCAGGAATACCTGTTGATACGTGTGGCCAGAAATCACCTTCTCTATTATTAAACGCTTGTCTTAAGTCTGTATTGTAAGAACTCTCACAATAGAAGTTAGGAATACCATAAGCAAACAAATAGAAGTATCCATTATAGAATGTTCTATTAGGATTATCTTGTCCTGGGAAAGAAGGAGTTGATGTTGGTCCAGGTTCTTGATTATTAGGACAATCAAAGTTATGTGCTTTGTATGAAATAATATTAGATAATGTTCCTACTGCTCCTGATACTACAGTGTAGTCTTTTAAAATGGATCTAGCAGAGTGCCAGTATTTTGGATAGGCTATATTACCAATCTCGTCATAGAATATATCTGAATCATCAGGAGCATTCACTCTGTTATCAATAAAGAATGGAAGCTTTGTTTTGAATGTAAACCTACCTATAAATGTATCTCCACCAAACACTGTTGAATTTCCTGTTGAGGTAGGATTAATAGGTGATTGGAATCCTGTGTCTACTGTTCTGTATGAATATATTTGTCCCCATTGATTCACCACTATATTTTTCAATGACGCATAATAAGATACAACGCTAATATCTTGTTCTCTAGCTGGGGTAGCACATGCTCCACTTGATCCAATAGTTATTCTAGATTTTTCTGTAACGATAGAAGAACCTCCTATAATCATACTAGGACTGTTACTTGGTAATGGTAATGGTGGTACTGCTGTAACTCCATCTTCTCTAAAAAGCGATGTTCTTAAATAAACAGTTGACTCTCTTCTATAATTGTTGATGGGAGCGTTTTTAGTAACACCATTAACAACAATTGTATCACCAACAGATTGTACACCAGGGATAAGATATCTCTTAATGTCAAGTGGTCTTTGTTTGATACCTGTAACACCATTCATTGTAATGTTATTACCCACTCCTACATTATAATTATAATCAGCTATTGAGTTATATGAATAAGCATAGTTTCTTCTTGTAATACCATTAATATAAATAGTTAGATATGATTGGTATACAGTAAACATTGCTGTTGCACTGAAACCACCAAGATTAGCAATATTTTGTGAAGCCTGAAGAGCATCTCTTTGTGCTTGTTCTGTAAGCAATTTATATTTAGCATTACCTCTCACTTCAACAAAGTGACCAAGTCCTTTACCAAATATTACATTCTCAATCTTTAATATATCACCTAAGAAAGGTTGTCCAAAAGATGTTTCTGGAGAATTAAATACTTGTCTGTATGCTAGTTCTGGTTTAGCAGATACAGGTTTTTGAGGAGCTTCAGTTTTACAATCAGAAACTCTAATTTCTTCTGGTCCAGAAATTCTATCAGTATTATTCTGTATGCTAACTGGTCGAGTTCCTTTTATACAATTAACAAAATAACTTCTTCCACAGCATACCCAAAAATCAGTTATTCCTGTCACTGTATCTTGCCATTGAGCTCTCCATCCAGCTCTAGGAAGTCCAAGAAAATTTGTCTTAACTTGAAGTTTATAAATATCATAATTCATTGGAGACACATTCATCTTTGTTCCTGGAACAGGAGTCTCAAGACTTGCTCTATTAAGTCTCATTCTATTGAATGGTCCATTTCCTTGTGGTACAGGTCTAGTAATAGAGCACAATGTATGTTTACCTATTTTATTGTATTGTTTTTTACCAATTTTATCATTGTTACAACTAGTGTATTCAACTTCTGCATATGTATATGGACCAGGACCTTCAGGTAGATTAAATTCTAATACATTAATCTCCCATGGTTCACATATGTCTGTCCATGCATTGTTCGTCTCATTTAAGAATGGATCATCGTCAGGACCTGTTTCATTATATGGGTAATTTGGATAATAATAATATTGGTCTTCTCTTTCATAAGAGTTAACATTACGAAGTATTCCTTTAGCTATAATAGATTTATGTACTCCTCTGTTACCTCTAATGATTTTAAACGCTGCTATCTCACTCTTTTCATCATCAGTTAAATTAGAGTTGTATATAAGATTTGATATCTGACCAATATCTATCTTAATACCAATAGGAAATACAGCATCATTACCCATCACCATTGTTGTAGGACCTGAGAATATCTTTGTTTCATTTATAGGAGAAACTAATACATCTGGAAATTTGTGGTGTCTAATATTTTTACCAGCAAGATCACCCCAAAGATCTTCATTACAAGGATACTCTTCTGTAGATTCCCAATACGCCATTTGGCCATATTGATATGGTCCTTTGTAAGCAGGGTCAGGAGAATATCCTGGAGAAGATCCAGTAACAGAAGCTGTATTATATATTTTCCAATAAGGACTATATCCTACACCACCTGAATAGTAATCAGGTTCACCAATAAAGTCAGCACTCGTATCAGGTATATCTGGTTGAGAAAACTCATTAAAGTTTTGTTCTCTTCCAGGAATATGAAAACCATCTGTTTGTTTTCCATTCTTTAATAGGAACACAATCTCAAGTGCATACACCTCATCACGTAGATAACCACGTAGGTTTGTAGCATTGAGCTCATCTTCATAACTTTCATTAGCAGGTATTCTATATGATTCCCATTGAACAGTTATTTGACTAGCTATTGATTGATAGTTGATTCTACTAATAGATGTAAGGTTGTCCCATACAAGAATATCTTGTACAGATGTAATATCTTGTGCTATTTCGTAATAAGGAAATTTCTCAAATATATCAGCAATAGTTAGTTGTGTTGCAGTTTGATCCTCTCCAGTGTATATAATTTGATCGTAGTTTTCTTCAATAAAATATGTACCTACTAACTCAACAGATGAAACATTGTTGATTGTTTTAATTACAGCTATATTATAGTATTGAAATTGTCCTGTAACATCAAGATCTGTTATATCCACTACAATAGATTTACTTACAGGAGTGTTGAAATTTACAGTGGCTATTGTTAAATCTACTATAGGAGTGGGGTTTGTTACTGAGTAATAAGAAGTGTATGGATTACCTACAGGATCACAATATTGTATAGCAAACTGATAAGTTCCTGATATAAGTTCTCCTCCAGATCTAACATCTACAACTTTAAGTTGAGGAATACTAAAGTTAGGTTGTATCTTAATTTGATTACAATCTAATTCATTTGTAAACTCAGGGTTACAAAGATCTGCTCCAGGTGTCAATAAATAAGGAATATTATTTATGTCTAACCATCTTCTTGGGTTTAATCCATCTGTCCAATATAACTCTATTGTACAGTTTGTAATCTTATGTACAACTTTATGTATAGGATGATCAACGTTAAAATTAAGACATGCAGCTTCTACTAATACATGATAGATACAATCATTGTTTTCCATATATCCAATTTGACTCAGTGATGTCAAAGGATTTAAAAGAAAGAATATATGTTTATTCTTCTCATTAATGAAATGAGTACCAATTAGTAAATAAGATTTTGGAAAGGTGACACATAAATCATTACCCATTTCATTTTGATAGTTAACTATATTACCATCAAAATTTTCAATTGCAGCATTTAACGCATAGGTCAATGAACCTTGTTTAACTTGATTTACAGAGCTATCTAAGTTTAGACCAGTAATTGCAGTGTTAGATTCTTGATTTATGTTATTTCTTGATTGTTCTTCAGCCATGATGTGTATTAATTATTACGTCTTCTACCATACCTGTTAGTACGATTTGGAAGTTCATACATGTTAAATCTGTTAAGATCATTTTTGATTCTTCTTTGTTTTTCCCAAGGAGATTGTTTCTTCATTTCAATCTCAGCCATGATATATGATTCTTCATAAGCTTGCTTGTGATACATCATCTTTTGTTGTAACTGATTGAATGTTTCATCATTGGTTTGATTAGTAAGCATCTCAAACACTTTGAACTTAATGAATGCTTCTACATATTCTCTTATACGATAATTATCAGGAATCATTTGATTTCCTATATCATCATACTCTGTAGCATAGAATAACAAGTGAACAATACCATTTCTGAAGTTTGTTACAAACTTATTGTCTCTAATGTCAAATGAGTCATGACTAGCAGAACCAGGTGTGAACTGATGAATAGGAGGAGCTTCAGCATAGAATTCCCAAGCACTTGTATAATCTACACCACAGTTTTGTCTTGCAGATATATTACCAGGTCTAAGTAAATACTCATGAGTAAATTGTCTAGGTGTACTATTGTTTGTTTTATAAACAGCTTGCACTAATGTTGGCATACACGTACCATCACAAGCTGAATTCTGACAACCAGGATTGTTACAAGGTGTACCTCCAATAGTTAATGGAGAGACTTGTATAGTTGTTGCATTAGCTGCTTGAGAATAAAATGAGTTAGCATCTTGATATGGAAAACCATTCACTGCTGTACACATCCAAGCTTCTCTCACTGCATAAAAGTTATCAGGAAGTCTAGCTTGAAAGTCTTCTATATATAAGATCTCTTCACTTATAACAAAGGTTGTTCTTCCTAACTTCTTAAGAGCTTTGTCTAAGTAAGTAGGAAATAAAAGATCATCCACTGCACCAGTATCGAAATAACTCTTAAGTTCTTCTTTAACTGTTGAATAGACAGGCTCTGGGGATACGAAATTGTATTTATAGTAGTACGACATAATTTATTTTTTCCATTCGTTATAGATATATTGATACTTGTCGTTGGTCTTTAAGTAATGTGACAAAAGTCTTGATGTTAGTCTAGAAGGTTTGAAATACCATAGGTCAGAGTTTTTAAATCTTGCTGTGTTCTTAAACCACATCCAACCAAAGAAATAACCTTCTGTGTGGTAATTAAAGTTGTAGATCACCTTTCCTTTCTCTCTGGTCTTTTGCCAATCTATGGGAAGATTAACAAACTCTTTACCATCTACATTGTTCTTTAGTTTTCTTCTTTTCTTCTTGTTGATAGAGAACTCTCCAAATCCAAAAGGAAGTTTTACCTTCTCTCCTGTTTCTAATATGTATTCTTTAAAAAATTCATTGTAAGTGTATAAGACATTTCTCCATTCATCATATGTTAGTTTTATAGATGGATGTTTTTTACAGAAACTATTATAGTTGTCCTTACTAGAACTTCTCCAATCAACCTTTGTTCTCATTAATTAGTTGGTTTTGCATTAGGTGCTTGGCCATCTATTCCTTCTTGACTTATATCTGTTTTAAGATTAAAATAAGTAGTTAGAAGTTTTTGTGATGTAAGTTGTAACACCTGTTGTTCTAGATATCCTGGAAGAGCAAACTCTTTATCTAATGGGTTCATACATAATTGTTCATTTGTATAATCAGGAGAACCACATCCACATTCTGGATACATGATTTCATTCTCTACATCTTCTTCAAACAATGCTACAAATCTAATTGATTTAAGCAAAGGATTGTTCACATATAAATAACCATTAGTAATCCAATAGTATTCTTCTTTCTTGATTATAGGAAGCTTCAATAGATTGATGTATCTATTTATAGTAATCTCTTTTAACTTCTTTCCTTGACCACCTAATGCATTAATAGAATAAACTCCTTGTATTACATATTGGTAATTACCTTCTGATATACGTGGAAGTTTAAACTTAGTTCTTGCAATACTACATTCATCTACATAGTTGCAACATTCAGAGATAGGTACTTCTACCATCTCTAAACAAGGAATTGTAGTGAACAATGTGTCAGTTGCCCAAAGTTTTCTAAGATTGGTTTCTCTCTTAATAAGTAATAGAGCATTGTTTCTGATCTCAGAAGCAATAGCTCTATCTGTGATGAGACTATCTGTAGAAAGTATCTTGTGGACACTTCTAACATCACTGACTAATTTTCTTAATGTTGCCATAATTATATTCGACTTTCAAATTCAGCAATCTTACCAAGCTCAAGATCATATACTAATGCTAGAGCAGCTCTTACTGAATGTACGTAGTTATTATCTAAGTGCCATCTATCAGTTCCTGAAAGACTAGGCATTTGTTGTATTCTCACTCCCTTGATTTCTTTAGCCATGTAGTGATGTTTATCTCCTGTATGCACCTCTCTGTATTTAGCATTACCAAATGCTTGACTATATTGAGAATGTGTTGCAAACAATAATGGAAGATCTTCTATCTTACAGTTACCATGGTGCCAACCAATGAATGTATTTCCTAATGTGATTCCCTTAACTACACTATGTTCTCTTATAAAATCTACATCATGTGTGTCTTTAAAGAATACATCTAACGCATGTGCTAGGTAGAAAGATTTAGTTCTATCATGGTTACCCTGTACTAAGACTACCACCACTTGATTTGCATACTGTCTCAACATGTTGATTGTATCTACAAGAATAGAAAACCCTAATTCATATTCTTCTGAATAATCCATTATAGTGTCTTGTGGGGTACCATTTGTAGTTTGATGTTGATAGTTATCTGTGTGAAAGAAATCATTCGATATAGGCAATATAACAGTGTCTATATGATAATTAGATACAACTTTGTTAATCAAAGATTGAGCCACATCAAGATATCGTTTAGCTCTTGCTTCAACACTGTTATCACCATCTACAGTTCTCTTAGCTAAGTGGTAGTCAGATAGAGATATCTCTACATTTACCACATCTTTGAAGTTAGGTATTTTGGTAACTAATATATTGGCTGGTTTGTAGTTTTCTAAAAACTTAGCAAAGTCCTCAGGTGAGTAATCTTTTGCTTCTTTTCTCTTAGAAAAGATTGAGGAAGTGAACTTTCCACTTGGTAACATCTTAGACCAGTAGTTGGTTATGATGTATTTATCTAGGTTTATCTTGTGTAGCTTAGCTAGTTCAAGATCATCTTTAGGATCAAAATCAGATACAATTGTACTTTCTATTGTACCCTTTTCAACATTTACTTTTCGTTCTTCTATATAGTTTTTTCCTTCTGCGTTTTGATAATTGTCCTTCTCCCTAAGCTCTTTTAAAAGCTCATTAACTTCATATTCACTTATTCCAAGTCTTTCAGCATAGAATTTCTTACTCTTTTTTTGTGTCAGTAATTCTTGCAATTGACCTAATAAGCTTTGATAATCAGACATATGTACTCATATTAGTTAAAAAAATATTGTAAAGATAAATAATAGTTTTTATATATTCCAAATAATTCTAGTTAGAGCTGTAATTATTTATAACTAAATTAGTTAGAAACAAAAACTCCCCAAGGAAACCCTTGAGGAGAAATCACAGAAAACCAACAAACTATGATTTTTTTATTATTATTATAAACATATTCCTGGTACTGCTGTATCTATTAGTCCAGCATTAGTTATTATTGTACTGTAATCCTGACCAAAATCATTTAATATTATGTGATAAAAATCTCCATCACCTACAAATTTATATGCTTGTAGCATTGACATATCTGTATATACAGTTAATCCATTGACAATATCTGTATTACCATCTACCCAACAAGGGATTGTCATTGGTATTGAACAAGGATCTGATGGATCAGATGTTGCTGAAACAACTCCTTCTCTAGCTGATAAACATTCACCATCTCTAATTACTATTACAACTATATCATTACTAGCAATTGGTGGAGTTAAAGTAAATGTATGTGTTCCATTTGTATTAAAGGTTACCTCATCTTCTATTATACCATTTATAATAAGTGACATACAATGATCACCAGGAGAAACTCCAGAAAATACCAAACCAATATCAGAATTACAAGTTCCAATAGATCCATAATCAACACCTCCTGGACCAAAAGGTACACTACTTGCTACAGGACAAGGTCCTGCTGTTATTCCTTCTACTATAACACTTGACTGTTGATTATTAATAATTAAGTTATTCTCACTTGGAGTAGTGGTAGTGGTTGTTGTAGGGGTTGCTGTAGTTGTACTAGTAGTAGTTGAACTTGTAGATGTACTGGTGCTGGTTGATGTTGATGTGCTTGTTGTTGATGTGCTTGTTGAACTACTACTAGTTGTAGTGGTAGTTGGAACAGCTGTAGTGCTAGTACTTGTAGTGGTAGATGTGCTACTTGTAGATGTACTACTAGTTGTTGTTGTAGTAGGAAGTACATTAACTTGTACATTAACAAAGTTTGTACATACACCTACAGACTGCACTCTTATTGTAGTGGTTCCATTAGGCACGTTTGTAGCTGTATATCCAGCAATTAAAGCTGAAGCTGATATATTTGTTGCAAATGGAGTAACATACCCATCTGTGTTTGAATAAAGATTGAAAGGACCTGCGTCACCTCCAGGTGGTAAAGTCAATGTTATCAATATTGTCATGTTTTTATTTATTATAAGATTAAAGAATAGTAACAGGAGTAGTTGTTGTTGTTGTTGTTGGACCAACTATAGTAGTTGTGCTTGTAGTAGTTGAACTAGAACTAGAACTAGTGGTCGTGGTAGTTGGAGTAGATGTAGTTGTAGTAGTGGTTGTTCCACAAACTCCTACAGTATTTATAGGTAAACTACTAGATAATACAGCAAATCCACACAATGTATATGTACAAGGTGGAGATAAACATGTATCATTAGCTGTTTGAACAACACCATTACAATCTATATATTGAGCTGAAAATGTAGTGGTGTAAGGATCACTTTCAAATTCATAACATGTATTAGCAACAGTTGTACTAGTAGTTGTTGTACTACTTGTGCTACTTGTGCTAGTACTTGTTGTACTAATAGCATACAATTGTATGTCGATATGATTGTTACAATCCCCTACAGATTGTACTCTTACAATAGTTGTGAAATCAGGAACTAATGCAGAAGCGTATCCTGCTAAAAGAGCTGCTCTACTCACTCCTGATTCAAAAGCTGATGTATATCCATCAAGATTTGAATAAAGATTAAATGGTCCAGAGTCTGTTCCTGCTACTGTTAATGTTATTAATACTGTCATATTATTTGGTTTGTTATATTATTATTTTATTTATAAATAGTTTACTTATTGTATTCAGTTTAATTTATGGTGGTGGAATACAAACAGTAACAGGTTGTGTAATAAATCCATCAGTATCAATTTGAGCACTAACTTCAATTCCTGCATTTATATCTAGTAAATGCCAAAATTTATCATTTCCATCAAATGGGTCCCTTGCAGAGTTAGTGTACACTCTATACCAATTTCCCTCTATTCCATTGTTGTCAATATAACAATAAGTTAGTAACTCTTCAAGACAAGCATCTCCTGAATCAAGACTAGTATTTGACCTTAGTCCTATAATTAATCCAGTGTCATCTGCTAATACTCTAATAGAAGAACCTTGACTTTTAAACCCATTAAAATAATTTTCCTTATTTAAAGAAGCTTGTAAATAAAAAAGTGAAAAATTCTCAGTAACACCACTCTCAACACCCAAATCAGTCCACCACTTACCTTCAAAATGTTCAAATCCAAAACTACCAGTACCATGAGATCTCCAACCTCCTGCAAGTGCTGACCATCCACTACTATTAGTAGCTCCAACATTTGGTGAATACCAATATCCATCACCTGAAATAGGAGTAGGGGATGCATTTGTAGTTTTCATTTTACCACCTGCAACAGTATAACCACCTAAAAAAGTACTTAAAGTATCAACATCACCATTCATAGATGGTACACGATACCCTACTGGAGCAAGCTGTTTTCTCAATGCAGGATTTGTTTTTGAGGCTTCATTCCATATACCAACCATTGCATACCAGTTATATAATTTACCATAAACGCATCCAAGTGCAGGATCGTTATTAAAATAGCACCAAGCACCTGTGGTTAAAGCTGCCCATTCAGCATCATCTTGTACTTCAGGAATTGGAGTTCCATCACTATATGTAGAAACATTTAAGTTACAAGACGACCAAGTTTGAATTCCAATTGTTACGTTCTGAGCAACACAACACGTTGTTGTTGTTGTTGTAGTACTACTACTAGTAGATGTACTAGTGCTAGTAGTGCTTGTGCTTGTTGAAGAACTACTTGTTGTTGTTGTAGTAATTAAATTTATATTTAAATCAATAAAGTTTGTACATAATCCAGTAGACACCACTCTAATTATTGTAGCATTATTAGGTACAGTTGAACTGTATCCAGCTTGCAATGCAGCAGCAGACACATTCGTTGCAAATGGAACTGTGTACCCATCTGAATCTGAATAAAGATTAAATGGCCCTACATCACCTCCAGGAGGAATAACTAATGTTGTTACTATTATCATATTTTTTATTTATTTATTTTTATTATTAAATTGCAACATAAAACTTTACATCCACTAAATAAGGTTAATTATGTTTGGAGACAACTTAAGTTGTTCGTACACGTATTAAATTGAGTAAACCAAGTATATGGGTCACAAGTTACAATAAGTGGTGGGCTTACAGCATAACTTACACAGTTAGGTGCATTAGGGTAATATGAACAGATATATGCTGTGGTTTCAAAAGTTCCTACTGTCCTAGGAAGATTAGTTATTTGTGTATCTACTTCATTGCCTGATGAATTAGTATATCGAGCGTATAACGTTGAAGGTGGTTCTTCGTCGTTTTGCCAAGTCAATGACCAACACTGTCCTAACTCACCAGGTGTAGGGGTGGTGGTTGTTGTAGTAGTACTACTACTTGTTGAAGTTGATGTACTAGTCGAAGTGCTAGTACTTGTTGAAGTAGATGTACTTGTACTAGTAGTACTTGTAGACGTGCTTGTACTTGTACTAGTAGAAGTAGAAGTAGAACTACTAGTTGTAGTAGTTGTAGGATCTGGAACTTGATTAACATTTCCTGTAAAATTACATGTAGGTAATTCAGTAGCACTTGCAGTGAAATCACATACAGGTAATTCAGTGGCAGTTATTGTAAAATCACAAATAGGACAACATATAAAGATTTGATCATTTATATCCTCTATCTCTTCTGTAATCATCATTAAGTCCTCAGTGATATTTGTTATCTCTTCTTTAAGGATGTTTACACTGTTTATGGCAGAACATATAACATTATCAAACTTAGTAAGGATTGTATTAAGATTATCACATGCTTTTACATCTGTACAAGGAAGTGGAGTGCTATCATATGAGACAGCACTCGTTCCTATTATTGTTGTATTATTTATTTGAGGACAATCAGCCATATTATATTGCTATTATATAATTTAAATTTAAAAGTTTAACAAGAGCTAGTTGAGTTAATCTGTCCAGAATTAGGCACTCTGATTACATTATTTGCTGATATATTTTTATAATATAAATTTCCTCCAACAAATATAGTTGTTAATCCTGCATCAGTGTATACAAAACTTCCAAAAGCAAACGTAGAACTAGTTGAGTATAACGTTATCACTGCAACAGTTTCAAGACAAGCTAAAGCATTATTTGCAGTTCCTATAGAAAATTCTGCTGAATAAATTACAGTGGTAGTTGTTGTTGTAGTTGGAGGTATTGTAGTTGTGCTAGTTGTAGTACTGGTCGATGTACTAGTCGAGGTACTTGTACTCGTAGATGTACTTGTACTACTAGAACTAGTGGTAGTAGTTGTAGGTACACATTCACCATTTGTTGTACAAGCAGAGTATAACACGTCATATGTACTTGTTGTAGCTGGGTAGAAAACAGGGATATCGTTTACATAATAAAGTATATCAGCTGTACCTATTTCTGAAGTTTCAATACATATACCTATTGTTCCTGCAGAGGTAACATTCTGACCAAAATCACCACCTCCACATACTGCACCTTTTCCAACACTTATACTAACTATATTATTTCCATGGATAACATTTCCTGTAGCAGCATCTATATCTTCTTGAGTTATGTTAAAATTTAAACATGTACAAGCTGCAGAAAATTCTGTTGTTGTTGTAGTAGTGGTAGGTCCAGCTGTAGTTGTAGTTGTTGTTGTACTCGTACTTGAACTTGTTGTTGTAGAAGTGCTAGTTGATGTAGACGTACTAGTAGATGTGCTAGTGCTAGTTGAACTAGAACTTGTAGTTGTAGTAGTTGGTATTGGAGTGGTTGTGGTAGTTGTAGTGCTAGTTGAACTAGTAGTAGTAGTAGTAGTTGTAGCACCACAACATCCTTCTAATGTAGTATTAATATTGATTATCTCATTATTAATATTGATTATTTGAGTGGTGATGTTTGCCACTTGAATATTCAATGTGTTAATCTGAACAAGTAGATTACATATAATCTCATCAATCTTTTGCAATATTACATTAAGTGTATCACATGGCTCAACTATAATGCAATCCAATACAGGACCATCATAACGTACATTGCTAGATAGAATAACATTAGTTCCACATGGATTTTGTCCACAACCACTATTAGAAATTGTAGAACTACATCCACAAGGACTATTTAAGACTACGTCTGTACAGCAAGGATTAACTGGTAAAAAAGGATATGCCATCTTATTGATTTATTAAGGTCTGTATTGAATATATAAACAACCTAATCCAGGTTGAAAGTTTGCATGTGCTTGTCCTCCTCCTGTAGGACCAATAGTTACACCTATACCTGTAATATTTGGAATTTGTGTTCCAACAGTTCTATTACCATTAGATTCTGTAGCAGCAGTAATAAAGAAAGTTCCTGGATCACCATTATTTGCATTCGATCCTGTAACTGTATGTGTATGTCCAGGGTCTGTAACTGTAGCAGTGTGTGTGTGACTAGGTATTTGTGTAGGTCCTAAGACAACATTATTGCTACCTACTATTGGTCCACCTACATTATATGTAGGATTTCCTAATGATGGATTAGTCTGTGCAGGCATTGTATTTCCTAACATTGCACCATTTGTAGCACCTACTCCTACCACTCCTCTTTTATCTGGTGTACCATTTAATCCATTACATAGATATATTTTATCCCAAATTCCAGTTCCTTTACCTGTTCCATCAAAATTACCAGCAACAGGACCATAGTATTCAACTACAGCATAAGGAACCATTCTATTATTTATAAGATTAGAAGTAGGAGAATTTGTAGCTAAATAATTAGCTATGTAAGCATCTAACTGTGCACCATTACTAGAATAATTAGTAGATAAGTTTAAAGTTAATGCTGTTAAATCAACTTGTACTTGACACAACTTGTTAATTACAGCTTGTACAATAGCATGTGTATCTGAAGAAGCTGTAACACCTGTCAAACATCCAATTGTATAATCAGCATTCAATGTAGCAAGTGTAGCATTAATAGCATTCACTTGTACTTGAAGATCACAAGCAGCTTGTATAAGAGCTTTTGATATATCTACAATTGTTAAGTCTCCACATGTAGGTAGATATTGTTGTACAAGGTTACATACCACTGTAGATCCAAGATCTATTTTTATTCCTGTACCATCTAATGTTGATACAAGGAATGTAATTAAAGCTTGTTCTACAAATGATAATGAATCACCTGTTTGGATTCCTAGGACAGGAACATCTATTCCTGTATATTTTACACATCTGTCAGAGACAATCTCTGTACATCCATTATAGCAATTTGAGCAAGTTGACATATTATTTTATTTTAAAAATTTGATTTATTATTAGTTTTATTATTACCCTGTTGGTTATGGACACCATCTATAAAAAGACCAACCTGTTGTTCCACCTCCACCTGTAACTCTAATTGTTACTGTTGAGTCAGTTAAATAATCATTGGAATCATATTTCCACCATATAACTTGTTGATATGGATCAGTTGGGTAATTAGGGTTAGGGAACACCATCTGACCAAGTCCATTAACAGGTATATTAAGACCTGTATCAGCACTAAATTGGGTTCTACGCTGTGGTATTGTTCCTTTATTTGAACCTATAAATTGGGGTAGCTGATTAGAGGCAGTAGTTGTTGCTGGAACTGGGTTTGGGTTTGTTCCCCATACATTATCAAAAGGACCATAATTATTGTTTGCATTCATAGACGATGTTGCCATCTTATTAGTTCCACCATCTTCAGGTAATCCATGATATATCTCTAATTTATCAGATTGGCCACCAACAAAAAACAACATTGTAATGACACCACCATTTGGGTCTAATTCAATGTAAGTATCCTTAACTTCATTATCTCCAGCGTTCGTTACACCTGAACAGGCAAGGGTTGGTATTGTTGTTGTAGTAGTTGTTGTGCTACTACTAGTACTAGTTGACGTGCTAGTACTGGTGCTAGAACTAGTTGTAGTGGTTGTTGGTGCAGCTGTGGTTGTAGATGTAGTTGTACTTGTTGAAGTACTTGTTGATGTAGACGTACTGGTACTTGTAGAAGTGCTAGTAGAACTAGAACTTGTTGTTGTTGTAAAATTACATAATCCATCAAGATCTTCTTGTGTAAGTACTTCTACTAAACCATTAGTAACATATAAAGGTGCATCTGAAATATAATAACCATCTTCAGCAAAAGTATTTGTAACACTATTATATAACATTGAAGTTTCTTCATCATAATAATAAGTTGTAATATCAAATACAAGTGAGCCTAAATTAACATTACTAGTTTCTAGATTATAGAAAAAAAGACAGGTATCTTCTAAAATATTAAATACAACAATATCTTCTACTGGTGATATTGTTTGATACTCAAGTAAAACTGGTATTGGAACAGCTCCTGGAGGAATAAATGTTGTTGTAGTAGTTGTTGTACTGCTACTGCTAGTAGATGTTGTTGTTGTTGAACTAGTACTAGTGCTTGTACTGGTGCTACTAGAACTAGTAGTGGTAGTGGTTGGTACTAAAGTGGTACTAGTACTGGTTGTAGTACTGGTTGAACTAGTAGTAGTAGTAGTTGTAATAGGTGCAAGTGTACTAGTACTAGTACTGGTAGGATTTGGTACAATAGTTACATCACAACGTTCCTCTATACAAGGTTCTGGTGTATTACATCTACTTACACATCCCACTGTAAGACGTATCACTCTACTAGCTATCATAGCTACAGAATAATCCTGTACATAACTAGGATTAATACGTTTGTACATTAATATTCTTCTATATCCTATAAATTGAGTTATGTCATCTGCAGGTACAGGTTTATTCAACATATATGAAATATTGTTGTACAAGTTGTTACCAAGTTCTGCTAACTTGCAATCTATTTTTTTAAGTAAAGATGAAATGTCCGGGCATTCAGGACAGTTGGTTAGTCTTGGTGATAACATAATAACAATTTTATTTATTTGCTTTTGCAGCACACGCTGCACACATTCCATTTTTCAGCTGACATCCACAGCCTACATTAGCTCCACATCCTGAACATTGTGCCATAATTAATAAAAGTTTATTAAGTAGTTGTTACCAGAACAACCACAGTTGGTTCTTAAAAAGTTGTTTAACAAATTATCTGCCTGAGCATATAATGTATTTGATTCAAATTCTGCACAGTTATTAGCTGCTGCAATCGCTCCTTGAATAAAGAAGTTAATTGTATTTAGTTGTACACTAGATTGTGTTTTAAGGGCTCTATCACACTCCATCATATTTAATTGAAGAAACGCACTGTCAAACTTCTCTTGAAGCTTGTCAACACGTATTATTGTCTTCTCTACATTATATAAATATGAAGGAGCTACAGAATATCTCAATCTGTATATTCCATCTGGAAGTGGTTGATTACAACCTGGTTCTGTGATTCCTAAATTAGACGATGTAAATACATTGATTTCATCAGGAACAAATGGTAGTATCTTGGTTCCAAATCCTGGAATATCAATCTCAATAGTAGGTGCTGACACCACTGGAGGATTAGTAGGATATACAGAAACATCTGCAACACCAAGTGTAAGTACACTATAAGTAGGGATTACTAATATATCTAATTGTAAGTTTGCCATGTTTTTATAATAATTATGCCAGAGGAATATGAGTGATATCCTCTTTCCCCTGGCATAGGTTATTTTTTAAATTTTTTACTCTTCTTTATCCTTAAGGAATATTTGTAGAAGTAGTTGTAGTTGTTGATGCAGGAGCACTAGATGTAGTAGTTGTAGTTGTGATACAAGGAATACCTTGATCTACTACAGCACCTAAAGCACCTACTAAGATTGCTTCAAACGCAGAAGTTAAATTACCACCTCCTTGTGGGATAGCAATAATAACTGTAGAGTCTTGTTGAATATAATCACCCCATTGGTACTCAGATCTGTTATACTCATTGAATCTGATGTAGAATGTGTTATAAGTTTCACCAGCAGAAACATAAGATTCGAAGTTTTCGTTATAACCATTTATTCTGTATAAATGTTTCAAGTAACCTGCTTGGTAGCTGTAGAAGTTTTTCTCTAATTGGATAATTTCTGCAGATGTACCAGTGGCATAAGAAGCACGTTGAGTAATAACAGGATTAGCAACTAAGTTACAATTATCAGCAACAATAAAGTCAGCAGTTGTAGCTGGACCAGCATATACAAATGTTCTGAAATACATTCTGTCATATTCAAATGGGAACGCTGCAATATCACAAGGTTGTCCATATTGAGTTAATGGTTTTCCTGTAATACGTAAGATTGTACCACCTACATTTTCAAATGTAAAGAATGTGTTGAAACTAATGTTATCAGGGTTGATACCAGGAGCTTGTTGAGTTAATTTAGCAATCAATAAGTTGATGATAGTGTTATCACTTACATCATCACATGGATTTTCGTCACAACCACAGCATGGAGCTTGGATTGTTACTGAACGAGTGAAACCATTGAAATACAATGTATCAATGTAAGAAGAGTGAGCACGCAAAGTTAATGTGATAACTTCTCCACATTGTACAGTGAAATTAGTTACATCAGTAATTTGATTAGCAGCTGTAGGACATCCTGATACTTTGTACCATTCTGTTACATTAGAGTTCTTTGTTGAAATTGTTTGAGCATTACCTGTTAATGCAGTTGTTTGAACTCCAATCTTGTCAGATCTTTTAGATCCTTGAAGATAAGTGTTGTCTCTACCTTGTGCAACGTAGAAATAAGGAGCAGCTTTAATAGTTGTAGCATCTACTGTAGCATACAAGTTGTTAAAGATTCCCACAGTACCTGCAGTTAGGTCTTGTGTTGAGCCAGAGCTAGGGACAGCCTGCTGCCCTACTGGAACCACGAATAACGTGGTTAATGAAAAATCAGCCATTTTATTTATTTATTAAGTTAAAAATTTACTCGTTTGTTTGTATTCTGAACTGAGCACTTTGTACTGCTGCAGCATTCTCAGTATACATTGCTAGATTTTGTACTGTTAAGTCTAACAATTCATCCTCTAAATATAATTCAAGTTCACAATCTTGATCAAATGATGGAGTCCCATCTAACATTATATATCCTGCTTTGTTTATGTATACAGGATATCTCATGTACATTATTTGTAGATTCTTAGGTGTGAACGTACCATCTGTGAATACAGAAATTTTATCAGATGCTAGAAAGTTAAATGTCTCTTGATATTCAAAGCTTGGTTTATAATGATCGTTGTTTAATATAAACTGAAGATCACCATGTTTTGCAAGATCTCTATTGATCCAAATTCTTCTGTCTTTACATCTTCCCTTATCAGCTAAAACATATGAATCTACATAGAACATATATTTTGGGTCAAGATCATGAACATCAGCACGCCATTGATTTAAATTAGGATCTTCTAATGTAAGTGGTAATGGTTGATGATTATAATCTAATATAAGACTCTGTAAATCTTCATAACGTTTCTTAAAAGAATCTTGACCTAATTGACTAGTAGTACTAATACCATCGACTTTTTGTTTTATCAATTTAATCTGAGCTTCATTAAGGGCTAAGATTTTGTCTTCTAATTGAATCTGTTGATGTGAATTAGTCGATAGTTTATTTAGTTTTTGATCAATCTTGTATAATAAACTATCTACTGGTATCATATGCTTTTATATTTTTAAACTAGCCACACTTATATAGCAGCTAGTTTTTTAGTTTTTAATTTTCCTTCTAATACTAATAACTCGTCTTGGTTATCATCATCAGCTAAGAATTTTACTAAATCCTCTTCGTCTTTAGCTATTTCAAACTCACCTTCATAAACCTTACCATTTGGTTTGATTCTATAAATAGAATGTGTTATAGCTTGTTTTACTAAATCTTTAATATGGAGTAAATTTTCTTTCATGTCAGCAAATCTATTAAAAACTTCAACTGGATTCAATCCTGAATACTTACCATTCTTGAATTCTGTTTGTTTTAATACATTATCTACTAAGTTGTACACCACTTCTTCTTTTGAATCTTCTGATACTGGAAGTCCTAAAAGTCTTGCAACTTTACGTTTCTTCTCAGGAGTCATTGAATCAAACTTAACAATTGCTTTGTTTATCAATTGTTTTTTCTTGAAGATCACTGCATTCTCTATTTCATCATCTACAACATAGAACTGTGTCTCTGCTGGATATTCACCTCTTTCCCAAGCTTGATGACTTGATGCAATAGTAGGATGTACTCTTAACCATGAAAAGGCTATTTCTTGGAAAGCATTTGATAAATCAAAATAGTTATCACCATCCATCAATTTAACTGCTTGTACGTGAGTTTGATCGTCTGGAGATAATGATAATCCATAGTTCCAGAATTTAGAACGTGGTCCAAGATCAATATCACCAATCTCGTCTTCAAGTCTTTTTCTAAGAGCAGTAACTCTTTCAATTTCAAGTTCTTTTTCAGTTGGATCTTGAATTCGTTTGATGTAAGCAGCATCTGGATCTAGTCCTGTTCTGTATTTACCATCTAATTCCTTATAAGGATATTTGAATACACCTGTTCCAGGGATTCTTGTCATTCCTTTTTGTGCTAACCCACTATCCATAGTTTGTAATTGAGAACTATTATATTCTCTCTTGATAGTAGAAATTTTGCCTGTTTTACCCATAATGTAGTTAATTTAATAATTTGGTTTTATTTAGTAGAGTGGTCCCATCGAAGGAACCTGATCATGGATACTATCCATATCAAACACTCTGAGTTGAGAATCATCCCCTCGTAGGAGGGAGAGGAGGTGAGGGGATTCTTCTCGAATTTTATTATTAGAATTGTGGGATTTCCTCGATCAACACAGTTCTAGAAAGATCTTCAATAAATACGTCACATCTGTCTTTCATCCAGATTTCGTATCCTGGGAATTTGTTAGCTGAACTCATACCTTGAGACTTAGCAAAACCTAAGTGGTGACGAGTACCATCAATATAACCCCATGTCATAGAAGGAGCACCTTTCATACGTACTTCTCTAATGTTGTTTACCATTGAACCATCA